CAGTAGTCTGTGCTGTCTCTGCAGTAGTCTGTGCTGTCTCTGCAGTAGTCTGTGCAACCTCTACATCCGACTTAATGGCTAAGTTATCTGGCAAATACTTCTCATCAATCTTTACCACTTCTACAGAAGATTTACTAATAGAAAATGTGTGAGAGGCAGAATTATCTGCTGTTCCAATCATAATTCCTCTGCCATTATTTACAATCATAATAAATGGCTCACCAGTATCAGAACCAACACCCGCCAAAGATATGTTTCCAATTATAGCCTTGCCAGAAAAATCTACACAAGCGGATTCATAAACAGCACCATCCCAAGATACTTTGTAAGTCTCTCCAACTGTTGCAGAAAATGCCGATTCAAGTACCCCCATATATATGTCGCCATCATCTTCAAACGATACGGTGCTTTCTTCCACAAGCACAGTTTCAACAGGGGCACCAGTATAGAACGGTCTATTCTTCACATAGTCAGCCGCCGTGCTGTCGTTCTGGTTCCAGTCTGGCTGGACTTGTCCTCCGCCTCCACCATGCTGATTAGTATACGATTTTGCAAGGGCCAGAGTAGTAACATCAAGACTCATCTCTTATCACCTCACATCTCATACCATTTTCCATCATTTCCCATAATAAAGATTTGCTTTGTGGAAATGACATAAACTTTATCTCCAAAGGTAATCTTCTCATTTTGAGCTAGTGCAGTCTTATCAGCATCCGTCATACAATACCATAATCGATCTTGCACATTTGCTCGCGCCCATGATTGGGCAAGGATATAACTATCCATCTTCTTTCCTCCTATTTAATAATAAGTAAGAGAAGTGCCTTCTCTGTATTTAAGTAGAAATGGAACTTATGGAATATAGAAAGTTCAATTTATAAATGAGAGAAAAATCAAATTTTTCTCTCACAAATTATTTATAATCTCTTATGCACTTATAAATATTACTATCCCATTAAAAAGGCTTATGTTCGCCTGTCAAGTAATTGTATAGTATTCTCTCCTAAGTTCATTCCTCAAATTATAAGTAGAAACTATTCAATCTCTTTTCAAGTTTTTAGAAAAGAAAACTTTCTTTTCCACTTTTTAGTGAAAACTTGAAAAAGTCGAATTTTCTGCTATAATAAAATATATAAAGAATTTATAAAGAGCGAGGAATTATTTATGACCAAAGAAAATTTTGCAAAGCTTATCAATGCTGTAAAAAACCACAGCGACTATATTTGTAATTTATACAAAGATTATGGTATTGATTTCGTAAATAGTCCTGTTATGGAAATTGAGAGCGAGGTTACAAAATATCTAAAAGCCCAATTCAATGATGAGTGCGATTGGATTAGTTATTGGATGTGGGAATTAAACTTTGGAGAAAACTGGAAGCCGGGCACTGTAACAGAAAATGGGAATGATATTCCTCTAAAAACAATAGACGACCTCTGGAATCTTCTAACAAAGTAAAAATAGACCCTACACTTCTAAGGTGTAGGGTCTTTTCTTATGGCTTTGAAAAATAATGGTCACCAACTTTTGCAACCGGAGTCCCAAAATCATGATAGTAGCCAGTCCTAAACCAACAAATATCAGGAATCCTGCCTCCATTTAATACATAATAAATAACTTCATACTGCATCGCAGTTGGCTCCGCATCATCAACATATGGTGCGGGCTCGAAAGCATTTATATTATGTGCGCTACTCCAAATTGATGTATTATTTTTTTCACAATAATTTAGAATAGCAGAACAAGTATATACCTGCCCCTCCCAAGATTGATTGCCTGCTTCACACCATAAGAGTTTCGCTAAAATTTCTTCTTCCTCAAAATAAACTATTTTAGTTTGAAGCTCTTCTTCTAAGGCGCGATTGCGTTCCTCAAGCTCTTGGATTTGTTGCTCTTTACTAGTATTCTCTGCTGACAAGTTAGAATTTTCTCTTTCAATAGCATTAATTTTTGTAATAAAAAAATTAGCCTGGGCAATAAAACCCAGGCAGATAAGTGAGATAATTGCCAACAGGAGAGCTAAGTTTCTGCGTGTCATAAGACTTATCCTCCTTTAGTTTTATCTTTTACTTCAGTTTCTCAATCCACTTTTTTGCAGACCAGTCTTTGGTCATATCTTCCCAAGTTTTATCACTAAAACAGAATTGGCGAATTACTGGATTAGAGATTTTATTTACAGTAGAGGCGAACTCCTTTCGGGAGGTAAAATGGAACTGGGACTGGAGAAGAGAACGAAGGAGTTCAGCCTCTGCTTGTAAAGTAGACTTTTTCTTCTGAAGTTCCTGCAATTTGGGAAGATACTCACTTGCATAGCAAGAAAACTCTTCAATTTCTCCTCTTAGGACTACTTCCATTAAACGCTCTTCTGTAATTATATTATTGTTGCGCGCGTAGTGGGCAAGGATGTATTGAGGAGATTTGACTTTGATACGATTGAAGTTCTTATCACATACGACATAGCCCTCTTTATCCCAAGGAAGTTCTTGTGCCATTCTAATCAAATCGGAGAGATTAGAACAATTATAGATACGAGGATACGATAACATAGGAAAATTTTTGGGACAATAGTCTTCTTGATAAGACTCCATATTTCTCTCACCTAAATAATAAATAGCAATATTATTATAAGGAATTACAACTCGAGTATAAGGGCTAACTAGTTCAAACATATAGGTCTTAAAAGTCATAAGACGATTGCTACGACAAAAATCCTCTAAACTTTTATATCCCAAATTCCGAAGTCCTGCTTCAAAAATATTCCCAAAAGTTGGATAATTGATATCACCAGTCGGCGCCGTATACGCATCAATACCAGAATTGGTAATTAGATACCACTCACCCTCCCAGTAGAAAATACGCATCAACGACCCATCTACTTTTTCCATAACTCGCGCAGTATTCCAATCAATTGCAGAAGCATTAGTCTCCCCATAGTTGAAAAACTTATCAAATGCTCTGGATACACACTCCCAAGTACCTTCAACAAAGACGGCACCTCGCGCTTCACGAACAATCGGATTAGAAAAATCAGACCGAATTTGGTTATACTTGAAACTTACAAAGCCTTTCCACTTGTTCCATTTTAGACAATAGGGGTCTCTATCTAAGATTTCCTCCCAATCGTTTCTATGCTCCATTAGAAACTTTTGAAGTTCCATTTTAGCCTCCTTTCTACGCTTGCCAAAATTCACATTCTTGTTCTTTTAGTACCTCAAGATGCTCCTCATTATTTATATCAAAAGGAACCACATTATAAATAATATCGCTCTCAATAGACTCGGTATATAGGTCATCAATATAATTTTCTTCTCTTGAAGACATTTCTCCTACGGTAAAACCCTCATTCTCAGCAATATCTGCCCAAGTTTGAATTCCATGAAGCCCTTCATAACTATCTCTGTCCTCTACCGCGCTATCATAACAAAACTTTAGTGCGCTCTGAGTGTCTCTTGCTTCAATAGCAATATTATAAACAGAATTGACCGTACTACAGCCATAAGTTCCAAAAAATTTCATCAAATCTCTCCTCTCAAAATTTCGTAGATGTTAAACGGCCTTTGTCATCACATTCTTTCAGAACGCGAAGGGCCTCGAGACATTCAGGAGAAAGTTTATCAAGGATTTTACCTTCCCTATAAAGCTCCATATGAAGAGCAATTAAGTATAACGCTCCATCTCCAATACTTGGCGCTCCATTCTCGATTACTTCATTGAGATTCCAGTACTCAGAAGATGTCATATAGAGGTAAGCACTCCAATTTTCATGTCCATAATAGGTCGCTCGATTTTTTCGATTACCTTTCTTATCATAAAAAGACTTTGTATAAAATTTCCCAACATCATGGAAAGCGGTAGCCTCAACCAAAGCTAATGTTACCTTATCGCTCTTTAGAAGTTCCTTAAGTGTCATATCCATATGTTCTGTTATTCCCTCATAATGATATGGCGCGCAGTCATGAGGAACATCTCTTTCTGGAAAGTAGGTATAAATAGAAGGATAGTCAATTTCATTATTATGATGAATAAGAACTTCATCCCAGCCTTCCTCTAAAATAGGAAGTTGGAATTGAGAAATTTGACGACGAATAACTTTTTCTCCAACGCTTCTGGCGCGGTTCTTATCTCGTTCAATACAAAGTTCAAAAGGCGTTGCCACTACAAAGCAAGACTTCTTACAATCAATATCCTGAATGGATTTCAAAAAAGTTATCCGACGCTTACGATTTAGGTTAGTGGCATCATATATACAATTTTTACCATTTTTCAAAGCCAGACGAAGTCTTTTGTGAAGAATTTCAAAGACTTTTTGATTATGGGTCTGGTCTGTTTCATCTCCGAAGACCTCTGCTCTGATAGCATCAGAAGAAAAAACTTCAAAATCTTCTTTCAAGCTCTCATTTGCAAACCAACTTTTTCCACTTCCACTAATTCCAACAAGAACAAATAAGTAATTCAATTCGTATTCATCCCCTTCTTTACAATTAGTAAATGACTGCATTTCTTTCCATTTGTGCAACCTGCTCGATGAGGATTCGTACATTTTTCACGTACTTGGCACGGACTGAGCTTACAATTGTGAAGAAGGCAATAGCCTTCCTCACTTTTCTTCAACCAAGCCATTCTCTTTTAGAACCTCACGCATCCACTCATTATAGCATCCACGATTCTTGAACCATCTCTTTACAAAACACATTGCAATACCCTTTTCGGCATCGAAGGTTTCTCCAGGCTGACACTTGATGATAGTTTTTGAACCATCTTTCCATATCGCGACTGTTGTACCCTTTTCCTTATTGATAATAAACTTCACATTTACCTTGGGACGAGGAGGAGCAGTAACAATTTCGGCAGTAGTAATCTCACGAATTACCCCACCAAAATTAGGCCGAGTAGGAACAATAGAACAGACCTTTACAGGACTGGCATAGGTTGTAATCCCATCAGCAACAATCTTATAGGTCGCGCCCTCAATAAGGTTCAACTTAGTCTTATAAAGATAATTCTTCTCCGTACCATTAAACTTAACATAAACATAATTCATTTTCTTATTCTCCTTTCTTATTAAAAACCACTATAATCAAAAATAACCGGTGCATCGTTCAAATATCCAAAATTTCCTTTATGAAGGTCATTGATATCATTTTCATAGATAAAATCTAAAAGCTCTCGATTTTCTCCAATAATGGCCTCAACTACTTCATAATCATCCATATCACTTTCAACATAGTCGCTGATTCTATCGGCATAATCTTCATCACTCTCTTCTTCTTCTTGGGGATTGTTACTATATGCGTAATTCCAGCATTCGCTGGTAATTACTGAGTCCTCCTTATCTACTTGTCTTTGAAGATAAATCGGAATTTCATCAATTACTCCATAGAAATAGCAAGGAGCAAAAAAGTTAGTGAGATGAGCTTTATGAGCCAAAGCATAATTTTCTGCTTCAAGGTGGCAATAGTTAGTTTGTGTTTTATAAGGAATCTTTATGACCCAATCATTATCCCCAAACTTCACTACAATTTTTGTGCATCCATTCGATACTTTTAAGTTAGTATTTTTGGAAAGCTCCAGGCACCAAATATTGAAACGTTCCCAATTTTGTTTATAAGTGTCCTTGAAGAAATCAGTAATTCCCCATTCATTTAGAACTTGCGCCACCTCATGAATAGTTTGACGAGAGGGAAAATTCATTTTATTTACTCCTTTCTCACTTTCTATATATATTATATTATAAATATAAAAATTTTTCAAATTATAAAGAGAAAAGACTCGTCCGGAGACGAGCCTTTCTATTATTTCATATATTGAGAAAGTATATCACGAAAGTCTTTCAGAAAATGATAAGAGATTTTTGTATCACGAAGAGCTTCTTCTTTTTGTAATGCCCAAGGAGCGTCACCTCTCGCGCGAGCTTGTCGAATCTCTTCATTTGTATCATACTTTATTTTCTTTGGTGTTTTATATTCGACTTTTACTAATCCTTCAGGAGTCCTTCCAATTTCATCAATGGCGCGCGCCATCAAATCCAAGAAAAAGGAAAGTGGCAAAAACACTCCATTTAAATCCATAATATGAATGGATTTTACTCCGGTCTTTCTAAGGTCTTTTCCTACTGTTTCATAATCATCAAAAAGCATCATTGCTATATCTTGGGCTAAATTTTGACAAACAGTATCATAGAGGTCCATGTTCTCACCAACTGCGCCTTTCATACTATTTATCATTACACCAATAAAAGTTCTAACATTTTTATTGACTTTTTTCATTACTTCGAGATAAGTTTGAGCAGAAATTTCCGCACCTGCAGAAAAACCTGACTCTTTGAAAAATTTAGTAGACATCGTATAGTTTTTGGCATTGGAGTAAATAATAAACCCATCATCTAAAGTTTGTAAATATTTATTGATTTCTTCTGCTTTTTCAATATTGTGCTCTCTATCTGTGTCTTTTATTCTTTCAAGAACATCTACAATAGGCCCGGCGTCTATTCCATAAAGATACATATTATCTGGTTTTATTCCATATCCTCCGCCACGAATTGTCTCAACTTTTCCATTTATTTTCATTTGAGAGATTACCTGAACACAAAGATTTTCTATAGCTTCTAAGGCAATACCACCTCGTTGTCCTTGTTGAACTTTTAGAGAATCTTTGAATTTTTTAGACCTACCAGCTTTTTTATAGCTTTCAAGACTAATTTTTTCTTTTTCAGCTTTTAGTGCTTTTTTCAAACTATCTCCAAGAGCATCTAATTTATAAATATCCTTGAATTGCTGAGCCAAAGAACCAGGAGTATCAATAGTTCCTATACTTCCTAATAAAGCTTTATACGCATCGGCGTATTGCTGAGCTTCTTGTCCCAACTCTGGTTGCGCGCGGAACATTCTCTCAATACTATCTACGACTAAAAAATTCATATCTTTTTTTAGTTGTTCTTCAAAAATTATATCAAGCGAGCGCCCAGTACGCTCAAACTCACTTGCTACTTTTTCCCATAAAGTATCTGAATAAGCATTCCAAGCCTGGATGAAATAAGAAGGAAAATAGGAAATTGTAGTTTTTTGCTTGTCAGTTTTTAGTAATAGTTGAAGATTACGTTTATAGAGGTCCTTGAAGTTCATTGCTTCATTTAGAACATCAATAAATTCTTTTACTGATTTTCTATCATCAAAATCTGCACTTATTGGTTTACGGAAAACTTTTTGAATAAAAGCGGTTTCTTTTGCTTTTTCCATTGCTCCCATTCGACGTAAGTTTTCTGAAGTCTTTTGAAGTTCTTTTAGCGAGCCTCTTTGAATCCCTAAATTTTTCTTTACTGTATGATATAATTGAGTATAGCCATCTTGCTTCAACCGCTCATAATAAACATACATATCGGCCAAAGATTTACTACGCTCATATTTTTTTTGAAATTGAGTAGGAGTAGTCATACTTCACCACCTAAAAAGTTAGGGAGAGCCGAAGCCCTCCCCCATATATTATAAACAGGAAAACTCCTGATTAATCTAACAAATCAGCCATGCGCGCGACCTCTGAGCGTTCGGTCTGAGGAAGATAAACATAACCAAATAATTTATTCCCAGATAATTTTTCTACCATTCGATTTACACCATTATCTTGAGCGTAAAGTCGTTTATCTACTTGGTGAGTATCAGCATTTATCCATAATTCTGACCCCTCACCAACTCGACCCAATAAAAGCTTCGCAATTTCACTTGTCATATTTTGGCCTTCGGTCATATAGATAATAGAATCTTCAAAAGACCGACCTCTAATGTAATTAAGAGGTATCATTTGAAGTTGACCAGAATCAATCAAATAGTTTAGTCCTTCTTCTCCACCTACTTTATCCAAAAGTGGCCCTAGAGTCCATCCAAGTTTTTGGTCTAAATCCCCAGGAAGAAAACCTACTTCAGGAAGCCCACCAACAGAAACATGGGGGCGAGTAAAGATGATTTTTTTTGTCGCCCCTTTCTCTAAACGAGAAAGAGCTTCATTGAACATCAGGAAATCTTTTCCACTTCCATAAACCCCTCGAAGAATTTTGACTTTTATATCAAAATCTTTTAGGAGGTCCATTGCGCATCTTTGTTCAGGGTTACGAGGTTTGATTGAATTTTCATATCTATTTCCAATTGTTGGGAACGAAACTCTCTCAAGCCATCCATTTTTCTTCTTGTAAAAATCAATAGCTTCATAACTTTCATTCTCAAGAATCAAATATTGATTCTCCTTTAGTCTATCTGCAAATTCGCTGGGATTTTCATAGAACCGCGCGAGGTCGTCATTTTCTGGCAAAGAGAAATAGTAAATTCCAGTATAATTCATTGTGCCTCCTTAGATTAGGTCGTAAATAGAAGTAATAATTCCATCATAGACTTTTTTCTCTACACATTTCTCAGCACTCAAATACCAGTCACTTTTCATTTTTTCTTCTACTTCTTCTTTATCGAAAATAGTACGCTCTATAATGATATCTGAAAGTTGTTCGACTTGACGTTGGTATTCATCAAAAAAAGATTTTAGCTCCTCAAACGACCCTCCAGCGCCTTGGCAACTACCTTTATGGAAGAGAACTGTTGAATTTTTTAGACCATAGCGTTTATGACAAGCCAACAAAATCATAGCAGAAGCACTATATGCCTGGCCCATATTTATCCCAATAACAGGAGTAGCTGAAAGTCGAATTAGGTCATAAAGAACCCCCAGTATATCTAATGAACCTCCAGGAGAGTGGATAAGAAGCTTGATAGGCTTTCTTTCTCCGATAGGAATATCTTTATCTTCTCGATTCCACTTCAAAATATAATGAGCAAGATTTAGAGTATAAGAACTAATTTCATCACTAATCCAAAAAACTCTTTCATCTAAATCATGATAAAAGGCCAAAAGAGTTTCATCCGGCAATGAATAATTCGCACTTTCCGGAATCTGGACTAATGGTAATACCATCTGCTCTTCACATTTCTTCATAAAATATCCTCCATAGGATAGATTTTCCTTTCTATTCAAAAGTAGATTTTTCTATCCTTCTTTCTACTAAGTTAGTCTTTACTTATAAAAAGAGGGTCGGCGCCGTATAGGTTCCGACCCATTAGTCATAAGTTATTCGCCAAAACCAATAATATCAAATAGACTACGAAAAGCACTACCAATGTCATAATCTCCATAATCTTTCCAATAGTTTTTCAGTAACTTATTATAAGTTTCTCTGGCTTCATTGATTTCTTGAAGGCGCGCTTCCTTCTCTGCCTTTAGCTTGGTTAGACGCTCAGCCTCTTCGGCTTCTTTCTTCTTCTGCTCATCGAGCTTTTTCTTATAAGCGCACTCAGCGCTAATTAGCTCTTCCTGGGTATCATAAATCTTCTTTAGAGTTTCAGAATAATACTTCATACTAAAATCCCTTCTTTTATAAAATAAAAACTAAACAACTTGATTATAACTACAAGGCGGACCTTCGCCCTACCTCCATAATTTTCTGATATATTCAACCAATAGGGAGACAAGTCTGACCCATAGAACCGTCGTCCTATAAGTTCTTGCCCCGATACAAAGTATCAATTCCTATACGAGATTGGTTACTCGTACCTTTCACTAACCATTCAGAAGTTTTATAGCAAAAAACTTGATTTCTTTTATAGAAGTCTTTGCTTTTAGCTACTCGGACTTTGACCTCATCTTATAGGTATGTTTCCATACCATCACAGCAAACTATCTTATTGGTCTTTTCCAAGGTTTAGTATAGACGACCAATCTATACCCTTACTTGGATTCGGCTTACGCTTTTGACGCTTAGCTTTCTATTGCGATAGCGATGAGACAATGTTTTTATCAGCAATTACTTCAGCACCATTACCTCTAACAACGGTTGGTTCAGCCTTCCGCAATCAGAAAATCTCACGACTCTCCGAAGCATATCTAAACAAAGGTATCCCTCTGAGTAGAAATGCGTAGTACGCCCGAAAGCGAAGGTAATGTCTCGGCCACATGGTCTTGTGTCTTCACCGAGGTGCCTTATTGTTATAATCAAGCTGTTTAGTTTTCAAAGTACAACTATAGGATTACTTTCGTTTTTATTTAGTATACTCTCTACAAATGACTAAGCCACATATCACTCAAACTAAGCGCCGGTGGTAGTTTATCCTATAAATCCATCCTCTACGAGAGTCCACAGTTTATTTGGACTTGTGGGAGTCCATGGTGGCGGGCCGAGGGGATGCTCCTCGTCCTCAAGGTTTATGAGACCTGCGACTTAACTGTTTGTCCTGCCCGCTATATATCTTTTTCAACTTTATGTATATATTATACCTAAATTTTAGAAAAATTTCAAATTTTCAAGCCTACACGCGCTAGCCTCACGCACTATCCCTTTCTCTCCACAACCCTCGGCTTGATAAATTTGAAAGTAAGACCAGGTCTCTTACGGGAGCATTGTTAGGACTAGTCGAAACACCTAACTGTACGGACTTATGACCACCAATTATCCGCTTTGTATAGCCTCTTGCTATCGTCAACCAACTTTGTGCTGGATTTATTATAAGCATTATCCTACTTTTTGCTTATGTAAGCCTCGTTCTCTTTACGATTGTGGGTCAATCGTTTTAGTCGCTTTCCATCTTCGGGTAGCTTGTTCAATAATATTCACGCGAGAACCCCAATAGGTGGCTTGGTAGCCCATAGGGTAATCGAAACCCTGCTTCTGGAATGAAAATCCAGCGTCTTAGCCACTTGACTAATGGGCCAAATATCTACTCACTCCTCATATTAGCCTAACCAAAACTTACTTTACACCCAACACTCTTGAGTTGGTCGTTGTAGCCACTGAGTAGAAAATCCACACCTCGGTTTTGATTAGTGTAAATGTCCAGTTAGTTGGTCCTTGTCCCTTACCATGTCATTTACTGCGAGTGCCCTCCCGCATTTGTCAGCAATTATAACACTGAGCAGTCCAAGGCGACCTATTATACGATAGCTCCATTTTCGTCTAATTTTTTGACACCGCGCCCTCAAAGAAATTAGAAAAGAGTCTTTCAAGCCACCAGTGAATAGATAGTCAATCTATTCTAACGACCAGGTGACCATGCCGAGAAAGCCTCAAATTCACACAGGATACTTTCCACTGTCTGTGAGTTAGCACCACTAACTAGGGGGAAGTTTTTCGATGACTCCCAACGCCGGTTCTTCTTGTCGCCACCAGAAAGGACCCTATTTTCTTCGTAAATAGGAAGCGGAAAGTTTATTCGAACTTTCTAAATAGTCTCTTTTGACTAAGGGCGAGACAACCCTTTGGAGCGGATGACGAATTACGATATCGCACCATCAGTTTGGAAAACTGATATACTTCCTTTATACTACATCCGCATATGGTAGCGCCGGTGGAATTCGAATCCACACTGTACGAATTTTGAGTTCGTCGTCTCCTGCCTATTGGACTACAGCGCCAAATGCGAGCAGTTCTTATCGCAAAACTTTCTCATAAAACGAGATACAATTCACTTCTACGGGAGTCAATTGTCTAAAGACACTCGCTCTTTCATCTTACCAGAGTAGATAGGGCCATAATAAGAAGACACCAGCTTTGCTCACCCAAACATCGAGGAGTCGAACATCGAGGAGTCGAACCTCTCAATCGCTGGACTCGAACCAACTTATAAAATGCTGACTTAGGACCGTCCTGCTTCTTATCTTTTATGCCCATTCTGAATTAGTAATTTTCTTTACTATCTACCAGCTCACATTTTATAGAATTTATTTTAGGATAGGAGCGACCTATCACCTGGCCTTGTTCATTGGGAGCCATACCCAAGGGAACATCACCCTGAAAATTTGGAGATACATCAGCGCTAATATATCCCGCTACTAACTCATCCCTCTGCGTTTTCACGGACTTGGGACCGTTTATCAATAAAAATTGATAAGTCGCATTACGAGCTTGGTGGGAGAGGAATCTTCAAAAGAAAGGAATAAAGTTTGAAGTTCCTCTCCCGACTTTCTATATATATTATACTAAATATTTTGGGAATTTTCAAATTTTTGTTTGTGCTTTTCTTTACGAGTATAGGCTTTCTTAGATTTCTGAGGTGAGCATTTCTTACGAATCGCAAGCCATCCTTCAAGTTGGGAAGGAGTCATCTTTTTAGGTGAATTAGTGTTGGAATTCATTTCTTACTCCTTTCTCAACTTTATGTATATATTATATATTATTTTTAGAAAACTTTCAAGTTTTCTTTTGTTGTTGGATGGTAGGCCTGGACGGTTATGCTCCGTCGTAGTACGCTTAAAAGGCGTATATTCTGCTATTGAATTACAGGCCCAGATGGCAGGGACGGTGGGAATCGAATCCACCCGAGCGATTTTGGAGACCGCCGTAGTTACCAATTTGCTACTGACCCATATAAAATTAGAGAATTAGTCAAAACAGTATCGCCACGGGAAGGCTTCTCTATGATACCGCGCCGGCGGAACGATTCGAACGCTCGCGAGCTTTTACACTCCTCTTTGTTTTCAAGACAAACCTCTTCGACCCCTTGAGTACGCCGGCATTTATAAAATAGGCTGTTCCTCAAACTCCATTTAACTACTGCTTCAAAAGGGATCTTTAGTCCGAACATCAAATCGGGCTTTGACCAATCTTCTGACTGTGACTACCGCGGGTCACTTCGTAGCACCTATTTTTTTATATATTTATTTATTTCTGTTTTCGTAGCTGGCGCCGAACCTTACGAATAAGATTGGCATTTTCAACTGGATTAGTCATAAGACGAGCAAGACGATTTTCATAATGAAGCTTATCTCTCTGAATCATTTTATTCTCCTCTCAACTTTCTATATATATTATAACATATTTTTTATAAAAATCAAATATAATGCGGAGTCACAAATTAATTATTTGCGTGTCTCATAGTATGACAACTCTTACAAAGCATTACACCATTAGACAGCTCAGTAATACCACCATTGTACCAAGGAACAATGTGATGAGCGTGCATATCAGCTTTCAAATAGTGCTGGTTGCAATCAGGACAAATACCCTTCTGACGATTATACAGAGTAGAACGCTGGGCCTCATTAAACTGTCGGTGCTTCAGCAGCTTTTCATCACGAGTGATACAATATTCGACGATCTTCGCAACAGAGACATCCAATTCTTTAGAAGCCTTAAAATCCAGTAATTCATTAAACTTGGCACAAATCTCATCAGGGTCCAGGTCATCATCATGATGATTATTATATAGAGTACCCCAACTCACAGAAGCCATACCCTTATCATAGACACCAGGGAAAATTTCATTAATCCAATTAATAACATCATTAAAGTAATTCCACAGTTCAGAAGCATCGGGATCGTTAATGTGGTCTTCCATGTACTGACAAATATCAGCATCATCATTACTGCTGACAAACCAGCCAATAACCTGTGCCAAGATTTCCTGTCGATTAGCATTCTTATTAGTATACTGACCACCAAGACGTTCAGCAGGACACTTAGCCGTAGATGAAGAATTTGCCTTACTGAAATATCTCTTAGCATCAGTTAGCCAGGCACTTACATAGTTAGCATTTCTCAACTCCTGGGGATATAGCTCTTCACCGGCAATATTGATAGTGCGGAACCACTCCATCCGCTCGGACTTAGCACCCCGGCAGATATATACTTCCAATTCATAGTTCATAAAGCGCTCGTACATATCGGGATCAATACGCTGGATAGTATGAATGTAATTTTTCTTACCACCATTGAACCAAGGAGCTTCAAAACTGGAAACTCCATCCACAAAGTTACAAAGACTAATGGTTCTCTGCTGACCATCGAGACAATCATAAGTTCCATCGCCATTATCCACCCAATACATAATATTGAGCGGGAAACCCTTCATTGCGGTATCAATAACCGCATTTTCCTGCTTCTTATCATATACAAAAGCACGCTGAAAAGCCGGCCGCACGCATAGCTTACCGCCATATGCCTTGACGGCATCTTCGATTTGAGTTTCAGATTCATTAATATAACCTTCGCACAATTCGCGAATAGTGATAGACTTTCTTGTAATTTCCATTTTCAATAATCTCCTTTAAGCACTTTATAATAATTAACTTTAGCTTTTATTCGGATGTTTTAAATTCTTTTTACGAGAACTCTCGCATAAGTTTTGCGACCATTAACATATAATGCTCCGCAACCGAAAAATTCGGGGTCAGAAAACGCAGAACAACTCAAAATTTCAAATTGTTCCGGATTATATTTATCAATGAATGTAATAGGTACTCCCATTACTCCACTGTAGTCTTTTGGAATATTAGCAACGCGAGAAACTTCAATTGCCTCATAATTGTCATATTCAGCGTAGTTAGTAGTAGAAAAGGATTTAGTGCATACCAACTCCTCAATACGCTTACTTGTTTGCATATTGGTAAACCAACATACATTACCAAACTCTTTAATAGAGCCATCGGGCTGATAGAATTTTTTAACCATATTATAACCAGTCCAAATTTGGTTGGTTTTAATCAAAGAGAAAATCTCTTTATAAGTAAAAGCATTCTGATTACCGATGATAAGGAACTTCTTTTGATGTGTCATAATTAAAGACACAAATTCTCTGAAAAGAGAGAACGGAGGATTGGTACAAACAATATCACACTCTTGCAGAATTTCTACGCATTCAGGACTACGAAAATCACCATTACCGATAAGCTCTTCTTGAAGAGCATCTGCATCATCAATATATCCATCACCAGAATTATCTCTATCAATCCAAATTTTATATGTTTTACCATTTTCATCATAATGAGTGGCAATCAATTTTTTAATCCCAAAAGCATCAAAATTATTCACAAAGAAAGACCAGAATTCACTCTTTTTTTCTGCAGGATCATCGCAAGGTAGATATACAACTTTATCTTTAAAATATTTACGATATTTCATTACTTCAGCTTCGATATCGTCATACCGAGTATAGAATTCATCATTTTTTGCTTTCTTTGCAGTATGAAGATTACTATTATTGCAACCATTTTTTGAAGTTAAATCCATATTATCCAGCAATTCTATTAAATTAGGTATAGCCTCATACATTACAGGCGAACCACCTAATTTATTCAAATAACCATTGCTTACAATTGCATTCAATGTTGCAGCAAAGACTTTCTCCCCACACGCAGAGCTCAAGTCTGCGGCACTAAAAGCTCCAGTCGGAAAATAGGTTTTTACATGACCCAACGCATTTAGACCCTTTTCAGTTAAAGCCATTTTATTTCCTCCAACTATTATTTTATTTAAAAGTAAGATTTCTCTCACTTTTTATATATTATATATAATTTTTCTAACTTTTTCAAATTACATTTTGGTCTGTCGGGTCGGCGATTTCAACTCCCGCATAAACAGGAACGTAATCTTCCGCAATGTTTGCCAGGAAATAACAAACAGAACTTTGGGAATAAAGAGTCTTCAACTCTTCTTTTTCTTCCTCGATTTGAGACTTATAATCCAAAATAGCAGAAATCTTCTCCTCCATTTCCTGTCCCTGGAAATTAGGAATAAGAGCAATCAAACTCTCTAATTTCTGGATATATTTCTTAGTGTCATTGGCTCTACTTTCAAGGCGCGCGCCAATTTCACGAAGTCCTTCTGCCTTATATTCGCAAATTTTTTCATAAGGAGCATGGAATTCATCATAAAGATAAGTAGAACGAGAGTAGTCTTTGATAGGAATAAACTTCCCATCTGACTTCAAAAAAATATTTAGATATTGAGACATTTTGTATCTCCTTTCTTATTTTCTATAAAAAGTATATATTATTTTTATAGAAATTTCAAATTTTTACTGGCACGCCTGGCTCGATTTGAACGAACGAATGTCAGAGTCAAAGTCTGATGCCTTTACCACTTGGCTACAGGCGTATATAAAAAGGGAATAATACTTTTATGTATTATCCAAGTTTTACTTTGTGCTATGTTTTTTCCGGTCATATTCAGACTCGAAAATCAAATCATCAATATCCATTCACATTCCTCCTCTTTATAAAAATAAATGGCGCAGAGCACAGCATTCGAAGCTGATACCTTTCAGTACGCATCGCTTAGCAGGCGAGCCTCAGACCTTCTGAGTTTACTCTGCATATTTAATCTAATGTTCTTCCAGTTGCTAATTCAAAAATTAAATTATCAACACAAGGAATGTGCATTACCTCTCTCTCATATTGAGTACGATGTTCAATATCATTAATATAGATAGGACAATCTTCACATTCTACATTTTCACAAAAACAAACAGCTTTTTCTACTACTTTAGAATTCGTAAATTTTATATATTCTTCCCAACGCATAAAATCCTCCATAAAACGAGCAGTTTATACAGTGATGCTCAGCACTATCTCACCGTCTCTATCGAGCTTTTACTGGAGCTGATGGTGAGACTCGAACTCACAGCCTATTGATTACAAATCAATTGCGCTGCCATTGCGCCACATCAGCATATTTGGTAGGGATATTGAGACTTGAACTCACATCTGGCGATTATAAGTCGCCGGCTCTAACCTGTTGAGCTATATCCCTATAAGGAAGATTTGGACGCATCCTCCTCTCCCAAAAGCTTCCGAAGAAAACTTCCGCCTTTCAGTATTTCTAAGTAAGTTCTCCTCTCAAACTTTACAAATATATAATATTTTATTTTAGAAAAAATTTCAAATTATTATTTTTCTAAAATTCTTGGATTCATGGTAATCTGATAAAGAAGCCATTCATTATAATAAGGCATAGAACGAATATATTTCAAAAATTTTGAAGAAAGACTTTGAAAGAAATCTCTCTGAGCTATATAAGAAAAATTAGTATCGGTCTTGGAAAGATATCTAAAACCACACCACTCATTATTATCATCTTCAAAAGAGACAATCTTATAAAGACTTTCGTCTTCCTCTGACCACTCATTCAATAATAACTCTTTTATCACAAACCAATCTCTTGAGTCAATTTCCTGGTTGAAAAGACAAAACTTCTTATTTTTTAATCCGCTACAAAAAAGACAATAAGAACAATTCTCCAAATCAGTAGAAAAATAAATTTCTTTACCAGTAGAAACATTGAAAATCCCTAAACCATCTTCTACCTCTTCACAAGAATAGACTCCATAACAATTTGTAATTTCATCACTGTTGAAAACATTCTGACTATATCTCACTTTTGAAGAGTCATGAATCTCGACACTATTCAGAATATTGAAAGAAACATTGATGTGGTGACCGTTCTCTACATTTGATGAGGCATAGACTCTCTCACTATTCTTAATATCTTTGCCAAAAGCTATATACTTTGACTTAGACACATTCTCACTATCTTGAACCCTTGAACTGGAATCTATACAAAAACTACTCAAAATTATATGACTATCTGTAATTTCAAAAACCTCTTCAAACTTCTCTACTTCAATCGGTGCCATTCCTACATAAGTGCGCCAGTCGCTAAATAATTCTGAAAACAACACTTTTTCTTCATTTGAAGAGTAGCTCTGAACCCACCCCATAGCATCTATGAGTTCCATTGGCTCTTTTGGAAAATTTGTTCTTTCTATAAGCTTCTTATAACCTCTATAATCATTGACTCCTGATAACTTATCAATAGAAAAAATCATTCATTTTCTCCTTTTTTCACAATTGTACCATCCAGTTTTACTTCCAAATCATAAGGATGGTCATGCTCAAAAATTGCCATTTCAGCCCGCTTATTCAAAAGCTTTACAAACTGCTGAACTTCAGGAGTAAGACGGAAATAAGCTACCGGATACTTACTATTTTTCCCCACCAAGGTCGCGCCAAGTACATCCCTACAAAAACGAAGATACTGTGCATAAGTTAAACCTAAAAGGCGCGCGGGCATCAAATTAAAAGAGCCATAAAATTTACCTTCAAAAGGAAAATATCCATGATTAATATAAATCGCTTGATAAGTTTTCATAACGGGACTTTCTTCAAGATAAAAATACTTTTTCAAATTGACATCTCCTTCCACAGTTCTTTAATTTCTTCATATTCTTCCGGTTTCATATCTATAAAAGGTGTCCAATCCTGTTGACGAAAAATCTCAGGTACAAACTCAGGAAGGTCTCCACTAAACTTCTGCGTCTCTACCTCTTCAGCAGGCACATAGTCCTTTATAATATATTTCTTTACAGTCGAAGCAGAAAATCCTGTCTCTCTCGCTACTCCTGCATAAGTCTTTAACTCCAAATATAAATCATTGAATCTAATAATGTCATCTGGTGAAACTCGCATATATATTTCAACTCCTTTCATTTATATAAAAATTATACCTCAAAAAATCTAAAAAATCAAATTTTTCTTATACCTTTATATAAAACGCGCGCTCGCCTGTAAATAACACAAATTTCTCAAAAGTCAAATTAGCATATAATAAATTTGAATTTTCGGCTATTTTATTATATAATTATAATATAAAAAGTAAAAGGAGAAATATTATGGCAGATTTTCAAATGTATGATTTAGCTGTGAGTAGAACAGCTACAAACCTAATGTCTTATGCAAAACGGCACGACAACAAAATCGAACTCAAAAATTTCGACCCAACTAATCATACTCATATGTATATTTTTGAGGTCGCGCGCCTTGTGAGTAATATCAATAATAGTGAAAAAATTATTTTGGGTATGGGTTTCTGGAAGCATCTATTTTCCCCAAAAGATATTCGGAGCACTAAGCGCGCGAGGTCTTTTTCTGAGGGAATCGACATTGAGAAGTTTTTGGATTTTACCTTTACAGAAATTGAGGCTACCCCAGATGAAATTTGGGAGGAATATTACAAATGATTTATATTTATACTGATGGCGCTTGTAGTGGGAATCCTGGCCCTGGTGGTTCAAGTTTTATTTCGGTGGAGAATGAAGAAAAAATTTATGAATGGAAAATGCCGATTCCCGAAGCTACAAATAATATCTGCGAATTGGTAGCCATTATTGAAGGGTGTATATGGGCAAAGGAATTCTATCCACTTGAAAAAATTACAATTCGAACTGATAGTGCTTACTGTCATAATTGTTATACTCAAAAGTGGTATAAAAATTGGCAAAAGAATGGATGGAAAAATTCTAAAAAAGAACCAGTTGCTAATAAGACATTATGGCTTCAACTTATTCCATTCTTCGAAAATACTAATTTTATTTTTGAAAAAGTAAAAGGACATACAGGGGCAAAAGATTGGAATAGTGAAGTTGATAAGTTAGCCGTAGAAGCCCGAAAACAAATCTAAAATTTGCTTTTTGTTCGGATTTGTGATATAAATAAACTTGTACGCAGGAAAATTTTCTTTTTATATAAAAAGAAACAAAAACGATATAGAGTAAGAAATAGGTGAGAGCCCTATATAGACTATATGTAAGGAGTATAATTATATATAATGATAAAAGGGGTGATTGAATGAGAAATGTCGTTGTTGTCAACGGCTTTCCTTAACCAGGAGCGGGAAAAGATACTTTTTGTGAAATGGTTCAAAAAATAATGGAAGAAAGAGTTGGCCCTTATAGTTGCAGAATTATTTCCACAGTTGATTTCGTAAAAGAAGTTGCTAAGTTTTGTGGTTGGAATAGTCAAAAAACTCCTAAAGATAGAAAATTTTTATCAGACCTAAAAGATATTTTGACCCAATGGAATGATATTCCCTATAAAGATATTATTGATTCTTATAATGGGTGTAAAGAAATTTGGAAGCAGTTTGGATACAATGAAGAAAAATGTCTCTACTTTATAATGTGTCGAGAACCAAAAGAAATTCAAAAATTTGTGGATAGAATTGGCGCGCGAACTTTGATAGTCAGAAGATTTAATGTTGAAGAATTGCCTCAATCTAATCACGCTGATGCTGATATTTTTAATTATAAGTATGATAGCTATATCTATAATAATGGAACCTTAGAGGAACTAGAAGAACTTGCTAATAGATTTACAGATTTGTTTTTGAAAGGAGAAGAATATGAAGGGATTTATTTGTGATATTGATTGGGTCAATTCAGAAAGTATGAAGTACTGGAGTATTCCCGCTTCTTATTCTGAGGAAAAGCGGAAGTCTGAAGTAGTAAATGCTATTTATAGTGGAGATTATTATGGCGCTCTAAAAGTTGATGGCTACTATCAGCGTCTCATAAAGGACGAGGATGGGAATTGCTTTATGGTAGCTCGTAATAAAAATGTAAAAGGTGAGGCCGTAAATAAAATTGAATGGGTTCCTCAACTTCAAGATTTTATGACACAATTACCTAATGGAACCGTCCTTCTGAGTGAGTGTTATCTTCCTGGGCATGAGGGCTCAAAAAATATTACTTCTCTTTTGGGATGCCTCAAAGATAAGTGTATTGCTCGCCAAGAGAGTGGTCAAAAGCTTCATTTCTATATTTTTGATATTTGTGCCTATGATGGAGTAAATTTAGTAGATACAAAAGCAATTGAGCGTTTTCAGCTTTTAGAGAAAATCTCTACTCAATTTACTTCTCCCTATGTGGAGTGGGCTAAGTATTATAATGGGAAGGAGCTATGGAATCATCTTCAAGACTACCTGGCCTCTGGTCGAGAAGGGGTAGTAATTACCCGGAAGGATTGCCCAATTTATTTCAAGCGGACTCCCGCGCATATGACAATCAAAGTAAAGAAAGAACTTCAAGAGACTCTGGATGTAGTAATTATGGGAGCGAATGCGCCTACTCGTCTTTACAATGGAAAAGAGCTTATGAGCTGGAAATACTGGGAAAATTTATCTACTGGTGAGAAAGTCGAGGGCGCGCTCTATAAGAACTACAGTGATGGAGATCCTATCGAGCCAATTACAAAAATGTATTTCTTGGGTGGTGCTGGCTCACTAAAAATTGGAGCCTATAAAGATGGAAAATTAGTCCAAGTTGGAAATCTTAGTGGACTTGAAGAGGAAATTCTGTTGAATTGGAAGTCCTATCTTGGAAAAGTCATTGAAATTACCGCAATGGAAGTTATGGCTGATAGTTATGGTCTAAGACATCCGCGCCCTGTACGCCTAAGAGATGATAAGATGGCAAGTGAATGTGACTGGTATCGAATTTTTGAAAATGTATAAAATTTCATCTTACGAGAAAAAAGTAATTGAAATTCTCAATAAGGAAAAAGTCAGATTTATAAAAGAGAAAACTTTTAGCGACCTTCATCATGGATATTATCGATTTGATTTCTTTCTTCCTGAAGAGAATGTTCTTTTAGAAATCCAGGGACGCCAGCATATGGAATTTACAAAAGTCTTTTACAAAAGTCGCTCTGATTTCCTAAAAGCCCAAGAGCGAGACAGAGAAAAAATAAGCTACTGTCTTTCTCATAAAATTCCTCTTTATTGTATCCCTTGGTGGGATATGGACAAAATTTCCTCACTAAAGGACTTACTAAATGATGCCTATTTGGCGCGAACCCGTTATCACAATGATAATGCTTATCGAGAATATCTAAAAAAATAGATAAAAAGTCCCTCATTTCTACTTATAATTTGAAGTAGAAAGGAGGGATTTCTTTTGACTATCCAAGAAGTTGCGAATAGCCTTGGAGGCATCCTCATTTTAATTTTTCTTTTTTGGCAAGTTTTAGAAAAAGTATGCGGAAACTTTGAATGGTTTCAAAAGATAAAGAAAAAGAAAATCGAAGCTGAAAAGAAAAGGCAGGAAGAGATTGTCCAAAAAACAACCGAAAAAGTTGCCGAACAAATTTTAACTCCTATTATAGCAACATTTGAAGAGAAAAATCGTCTACAAGATGAAAAGTTAGAGATGCTTATCAAATCTTCTAATGATATGCTTAGGAAAGATATTGTAAGAATTTACTACAAATACTTACCTTATAAGAAAATATTACAATATGATAAAGAATTTGTTTGTGCTGTTTATAAAGATTATCACGCCCAAGGGGGCAATTCTTTTATAGATGGAATTATGAAAATAATTCAGACTTGGTTGGTTGTTTCTACAGAAGAGGAATTATATCAATAAAAAAAAGAGGAGAGGGCAGAAGTCCTCTCCTTTTTATTCTTTCTATTTTACTTATCTTCGCCCTTGATACGAGCAATAACCTCGCTAATGGCGCTAGAACCAGACATTAGTACAAAACCAGTTAGGATTTGACCAGCCATACTTACACTATCTACTAGACCACAAGCAAAAATTAGGTCTAGACCGAAAGAAAATACCAAGCCGAAAGAGCCAATACCGGCTACAATCACTGTAATCCACTTGCCATAAGGAAGCGCATCCCATCCACTCTTGAAGCGGTCCACGACGTACCATAGCACGGCAGATAGTGCAATAATCAAAGTTAGCATCTCCATTTCCTTTACCTCCTATAAGTTTCTATTTATAAGTCGAAATCATTTATAGAATCTCCAAAAAATTGACACCTACTAAAATAAATGTTATAATATAAGAAAGAGGTGAAAGGAATTGGAACTAAGTAATATACAGAATACTATATTAGAAGCAACAGAGCCAATTATCTTTGTAAGTAGCGCGAGTGGGTCAGGTAAGACAAAAGTCCTAACAGAGAAGGTTCGTCAGAGTATCAAAAAGGGTAAAAATGTGGTAGCCTTTACCTTTACAAATATGGCTTCTGGAGAAATGAAGAAACGTCTTCAAATTGATAATAATGATAATCTATTTATTGGAACTATCCACTCTTACTGCGCGCACCTTTTACTAAGAAATGGTGTAAAAGAAGCCATAAAGTATATGAACGACGAAAAATTCGATGGACTTTTTCATCTAATGCAAAAGCATCCAGAATGTACGCCAAATATTGATATATGTTTATGTGATGAAGCACAAGATAGTAATGAAATTCAGCTAAAATTTATTTTTGAAATGCTTCACGCGAAAGAATATTTTATTGTCTTTGATTTACGACAGTCAATATATGGCTTCGCAGGCAGTCGCCCAGACCTTTTGAAGCGTTATCAGTATGAACTTGGAGCAAAAGTTTATTCTATGAATGAAAATTACCGTTGTTGTCCTGATGTTCTTCGTTTTGCAAAATCTACTCTTCAAAAATGTAGTATGAGTGATGATAGTATTGCTATGCGCCAGGTCAAAGGGACAGTGGCAATGAAGCCTTATAGTGAACAGGTAATCTTGGATATGATAAATATTAGTAAAAAATATTATAAATGGGCAGTATTAGCACGGACCAATGCTCAGGTTGATACTATCAAAGATTATTTGGTTGATAATGGAATTCCTTGTGATAGCTTCAAGCAGGGAGACCTCAAAAAAGAAGAATTGGATAAAAAAATGGAAGAAAATACTGTAAAAGTTTTGACCGTACATAGCGCGAAAGGTTTAGAATGGGACTACGTAGCTTGCGTTGGATTAAATCTTTGGAGTCCCGAAGAATGTAGAGTATCTTATGTCGGGATTACTCGTGCGCGAGATGGTGTTTTGTGGATGACTCCTCCAAGAGGAAAGCGAGCAAAAATCACAAGCTGGGAGTAAAGATATGATAGTAGTTTTAGTTTTATTGATTTTAGGAGCTATTTTTCTTTTATTAAAACAACAGAGAAAAATTCAAAAGCTAAAAACCAATACTGATAAAGTATATAGAAAAACTTTAGAGGAAAAATATAAAAAATTAGAAGAAGATGCTCAACAAGAGTTCAGAACTAAACAAAAAAGTTATAGTGATGAATTATCCTATCTTAAAAAAGAATTAGAAGACTTTCGTAGTCGGCGCGAGGCCGTAAATGAAGCGATACGGCGAGAACGAGAACTAAGCGAGAAAGAAGACTTCTACAAAATCCAACTCACACAAAACGATATAGAAGATATAAAACTTCTGGATAGTATGAAAGACCGTTTATGTCATAAAGAAGTTCTTCCTAAGGTTATATGGGAGAGTATCGCTCGGCGCCCTACAAATGAGATGATAAAAAGAGTTGTTGGTCAAAAAATTGGAGGGATTTATAAGATTACTTATATTCCAACTGGGGAAGCTTATATAGGCCGAACCGTCAATTTCAAGGATAGATGGCAAGCTCATATTCAGACTGCGCTGGGTATGGAAAAAGTTGCCAGCTCAACACTTCATACACATATGGCGCGGAATGGAATTTGGAATTATAATTTTGAAATTTTAGAAGAGGTCCCAAAAGATAAACAGAGCGAGAGAGAAAAATTCTATATCGACTTGTATGGGACGAAAAAGCAATTGAATATGAGGAAAGGATAATGGGCTTTATTTATAAAATCACAAACAATATAAATAATAAAATATATATAGGAAAAACAAATAGAGATATTAATGTTCGTTTTCAAGAACATATAGATTCTTCAAATAGTATTAATTCTCCTTCATATAACTATTATCTGCACCGAGCTTTTAGAAAATATGGAATAGAAAATTTCTCAATTGATAAAATCGAAGAGGTTTCAGAAGAATTAATAAATGAAAGAGAAAAATATTGGATAAAATATTATGATAGTTATAATAATGGTTATAACCTAACTTTAGGTGGAGAAGGAAATCTTATATATAAAGATGAAGATATTTTAAAACTATGGAGACAAGGTTTGTCTCAAACTGAAATAACCGAACAATTAGGTATAACTCCTGGCAACCTAAGTAAACGACTTGATGCACTTGGTATTTCTAAACAAGACAGAGAAAATAGAGGAAAAGAAAAGCTTATATCTAAAAATAGCGACCCAGTTCTTCAATATACTAAAGAAGGGGTTTTTATACGAGAATGGCGTAGCGCTTCTTTTATTGAAAAAGAAACTGGAATGCTTCGTACCAATATAAAATCTGTTTGTAATGGTAAAATGAAAAGTGCTTATGGATATATATGGAAAAGAAAATTTGAAGAAGGACCACAACGAATAAAAGCCGGAGGGTGAGAGGAAATTTGATTTTCTCTTATTTTTCTTTTATAATATAATAAAAAGATGGAAGGAGAGCTAAATAGATGTACGAATTGCCTACTTTTTACCATTTTGAAAATTTTGATGATGTTCTTGGAATTTCTCTTAGATGTCAACTCTAACGAGTAAGTGATTATCTTCTCTCAAAAGACAATACAATGGCTTCTTTTTATATTAATTCTCAAGACGATGATATTTATGAGGAGGATTGGATGTGATGCAGCTGATAAAAATTCTTATTATTTCAGATGATATTGAAAAATGGCTTTCTTTTTTTAGAGGCTATCATATGGTCACTAAAAATGATATTACTATTCAAGGTAATTGGTTTTATATTCGTCTTAAAAGTAAAATTTCTTACAATATTCGAGGAGAAAAATATGATAAGATAGTTGTAGATAAGTTTATTTCTGACGAACTTCTCCATATAGTTGTTGCTCCAATGGCCATTATTCCTAAAATTATCTATACTAAAGATGAATATAGATTTGGAAAGGAGACGAATGAATGAATCTCTCAAATTTTGAAAAACTCAAAAATCTCTCAATGGAAGAAATGGCAGAATTTCTATCTGACCAAATGGCGCTTGAGGGTACAGTTTATGACCAGTGGATGATAGATACTTTTTGTAATAATTGTCCAGACCTAGAGGATTATGATGGAAGCTCAGTAAGTTTTTGTGAAATAAACCATGATTGCCCCTATGGACTTTATCTTCTTAGTAATAAAGACTTAGTAATGCGCTGGCTCTCTTGGGTGGAGGAAAAAGATGACTAAAACTTTTTGTGATTTTTGTGAAACTTATATTCCTAATCCGAATTTTTTTAATAGTTGGTATCTTCCGGTTTGGGGGGAAGGTACACTGATTCACGGAGATACCGAAATTTTTAGCGAAAAAGGAGTAGTTCCAAGAGCGTTTTGTCTTTGTGATACTTGTGTTCAGGATATAGCAACTATAATTGATAGGTATAAAAAGGGTAGAAAAAGAGAGAGGTTTTAAATCTTTTCTTTCAAAAATTTCAAGTAGAGGAGAATTTGATTTCTCCTCTATTTTGTTGTATAATATTATTATAAATGTAGAAAGGAGTTGGAAGAATTTTGAGTTATGATGCTAACTCTATTGAAACTTTGAGTTTCAGAGATGCCGTTCGCTCTAGGGTCGCAATGTATATGGGTAGCGCAGACAATCAAGGAGTCCTCCAATGTGTGCGTGAAATCATTACAAATAGTATAGACGAAGCTACAATGGGGTTCTGTAATCGTATTGTTGTTGACCTTTATGATGGAAATCGAATAACGGTCCTAGACAATGGAAGGGGATGTCCTTTCGGTCCGCGAGAAGACGGCGTCGACGCCCTTGAAGCAATTTATACTCTTCCGCATAGTGGAGGAAAATTCAATAATAAAATTTATCAAAACGTGGGAGGCCTAAACGGTATTGGGGCGAAGGGAACAGCACTGTCGAGTGATACCTTCCGCGCAGTATCAATGAGAGATGGGAAACAGTGTGAATTAGTTCTAAAGGAAGGCCAAAAGGTTTCACTTACAACCGGTAGTTCAAATGATCGAGGAACTTTTGTTGATTTTACGCCTTCTCAAGAAGTCTACAATCTTGAACCTATTGAACTCAAATTTTCTGATATAAAAGAAATGTGCAGGAACTGGTCGTATCTTTATCCTTTTTTAACTTTTGTTTTGAATAATCATAAAAAGGGAGAGGAAGAAAAAGTTCAATACCAAGCTAAAAATGGACTTTTGGACTTTATGAAAACTTGTGCCGATAAGCCTCTAAATAAAACTCCTCTTCATATTACAATGAAAGAAAATGATGTTGAGGTTGAAATTGTAATGTGTTGGACTAGTAGTAGAAATGAAGAATGGCACGTTTTTACTAATGGCCTTGAAAATACTGCTGGTGGAACAAGTCTAACAGGAGTCAAAACTGCCCTAACTAATTACTTCAAGAAAAAAATCAAAGGTGAGGTTTCTCCTGACATACTTCGAAAAGGCTTGTTCTATGCTGTTAGTTGTAAAGTTCCTCAACCGAGTTTTAGCGACCAAACAAAGACAAAAGTAAATAATCCTATACTTCGCGGGCTTTGTCAGCGCGCAACGGGACAAATGCTAGAGGAGTTTGAGCGAAAGCATTCTGATGAATTTGAAAAGGTAATGGAACTCCTTACAAAGGAAGCCAAGGCTGAGCAGGTAGCTGAAAAAGCTCGCCGTCAAGTTCTTGAAGCAGGTAAAGAGGTCGAAAAGAATCAACGTAAAAAAGTTTTTGCAAGTGATAAGCTAAAAGATGCAGAGTTCTTAGGACAGGATTCAATGCTTCTACTTGTTGAGGGATTGTCGGCCGCTTCAAGTGTCGCTGTTGCAAGGGATGAAAAACGCTTTGGTATTTTAGCTTTGCGTGGAAAATTGATAAACTCTTTTTCTAATGATGATGAAAAATTTTACCAAAATGAAGAAGTAAAACTTCTTTTAAGTGCTATGAATATAGTTCCTGGAAAATATGATAGCAAGAAGCTCCGTTATGGTAAAATTGGAATTTTGACAGATGAAGATAGTGATGGAAAAGCTATTGCTCTATTGATTATGTGTGCTATATATAAAGTAGCTCCTCAATTGATTGAAGAGGGTCGGTTGTGTTGGATGCGTTCTCCTTTATATATAGTAAAAAATGGAAAGCAGGAAACTTATTATTATAGTGATGAAGAATTTAATCGAGTTAGAAAAACTATCAAAGGAATTGTTCAAAGAAATAAGGGACTTGGTGGTCTAAGTGCAGAGCAAGCAAGGCGAGCAATGTTCACTCCAGAGTTTCAACGAATTGATACTCTAATTCCAGACGGAGAGACTTATGGACTACTTTATTCTTTAATGGGAAAAGATAGCAAGCCTAAACATGATTTTATTTTTGAAAATATTGACTTTTCAGAAATTCGTGAATAAGGAGAGGAAATTTGATTTCCTCTCTTTTTTATTGTATAATTATATTATAATGAAAAGAAAGGAGCTGTAAAATGGAAGTAAATTTGACTCCAATTATAAAAGAAAGTTTCCTCCAATTTGGAGGAGCAGTTCTTCAATCGCGTGCCTTACCTGACGCACGAGACTTATTGAAACCTTCTGCTCGTCAGATTTTTTATTGTCTTTATACTGATAAGTTTATTCATGAAAAACCCTTTCAGAAGACTTTGAAGGCAATTGGCTCTTGTTTTAGAATGTATATCCATGGAGATAGTAGTGCTGAAGGAGTGATAATGCGAGCTGGCCAGCCTTTTGCAATGCGTTATCCTCTTATTGAAGTAGAAGGCTCCTATGGAACACTGTTAGCTTCTGGGTCTTGGAGTGCTCCGAGATATTGTCTAACAGGAGATGCTTTTGTTTCTACCAATAAAGGACTTATTAAAATTGAAGACATTGTAAAATCAGAAGAAAATAGTGATAATGAAATTCCGACGCTTACTTGCCGAGGAGCTTTTGGACTCACAACTACCAATCTTATTTTCAATAGCGGTTTACAACAGACTTATAAACTTACTTTGAAAAATGGGATTCAAATTAGCGGAACTCCTAATCATCCAATCCTTACTTTGAATGATAAATTTGAATTTGTATGGAAGACTATTGATGAATTAGATGTAGGAGATAAAATTCTCCTCAATGTAAGAAATAATTTTCTTTATGGAGAAGAAGATGACATTGAATATGCAAAAGCTTTAGGCTGTCTAATTTCAGAAGGTTATCTTAATATCGAAAATAAAATTGATATGATAAATTCTGATTTAGATATGATAATGCCAGTACAAAATTTACTCCAAAAATATGGTAGTAAAGCAATTTATCATAAACGAAATCAAAAAGATAATTGTTATGAAATTAGCACTACTAATCAAGCATTATATAAAAAGCTAAAAGAAGACAATTGCACTTATGATAGTTATCATAAACATATTCCAAACTCTGTTTTTAGAGGAACAAGAGAATACCAAAAAGAATTTATTAAATATCTTTTTGAAGGAGATGGATGTGTTTCTATTCATTCTAATCGTTATGGAACTATTGCCTATAGTTCTGTCAGTGAGGATTTGATTAGAGAGTTGCAAATTCTTTTACTTTCTAATTTTGGTATTGTTTCTTTTATTACTCGTCAGAAAAAAAGAAAAGAAATCAAATTAGAAATTGGCGGAGAAGACGCTTATCTTTTCTGTAAAAATATTGGTTTCGTTTCTAAACGGAAAAATGAAAAAGCAGAACAAGCTATAAGGCTCTATGAGGAAAATAGAAACAAAAAAAGTACTGGAAGTAGAGGTTGGAGAGTATTTCCCGAAATAAGAGATTATTTGATGAATTATTATCCTGAAGCTAAGCTTATCATTAATAGAAAAAACCGTCCAAATGAATGCAAAGGGCCTCTTATGTCAAAAGATGGTCTTAAAATTCTAAAAGAAAAACTTCCTTATGAAGTATATAGTAAAATAGAATTTATTTATAGAAATTTTGTATCTATCCCTATTATTCAAAAAGAAAATAGCGGTTTACAGGTTGTTTATTCACCAAAAATCAATGAAAATTGTAATTCTTTTACAGCCAATGGAATTATAAACCACAATACAAGCGCTCGTCTTTCTCCTTTGGCTAATTATCTTTTTTCTGATATACAAAAAGAAGTTATTGAAGAGTGGAGAGATAATTATGATAATACAGAGCAATATCCAATGGTTCTGCCATCAAAAGGTTTTTATAATTTGGTAAATGGGTCATATGGAATTGGGGTTGGTGCATCTTGCTCCTGCCCTCAATACAATCTAAAGGAACTAAATGAAGCTCTTATTAGATTGTTGTGGGATCCAAATATTGATTTTGATGAAATTTATTGTGCTCCTGACTTCGCCACTGGCGCAGTTCTCCTCAATGCTGATGAAGTAAAAGAAAGTCATCGACTTGGAACGGGGTCTGCTTGTAAGCTAAGAAGTGTTGTTGATTGGGATAAGAAAGAAAAATGTTTAGTTGTTTCTGAAATTCCCTATATGCTTTATACAGAGACTATTTGCAAGCAGTTAGAAGATATTATCAATGGAGAAGAAAATCCTGGAATTGATCGTTTTAATGACTTAACTGGTAAGACTCCTCTTATCAAGATTTATCTTTCTAAAAACGCATCTCCAGAAAAGATTCTAAAATATCTTTACAAGAATACTTCTCTTGAAAGTTATTATGGAGTAAATTTTACTTTCTTGGAAAATGGTCGTTTTCCAAGAGTCTTTGGGTGGAAGGAACTTCTTCAATCTCATTTAGACCATGAAAAAAGCGTATATATAAATGGCTTTCAATTTGACCGAAGGAAGATTCTTGCACGACTTCATATCATTGAAGGCTTGATGAAAGCTATTTCAATGATTGATGAAGTGGTAAAAACCATCAAAAAATGCGCAGATGCTAAAAACGCCTCAATTGGCCTTCAGCACCTACTGAATATTGATGAAATTCAAGCAAAGGCTATTCTAGACCTAAAGCTTTCTCGTTTAACTCATTTAGATATTACAAAGTTAGAAACTGAAAAATCCAATCTTGAAACTGAAAAAGAAAGAATTGAAGCCATTTTAGGTGATGAAATTCTCCTCAAAAAAGAAATTGAAAAAGGATTGCGCGAGGTTGCTGAAAAATTTGGAGACGCACGCCGAACAAAAATTTTGAATATTTCCAATGATGAAGAAACAATCGAACAAAAGCAACTGTCTCTTTCTTTCACAAATGAGGGAGCAGTTTTTGTAAATGAGACTTCTACCCTTTATTCTCAACGAAGAAATGGTGTGGGTTCAAAGTTCAAGCTTGATAAAGGAGAGTTTGTAGTTGATACTCTAATTGGAAACAACACAGATGAAGTTCTCTTTTTCACACAGCGCGGGGCCTTTTATCATTTGAAGATAGGAGAATTCAATATTGGAGAAAAGCAATATCTAAATTCACTTCTACCTATTAATGGAGACGATGAAATAAAATCAGCTACGATTCTTTCTAAAGACACGGAATCCTCAAATATTCTCTTCCTTACAAAGAATGGAATTTTGAAGAAGTCCGCGCTTTCTGAGTATAATTTACGAAGGAATACTGGTGTTCAAGCTCTAAAATTGGATGATGATGATTTGATTGCTTCTATTCTTATTTTGAAAGATGAGAGAGTTGGTATTCTTACTGAGGAAGGAAACTTTATTATTATCGAAACTAAAGATATTAGACCTATTAGTAGAGTAGCCAGAGGAGTTGTAGGTATCAAGCTAAATAAGGGAGATAAAGTTGTTTCTGGACGAGTCATTCCTAAAGAAACAAGAGAAATCCTCTCTGTAAGTGAAGATGGATATTCAAAGCGGACTGATATAAACGAGTTCAAAATTACCGGACGTGCGACCAAAGGAGTAAAGATTCAAAGAGCGAGCAATCTTTGCGACTTTTTACCGCTTATTGACTCTAGCGATATTCTGGTTGTATCTTCTACTACCCAAATTCGAGTGAAAGCTGAAGAAATTCCTGTATTAAGTCGTGGCACGCAAGGAGTCAAGACTCTAAAGTTAGGAGAAAATTCAAAAGTAATAAAAATCCAAAATTTCTAAGTTTGAAAGTTTGAAAGTTTTGTAAATTTTAGCTATAATATTTATAGAAAGTTGAGAGAGGCATGAAACCTTTACTCATCTAATAATAAAAATAATTTATATGTAAAAGGAGAAAAAAATTATGAAGCTAACCCAAAAGGATTCAGAAGTATTTAACTATGTAAAGAATGCAGGTGGTCACGTCTCTGTTGATGAGATTTGTAATGCTATCGGCCGTAACGCTCGTTCTACTGGTGCTAACGTAACTAGTCTACAGAAGAAGGGTCTAGTTGAGCGTGAGAAGGTAGAGGTTGAGGGTGCTGAGAAGCCCGTAGTTTATGTAAATCTAACCGATGCCGGCGCCACCTTTGTCCCCAGTGATGACGCTGAGTAATTTATTTTAGTAATTTGGTAGGAGGAATTTCCTCCTACCTTTTTATGAAAGAACCAAAGTAATTATTGTAAATGTAAAAAGGAGAAAAAATTTATGCTACATGAAGCTGAAAACCGTGTTCGTATTGAAGGTCTACTAAGTGAAACTGATTTAAAGTATGGTTCTTTTGTCAAGAATGGCGAGACAATCGAGACAATTGGAGGAACTATCAAGGTACTTGTTGAGCAAGTTGTAAACGCTGTTCCTCTACATCTTGAAATCCCCGTCCATCTTTTTAGTCAAAAGTATAAGAAGGATGGAGGTCTGAATCCCTCCTATGAAAGCATTCAGCGCGTTAAGGAAGAGTTTATGTCTATTGCCTCTGCCGGTGGGCGCGAAGGTGCTGATAAGATTCGTATTACTGGCGCAAAAATCAAGATGAACGAGTTCTTCTCTAAGGATGGTCGTTTTGTAAGTTCTCCCCGCATTACTGCCTCTTTCGTTGGTAAGGCTACTGGTGATTTCAAGCCCGAAGCCAGTTTCTCTCTGACTTTTGCCGTTTCTAATATCAATTATGTTGTTGATAAGGATGGTATTGAAGTTGAGCCAAAGAAGCTAGAAGTTACTGCTATTGTTCCTAATTGGAATAAGCAAGTTGAAGTAGTGAAGCTATATGCCTCTAATCCTAATGTTATCAATGCTATTACTCAATATTGGGAGCCTGACTATACATTCAAGGCTAATGGTCGTTTGAACTTTACCTCTACTACTGAGACTTATATTGAAGATGTAGATTTTGGTGAAGCCATTGAAAAGACTCGTACCCGCAGTATTAGTGAGCTACTAATTACTGGTGGTTCTCAGAGTGCTCTAGAGGGTGAGCAGGCTTTTGATGTTGAGGACCTCGCACAAGCAATGAAGGAACGTAAGGCTCGTTTGGAGGCCCAGAAGGCTAAGGATATGAACAAAGTAAAGGGTGAGATGAAGACTCCTGCGCCGACTACTTCTCGTTTAGCAGGAGACGACATGGGATTTTAAGGAGGTAAATAGTTATGGCTATTGATTTACTTTCCTTACAACCTAATGTTGTATCGCGCAATCTAAAGGGTAAATATGTGATGCTCTATGGTAAGCCTAAAGTTTTGGGCCTCTAAGTAGTGATATTTAGAGATAAGGTAGTAAAAAACTGGAACCCTGAAATGGGAATCAGAGCGGAAGTTAGGGTGTAAAAACCCTAACACGCGCAACGCATAGGGATAATAAACTTCAAAGAAAGAGGAGGATTCAGTGTGGATACTCAAACTAAAGAAAATATTGTAAATGATTATAAAAATGGCTTAAAACTTGTAGAAATTTTTGAAAAGTATCATACTTCTTATTATACTGTTTCAAAGCTATTAGATGCTCAAGGAATAGACCATTCTCGAAAAAAAGAAAAGGGAAAACCAAATCTAAAAAATATGAGAATTTTGTCTAAAGAAGAGGAAGACCTAGTTTGTAAAACTTATCGAGAGACAGGAAGAGCAGATTTATGCTGCAAGGCTATTTCAGGTGGCCAAGATGTTGTTCGAAGATGCTTGCAAAAATATGGATTATATCGAACAGCAAGCGAAGCTATTCGGCAGTCTCCTCAAAATCAAAGAAAATATTTAGTAAATGATAATTATTTTGATGTAGAAAATGAACGAATGGCTTACCTTTTAGGATTTTTAGCTTCAGACGGAACAGTTAGGAAAAATAGTAATGAAATAAAACTTTCTCTCAGTTCTATTGATAAGGATATTCTTTTAGAATTCCAAAAAGAAGTTGGCGGAAGACCAGTAAAAGACTATCTAACCCAAGAAGGTTTTGAAACTTCAACTTGGGCTTTTACTTCTGAACATATAAAAAAGAAATTGGCAGAATACAATATCGTACCACAGAAAACTTTTACCTTTTCTTTTCCAAAGAATTTGGATAAGAAATATTGGAGAGATTTTATTAGGGGCTATTTTGATGGAGATGGAAGCATTTCCTCTGCTGGCTCTTCTGCTATCAGATTTCAAATTTGTTCAGCGACCAAAGAAGTTCTTGAAACAATAGTAGATTTTTTTGAAGAAAAGGGAATTCCTAGAGCTTGCATTATGCAAACACAAAGAGTTCATACTTTATACTATTTTCAATATTCTTCTGTTCCAACAAGACAAATTTATGACATTTTGTATTATGATAATTGTTGGTGTCTTTCAAGAAAAAGAGAAAAATATGAACAATTATTGACTCGAAATTTGAAGATATAAGTCCCCACGAGACTACCTACCTTTAGTGTAAAGGTAAAAAGATATGCTGAACTTACATGAATAAGAAGTGTAAGAAGTAGAGGATAAAAAACCTTTACGATAACATAATTGAAAAGTGGGAAGACTACCGCCGCAGCATCCTTCCCTAAAAGTCTGTTATTAGCTTTTGAGAAAGGTTATAACGCGATTGGCGGAATTGTTGCCCAAGACATCACAAAATGGGCTGATGTGAAGTTGGTGCTTCGTCAGCTCGAAAAACCCGAAGTAAGAGAACGCTTTGACACCATTATCTTTGATACCGCCTCTATCGCATGGGACTATGTTGAAAGTTTTGTCTGCTCTCAGAATGGCGTGACAAAGATTTCCGACATTGCATGGGGAGCAGGTTACGCCCAGTGCAAGAAAGAGTTTGAATCTACTCTTCGAAAGATTACCCTTCTTGGCTATGGCGTTGTATTGCTGGCCCACAGTGTTTCAAGAATTGAAAAACGAGCTGATGGAAGTGAAGTTGAGATTATTAGCCCTGACCTTCCTAAGCGCGCAGCAGAAATTTGTAACTCCCTTGTTGACGTTATTGGTTATATCGGAACTGAGTACGTTGATGGAGAGGCGAAACGTTGGCTATATACTCGTGAAACTCCAACTCTTTTTGCCGGCAGTCGATTTAAGTATATGGCACCGAAGATTCCCTTTGGCTATGATGAATTAGTAAAGGCTATCGACGATGCAATTACTATGGCAGAGCAAAAAGATGGAATTAAGGTTTCTGATAAGCCTTTTGAAGTGGCAAAAGAAGAAGAAAAACTCGACTTCAATGCTCTAATGGCTGAAGCTCGTAAGATTTGGACCACTAAGGTAAATAACGCTCAAACTGATGAAGATAAGGAAGCAGTAGTTCGCGCCATGTCTAAAAAAGTAGAGATGGTGTTTGGACGAAAGCTAAAACTGTCGGAGGTTACCGAAGATCAAGTCTCTTTGCTTTTCTTAGCTGTAATGGACTTGCGCGCAATGTAATTCATAAAACTAAATTAGAGGTAGGAGAAATCCTACCTCTTTTTTGACATTTTTAGAAAAATATGGTATAATATAATAAGATTGGAGGGATATAAATGGCAAAACATTTAGTCATCTGCCGTGCTTGCAAGGAGCGTTTTGATGCCCAGTTAGCTGGCGCGGATATAGAGTGGGTAATGCCATCTAAAGGATGGTACTATCACAAATCTTGTTATGAAAATCTAAAGAAAGGAAACATTCTAAAAGATAAAGATTGGAAAAAACGTATTTATGATTTCATCGCGCATGACCTAAAAGTTTCTTATGACTATCATCTTTGTGAAGCTCAGTTGAAAAAATTTGTCGAAAAAGATAAAATTGGAACCTATAAAGGCATTTTTTACACACTAAAGTATTTCTATGAGATTAGGAATGGAGACTGGTCAAAGGGTCATGGTGGACTAGGGATTGTCCCATTTATCTATGAAGAAGCTACTACTTATTGGAAGCAAAGAGAGAATAATGAACGAGGAACTTTGGCTGGAATTGAAGAACAAATCAAACAACGAGAGTCCCAACAAAAAGTTCTACTAAAAAAGCCAAAAACTACATCCCAAAAGAAAAAGTCTCGATGGAATTTGGAGGATATTGAATGATTGATAAAAATACAGAACTTCAAATTATTGGAAGTCTAATGAAGCGCCCTCAATATCTGAGTGAGATAGATAAATATACAATAACTCCAACAGATTTCTCCTCGACTTTTACTCGTTATTTATTTGTGGCGATTGATAACTTGTATCGAGGTGGCGCCTCTCATATTACTCCGGTTGATGTTTCAAGTTATCTTGAAAGCACACCAAGTGGGCAATTGGTTTTTTCCCAAAATAATGGTATTGAATATCTTCAAGATGCTGAATTTATGAGTGAGCCAGGTAATTTTCCCTATTATTATAATGAACTAAAAAAATTCAATTTAGTAAGAGACCTCAAACGAATGGGTCTTGACACTAGTAATATCTATTGTGAAAACCTAACTCAACCTAAAGCCTTTGATATAAACCAACGCTTCAAAAATCTTTCAGTAGATGATATACTGAAAGAGGTCAAGAAAAATTTATTAGATGTAGAAAAATCCTATATCCAAAATGAAACTGTCCAAACTTGGGAGTTAGAGAACGAGATTGATAATGTGATTGAAGCGTTTGGTAGTGAAGAAGGTATTGGACTATCAATCAATGGAGAAATTTTTTCGTCAATTATAAACGGCGCAGAGCTTGGAGCTCTCACAATACGAAGCCTCGCTAGTGGATGTGGTAAAGCGTTGCCAAATAGTGTAAAGATTCCTACTCCTAATGGTTGGAAAAAAGTTGGAAATATCCAAACAGGAGATTACCTCTTTGACGGTTTTGGGCGCCCTACGAAAGTTTTGGCTATTTTCCCTCAAGGGGAAAAAGAAGTTTTTGAACTAAAATTCAAAGATGGCCGGACAGCTAAATGCAGTAGAGATCACCTTTGGAGCTATTGTAAATACTCTCAGAATAAGTCTTCAAGAGAAAATCGTAAGTTTTTTACCTCAACAGTTGCAGAACTCCAGAATAAGAAATTGCAACGAGGAGATGGACAATATACAACTCTATTTCCTATGCAAAAAGCCGTCGAATATCCAGAGAAAAATCATTATCTACCACCTTATCTTTTTGGTCTAGCTCTTGGAGATGGAAGTTTTCGTCAGCATCCAACAAATAAGTCTTTTCAATTTTCAAGTGAGACAGATGAACTTCCAGCATACTTCAGTTCTACTATGGGATGGATACTAAAAAAGCACTCTGAAAAAAATTATACTTGGTATTTTTCTACTAAAAATAAACAAGAAGGTAGCGAGAAAATAAATATTTGGGTAGAGGACTTATTACAAGAACATCCTGAATTGATAGGAGCGGACAGCCACACTAAGTATATACCGATTGATTATCTTGAAGATAGTGTTGAAAATCGGAGAGCTCTACTTCAAGGACTCATGGATACAGATGGAAGCGTAGATGAAAAAGGAAGAACTAATTTTTATACCGTGAGTGAAAGATTGAAAGACAATGTAGTTGAGTTGGCTCAGAGCTTGGGATATAAGACCCATGTCTCAATTGATACTCATAAAGAAAATACTACCACTTTTGTTATTTCTATTCAAGGAACCCCAGAGGAAAAGATGAAGCTTTTTAGACTGCAAAGAAAAGTGGAACGAATTACAAAATGGGCAAATAATGGAAAGAGAAAAGAAGATAATAACTTTGTTCCTTTGGTCCAAATTAGTGATTTAGGATATAAAGAAGGAATGACTTGTTTTCTTGTTGATAATCCTGAACACCTTTTTCTAACAGAGAATTTTATTCCTACCCATAATACTAGATTAGCCGTCGCGGACGCGTGCAAATTGGCTTTTCCATTTTTCTACAGTGAGGCAGATGGGAAGTGGGTCAAAAATGGTGCGTGTGAACCAGTTCTTTTTATTATGACAGAGCAAAAACCAGAGCAAATAATAAAAATGATTTTGGCCTATCTAAGTGGAGTAGAGGAATCTAAGTTTAAGTTCAATACTCTTACTGATGATGAAAGAAAAAGAATTGAAGTCGCGCGCCATATAATCAAAACATATAAAACTCTAAAACTAATGCGAATACCAAATCCTTCTATTGAGCAAATAAAACTAAGTGTTAGAGAGGAAGTAATCCTTTCCCAACGACGCTATGTCTTTTTTGATTATATTTTTATTTCTCCTGGAGTTTTGAATGAGTTTCGAGGGCACAATCTTAGAAATGATGAAATTCTATCATTGATGGCAACAGCCCTAAAAGATTTAGCTATTGAGCAGAATGTTTCAATTTTTACTTCAACTCAAGTAAATGCTAAAGCAGATGATAATTCAGAAATACGAAATGAGGCAAGCTTAGCTGGTGGTCGAGCAACAATCAATAAAGCTGATAATGGTATAATTGGCGCGCGACCTACAAAAGATGAAATAGATATACTTCAAAAAGATGGAAATTTGATGGGTGGTATAATTCCAAATCGAGTCTTTGATGTATTCAAAGTTCGGTCGGGCCGTTGGACTCAAGTTCGTATTTGGAGTTATTTCAACACAGGAACCCTAAGACTTACCGATTTATTTGTAACCGATGATAGGATGAATCCTATTCTTGATTTTTATGATACTCAGCAAAAGGTTGAATGGGAATTGGATGAAAAAGAACAAAAGTTCTTAGAGGAGATAAATAAGTAAGAAGGGAGATTTCTTTGGATTATAGAGAAATAATTGAAAATCTTACTGATGAAATAGTAGAGAAAATTTTGGATAAATTGGAAATTCCTTGGCAAGACAAAGGAGACTTCCTTTTATGTAAAACTGCGTGTCACAATACTAATTTAGATGAAGCATCTTGGAAACTTTATTACTATAAGAATACACATATTTTTATGTGTTATAGTGAATGTGGCGCGCAGAATATCTTTCGTTTTATTGAACACTATTATGAAACGAGAGGAATCACTTATGACTGGCATGAAGATGTTTTAGAATTTGTTCGGAGTTATGGCGAAAAACGATTTACTGAAACCGAAATCAACGAAAGCTATAAATCAAAAAGAAACGAGTTTATGCCCAAAAAAGAAAGACGAGAGCTTCCAACTTATGAGAAAGGTATCTTGGATGTTTTCATAAAAGAATATCCTGCTGATTGGGAAGAAGAAGGAATTTCTCATAAAGCTATGGATAAATTCAATATTCGTTTTTCTATTGGTCAAAATAAAATCATAATTCCTCATTATAATGTTAGGGGCGGATTAGTTGGAATTAGAGGGCGCGCACTCAATCAATGGGAGGTAGAAAATGTGGGCAAATATATGCCAGTTCAAATTGAGGGTAAATGGTATTCTCACCCATTGAGTTTGAATCTCTATGGTTTGGACAAAAATCTGGAAAATATCAAACGCTATGGAATTTGTTATGTCTTTGAAGCAGAAAAAAGCGTTCTTATGTGTGAAAATTTCTCATTTCCCAATTGTGCGGTTGCCTCCTGTGGAAGTCAATTCAATAAGTACCAACTTGATATTTTGATGCGTTACGCCCAACCAAGAGAAATTGTTATCTGTTTTGATAATGAAGAGAAGCCAGGAAGTGAAGACTATTTTCAAAAATTATGGAAAATGTGTAATAAATATAAAAACTATTCAAATTTTTCTTTTATCTATGATAGAGAAAATCTTACGAAAAAGAAAGACTCTCCGGTAGATGAGGGACAAGAAAAATTTGAAGAGCTATTGAAAAGGAGAGTAATTGTGAAGTGAAATATCGACTAGTAAACCAAGAGATAAAAGAAGATTATGGGAAAAACTTACTTCGCGCGCGAGGTATTCAAGATGTTCAAACCTTCCTTCATCCAACGAAAGAATGCTTGCAAAGTTTTGAAGATTTAGACAATTATCAAATGGGAGTAAAGGTTATTGAAAAGACGATTTCTGATAAGAAACCTTATGCCATTATCGCAGATTGCGATTGCGACGGGATTTGTTCTTTTGCTATAATTTATCAATATCTAAAAAGATGGAATCCAGATAAAGAAATCGAATTTTTTATCCATGAGGGAAAACAACATGGTTTTTCTGATATGATGGACCAGCTAGAGGAAAAAGAATGGAGCCTTATTATCGCGCCAGATAGTGCCACAAATGATGGACAATACATAAAGGAGTTTACCTGTCCTGTTCTCGTTTTAGACCACCACCTAAAAGAAGCAGAAAGCGAAATTCCACCCAATATGATACTTATAAATAACCAAACTTCTAAAAATTATAGAAATAAAAACCTTTGCGGTGGAGGCGTCGTTTGGCAATTTTGTCGGGCTTTGGATGATTATTTTTTGAGAGACTGGGCTTATGATTATATCGACCTCTGTGCTATTTCATTGGTTGGAGATATGATGAGTATGCTTGAATATGAAAATCAGTATTTAGTTCAAACTGGCTTTCAAAATATCAAGAATACAATGTTACGAGTTCTATTAGATAAACAGGAATATTCAATGGGTGGAAAGATAAATCCAACTACTGTGGCTTTTTATATTGTTCCTCTTATAAATGCTATGATTCGAGTAGGGTCAATGGAAGAAAAATATCGACTTTATCGTAGTTTTATTGAACCAGATGAAATGGTAGAGTGCCATAAGCGCGGAGCTAAAGGAACAATGGAAAGACTCTGCATAGAGAGCGCGCGTGAATGTACGAATGCAAAAGCTCACCAAGATAAGATGAAAGAAAAGATAGTCCAGGAATTAGAAGTAAAAATCTTCAAACAAGATTTGTTGGAAAATCAGATTTTATTTGTAAGACTCGATGATGATGATGAATTTCCTGCTGAGTTGAATGGATTAGTTGCTATGGTATTGTCAGCGAAATATCATAAACCTACTATATTGGCTAGGCGAAATTCCGAAGGCTATGACAGAGGTAGCGCTCGCGCGCCAAGTAATACGGAGCTAACTTCTTTCAAAGAATTTTTATCGGAGACGGGTCTTTTTGAATATACTCTTGGCCACGACCAAGCATTCGGAGTTAGTGTTTCTGACAAGAATCTTTCAAAACTCCATGAAATAGCAAATAAAGAACTCTCCCAAATTGATTTTGGAGAAAATATTTATGATGTAAATTTTATTCGAAGAGCTAATGATAAAGACATAGAAGCCATAATTCTTGATGTCGCGCCATATGAGCAAGTATTTGGACAACAAAATCCCGAAGCTATGATAGCTATTACTAATTTAGTAATTTCGCCTAATGAGATAAAAGTTATAGGGAAAAATAAAGATACATTACGAATTGAGAAAAATGGAATTACCTACATTAAGTTTAGAGCAAAAGACTTGATAGAAGAACTAAAAGGCTTTTCAAATGAAATGGAAATTACTTTAGTTGGTAGACCTAATATCAACACTTGGCTAGGGCAAGAATTGCCTCAAATTTTTATAGTAGATATGGAGGTTCAAGATGGAAGGTTTGCTTTTTAATAGTTGAATTTTTTTGGAATTTAGTGTATAATATATATAGAAAATAAAAAGGAGGTTTGTAAATGAGTGAAAGAATCCCATATCCGGGCTCACTGCACGACCACGATGAGTTCTCAAATCTTCGACTGCGCGACTGTATCATAAAAGTTGAAGATTTAATTGACTATGCTATTGAGCTGGGACATGAAGTAGTAGCCATTACTAACCATGATTGTATTTCTGGAGCCGTTAGAGTTGAAAAATATTATAAAAAGATAAAAGAAAACCATCCCAACTTCAAAGTCATCCAAGGAAACGAAATTTATCTTTGTCGAAATGGACTAAACGCTTCTAATTATAAAGCTGGACAGGACAAATATTATCACTTTATCTTATTGGCCAAAGATGCCATCGGTCATAAGCAGATTCGTGAAATTTCTACTCGCGCTTGGCTGAGAAGCTATATGGCGCGAGGAATGCGTCGAGTTCCGACTTATTATAATGACTTATTTGAAATTATTGGGGCGAATCCTGGCCATGTAATTGGTTCTACGGCCTGCCTCGGAGGATGTCTTCCTACCCAGCTTCTAAAAGCAAAAGATAATCCAGAGTTGATGCCAAAAATTCATAACTGGATAAATCAAATGGATAATTTGTTTGGCCATGGAAATTTCTTTTTTGAAATGCAACCCAGTAATAATAAGGACCAAATTTATGTCAATAAAAAACTTTTTGAGCTATCGAATAAGTTTGAAATTCCTTATATTATCACAACAGATACCCACTATCTCAAGAAAGAAGACAGAGCAATTCATAAAGCTTATCTAAATGCTCAGAATGGTGATAGAGAGGTCGATGATTTCTACGCCACAACTTATCTAATGGATACAGAAGAACTTGAAAGTTATTTTGGATATTTCTCACAAGAACAATTACAAATAGCTTATCGAAATATACTAAAAATAAAAGATATGTGTGAAGATTATAGTCTTCTAAAGCCTTTATATATTCCACAATTACCTTGGAAAGAATCTAAAATTAGGTATGTTCAGAATTGTTGGATAGAAAGAATTCCTTATTTGAAGACTTTCGTGGAATCTGATTATATTGGAGACCAAGTTTTGGCGTGTATGATTGTTGAAGCTTTAGAAGATGGGCCTCAAGAACTATGGAATCAAAAAACATGGGATGAAGTCAATGCTTGTCTTGAAATGACTTGGATTTCTTCTAATGTAAATAAGGCACATTGGTCGGCTTATTACCTAAATCTTCAAAGAATTATTGAGGAATGTTGGAAAGCTGGTACATTAGTCGGGCCAGGAAGAGGTTCTGGAGTAGGCTTTATCCTACTTTATCTTTTGAATATAACTCAAATCAATCCTCTACAAGAAACTACTAAGACTTTTAGATGGAGATTCCTAAATCCAGACCGAGTTTCAGTTCTTGACGTGGATGTGGACATTGAGGGTGGCCGGCGCGCAGAGGTCCTAAATCATTTACGAAAAGTCTATGGAGATAATCGAGTCTCAAATGTTGCGACTTTTCGCCAAGAAAAGTCTAAATCAGCAATCCTTACAGCCTGTCGTGGTTTAGGGATAGATGTTGATATTGCCTCATACTTAGCCTCGTTGATACCCTCTGACCGAGGATTATTACGAACTTTATCTCAATGTATGTATGGTGATACCGAAAATGATTGGAAACCAATCAAACAATTCGTATATGAAATGACCGAAAACTATCCCGAAGTTTGGGAAGTTGCCCAAAAAATTGAGGGATTGATTTGTGGGTACGGAATCCATGCCGGCGGAGTAATCTTTGTAGATGAGCCTTTTACCGATTCAACCGGACTAATGCGCGCGCCAGATGGCACAATTATTACAGCCTTTGACCTTCATGCGTGTGAGGATGTGTCGCTTATCAAGTATGACTTGTTATCAGTAGAAGCATTAGATAAAATTCATAATTGCTTAGATTTATTAGTTGATTATGGATATGTCAAAAAAAGAGACACTCTAAAAGAAACCTATGAAAGCGTCATTGGTATTTACAATTTGGAGCGGACGGCGCCGGATATGTGGAAAATGGTATGGGACCACAAAATCACTAGTTTATTTCAAATGGAAAAGCAAAGTGGAATTAGTGGCATTGCACTGACTCATCCTCAATCAGTAGATGATTTGGCTGTTTTGAACTCTGTAATTCGTTTGATGGCTCAAGAAAAAGGAGCTGAGCAACCTCTAAATAAATTTGCTCGTTTCAAAAATGATATTTCTTTGTGGTATAAAGAAATGGAGAGTTATGGTCTTACGAAAGAAGAAATGAAAATTCTTGAACCAGTAGTAAAAATTTCTTATGGTATCTGCGAATCCCAAGAAAAGTCAAATATAGGCTTATAACACCTTTTCCGCTTATCGGCGGGGTCACATAAGTGGCTAACGAGAAACCCTCAGCGAGTAATGTCGGTGGGAACCTCGTGGGAAATTATTATTTTCAAGTGGGTTAAATAATTAAGGTAAAAGGAGGTGGGAAAAATGAAAAAGTTTATTTACAAGTACGAGAATAAAGTGACCCATAAGGTCTACATTGGCCAGACGAATGATGTTCGGCGCAGGTTTAGCGAGCATTTGTATGGACATTCTTATCAAACCAGTCTCATTGAACGAGCCATTAAGAAATACGGTATCGAGAATTTTGAATTTGAGGTTTTGGAAGAAACCGATATCCCGAACGAAAGAGAGAGATACTGGATTGACTACTATCATTCCTACAAACCTTATGGATACAACATCTGCGAAGGCGGGGGCTACTTGCCTAATCAGCAAAAAGAAAATCATTCTCAAGCGAAAATCTCAGAAGAGACTGCGAGAATGATACAAGAAGATTTGGCGAATCTCGCTTTGCCGAAACCGGCAATAGTAAAGAAATATAAAGTAACCTACGCAATTGTAAATAACATTAATAATGGCCATACTTGGAACTATTATGGGTTAACCTACCCGATTCGGCCCAGTGAGGCTGAAATCAATTGTCAGAGGGCAGATAAAGTTATTCAACTACTTCAAAACACTGTCTTGTCTTTTAAAGAAATTGGTAGAAGGGTTGGTTGGGGTGAAAGTCAGGTTTCTATGATAAATGTTGGAAAGAACCATCCCCAAGAAGGAATCCAGTACCCTATTAGAAAAGACCCAAAAGACTACTCTGATAAGATAGAAACTTGTATCCAATTATTAAAACAGGGTAAGTCCAATGGTTTCATAGCTAACCAACTGGGGACTTCTATTGCATGGGTAAGTAGGGTCAATACTGGTAAAACCCACAAGCAAAAAAATCTTGTTTATCCCATACGAAAATAATATAATCCTGTAACGACTATCTCCATTCCGGAGAGTAAGATTGCTATTGATACGCAATTTGAAATGGGTGTTTTACCTCGAGTGAGGTAATAAAAAATAGTCTACTCTAATGAGAAATCATTAGGTTAAGTGTTATGGAATTAGTTCAGTTGCCTGAATGCGGAGGTTTCAATCTTACCTGGGCAGATAAACTAAGAAAATCTATCGCAAAGAAAAACCCTAAAGCTTTCCTTGAACTACAAGATGAATATTTTAGGGTCATAAAAGAAAAAGGGCTGGATGAAAAATTTTGTAAGTATGTTTGGAATGTATTAGTTTGTACGAGTAAAGGTTATGGCTTCAATGCATCGCATACCTTAGCTTACTCACTAATCGCTCTCCAAGAAATGAATCTGGCTTATCGCTTTCCAATTATTTTCTGGAATTGCGCTTGTCTCATTAGTGATGCCGGTGGCAATGAAGCAAACGACGAGGAAGAAGAAATTATAGATAATTTCATAGGTGAGCCTTATGTGAATGAAATGGAAGAATTTACTGATGAAGATAATGAAGCAGATGTTGAAGACGAGTATAATGAGGATGAAGATTGTGACGGCTACCCAGTTGAAATTAAAGTAATGAAAACTGGAAAGAAAAAGAAGAAAACAAAAAGTAGTAACTATGGAAAAATTAGCTCTGCTATCGGAAAAATGAAGATGGAGGGTATTAAAGTTTCTCCTCCTGACATCAATAAATCAACTTATACTTTTTCTCCAGATGTAGAAAATTCTCTTATCCGCTTTGGTATGAGTGGCGTTGTAAAGGTCGGAGAAGATGTTGTAAAGACAATAATTGAAAATCGCCCGTATTCTTCTATCGAAGATTTTCTTTCAAAAGTTAAGGTTACAAAGCCTCAAATGATAAATCTCATAAAAGCTGGAGCATTTGATAGTTTTGGCGAAAAAGAAGTTATAATGCGACAGTATGTTGATTTAATTAGCGATACAAAAAAGCGGATAACTCTCCAAAATATGAAGATGTTGATTGATTTTGGTTTGATTCCTGACGAGTATGACCTTCAAAGACGAGTCTTCAATTTCAATAAATATCTAAAAAAGATGAAGATAGGAACTCAATATTATGGATTAGATAACATCGCAATGAACTTTTATGAAAAGAATTTTGATGTTGATTTTCTAGAACCTTATGATACTGAAAGCGGGTTTGCGATTCTTCAAACCAAGTGGGATAAAATTTATAAGGCTCAGATGAATATTATTCGTCCTTTTATAAAAGATAATAATCAATTATTACTAAATGAAGTAAATAATAGGCTAATGTCTGATGTTTGGAATAAATACTGTCTTGGTTCTATCAGTAAATGGGAAATGGATAGTGTTTCTTGTTATTTCCATCAGCATGAACTTCAAGATGTCAATTATCGGCTATGCGGTTTCTCTAATTTCTTTGAGCTAAATGAACAACCAGAAATTGATAGAATAATTGAAATAAAAGGAAAGAAAATCCCACTTTTCAAGATTCATCGCATTTGTGGCACCGTCCTTGATAGAGATAAAGGTAAAAAAATGGTAACTGTTTTGACTAGAGAGGGCGTTGTAAATGTAAGAGTTTTTGGTGAAGTCTTTTCTTATTATGACAAGCAAATTAGCGAACGGGGCGCCGATGGCAAAAAACACGTTATTGAGAAAAGTACCTTCAGTAGAGGAAACAAAATCATTATCACAGGTATCAGAAGAGAGAACGAATTCGTCATGAAAAAGTACAAAAATACTCCTTATCATGGCATTGAACTAATCACAAAAATAAATGAAGATGGCACAGTAGAGAGTCAAGGGAGGATTGAACAATAATGGGAATAATTGGGGTACATGATTATGATTTCTTTACTTACCAAAATGTCCTCCCTAATCTTGAATGCGCGAAGCTTTGTGCTTATCATAAGAAAAAAAGAGAAATTTCTGTTCTGGCACCAGAGTTGGCGCCAGAACGCTTCTCTACTCTTTATGTAAGAAAAGATTATGATGATGGAATTTATCCACGAGAATTATTTGATGACAAAATAATCCTTGGAGGGCGCGCAATACAACCAGGTTTATATAGACCTCTTCCTCTTGAAATTGAGCAGACTATTCCCGATTTTTCTATATATGAACGCCATTCTTCAAATTTTTGTCGTATAAAAGATGATGAGCGCCTATTCAAGAGGATTCTACGGAGCGCGCATATTCGTCTTTCAATTGATGGGAAAAATATAGACCCCTGGCTAAAAAAAGAGGACTATATGTTTCAAAATACAAGATGTCTTATTCTTCATGATTACGATGTCGGTGCTATTGATGGTGCTTATGATTTCATAAAAGAGTGGTTGTATTCTCGAAATAATCTAAATAGTAATACTGTAAAACCATATTCACTTGGAACTAAATTTCCTATACAAGTATCTTCAGAGAAAGAACTACTAAAATGGTTACGACTACCTATTATGGAAGATGTTTTTGGAATACAATATAACAATTTTATGGATGACGCCCTATGTGACAAAATGAGATATTTATGGGATTTAGGAACAAGCCAAATGTCTTATAAAGTTGATGAGGGATGCAAGGATGAGAATGACTTTTTAATGAACCGTTTACCCTTAATTATTCCTCAAGTTCTATTTTTCCATAGACATTGGATAAAAATTTCACTTATATATAATGACACACTAATCACAACTCCTGAATTACAAAATCTTTTTGAAGTCTTGAATTGGTTTATAAGGTCAAAATACTATAATTATAAAGCAGATAGAATTGTTGATTATTGCAAATGGATAGCTAAACATCAAGACCCTTGGAAATGTTGGCGAGCAAAATATCAACGAAAGTGGCCTTCTACACAAGAAGCCAGAGATGCTTTTCAATATGTTAGATTCAATAACTATGAAGCCTTTAAAATGTTTTATGAATGGAGAAAAGTAATTTTTGATGGGAGGAAAATTGTAAATGACTCAAATTGAAATTCGAAGAGCTATTGATTTGAATAATCAACTTATCAATACGCTTCTCACGCCTAATCAGTTCACTCTAAATAATGAGGTCGAGCGCCTTCTACGAGAGAACAAAAACTATCAATCTCAATGCCAACATCATTTTGTTGATGGATATTGTGAGTTTTGTGATATGGAGGAGAGCGAATGACAGTAGAACAGTGGCTAGGAAAAGACAATTTACTTGGTATTGATATTTGGATGAGAAAATATCGTAAGAATGAAGAATCATTTGACGAATGGCTAGATAGAGTTAGTGGAAATAATGAAGCAATAAAAGCACTAATTATTGAAAAAAAGTTCATTCCTGGCGGACGAATTCTTAGCAATCGGGGAATCACCGATACGCGAGTAACTTATAGTAACTGTTATGTTATTACTCCTCCAGAAGATAATATTGAATCTATTTTTGAAAGTCGCAAGAAACTAGCACGAACTTATTCTTACGGTGGTGGCTGTGGAATTGACCTTTCTAAATTAGCCCCCGCAGGTGCAAAGGTACATAATCAAGCAGAACAAACTACCGGCGCAGTAAGTTTCATGCAAGGATATAGTCAAACGACTGAAGAGATTGGACAGAACGGAAGACGTAAAATCGCTTAATAAATTATGAGTTTTCGAAAATATATAGAGTAGGAGGCTTCTTAAATGAATAAAGAATTATTAGAAAAATATTTAGAAGATGGATTAACTCATCGTGAAATTGCTCAACTTACTGGGAAAAGTAAGTCAACAGTTGGTTATTGGATTAGTAAATATGAATTAAATGATAAGTCTAAATATGCTAAGCCCAAATACAAAGACCCAAAGATGTTCAATAAAATTGATACTCCAGAAAAAGCTTACATTATTGGATATGCGTTAGCAGATGGATATATCAATAATAGTTATATTGAATTTGGTTGTTGTTTAGATGATAAAGAAATATTACAATTTATCGCTAATTATATTGGAGCTAATTATAGAGAAGACTTAACATATAAACCAGAAGCAAGACGATTCCCACGAGCAAGAATCATTATTGGCAATTCAGATTTGGTTATTGATTTTAATAAGCATTGTTCCTCAAAAGAAAATAAACATTGTCCGATTATCTCTAAAAATTTAGAAAGATATTTGGTGCAAGGGTTCTTTGACGGAGATGGATGCTTGACCTGGGGGCTACGAAAAGATAGAAATAGAATTTGGCAAAAAATTTCTTTTACTTCGTCATTAAAAGTTCTAACAGGTATTCAACAAATTTTACTAAAACAATGTGCCATTTCAACAATTATTCGGCCAAAAGCAAACGAAAATTGTTTTGTCTTAGAGTTTGCCAATAAAAAAGACGTACTAAAATTTCTAAATTTTATTTATCCTGATGATAATTTTATTATTCTAAAAAGAAAATATAGTAAAGCGAATGCCCTGCGTCTTGAATTGGGTGAATTCGGGGAACGCCCAACAACCCCGAGCGAAGCCATCAATTTCAACTAAGAAGTTGATGGAACGTGTAGAGACTAGCGGTTGAGGAAACAATAAGACCGCAATAGCGCCCGAGTTTTATTTTTAAAATAAAATAAGATATAGTCCGTATTGGGGGCATTGATGATTAGTTTGGACTGTCATCATCCCGACCTTTTGGACTTTATTGATGCAAAGACTTCTCCGGATGCTGTTACTAAAGCAAATATTTCTGTTCGAGTAGCTGATGATTTTATGGAAGCCGTAATTAATGATAAGGAATGGGTTATGTCTTTTACTCGTCCAGAAACCGGAGAGACCATTACAAAAAGTGCTAGAGCTAGAGAGATTTTTGAGAAGTTATGTAAAAATAACTGGGATTGGGGAGAACCTGGAATTCTTTTTTGGGATACTATTTCCAATTATAATCTACTTGAGTTTGACGATACTTTTGAATATGCAGGAGTCAACCCCTGCGCGGAGGAGCCTCTCCCTGCTGGAGGGTCTTGTCTTTTGTCAAGTATAAATCTATCTGCTTTTGTAAAAGATAAAGAGTTTGATTTTGATGATTTTGGTGAAACAGTAGCTAATGGTGTCATCTATCTAAATGAAGTGTTGGAAGAAGGACTCTCTCTGCATCCCTTAGAGGAACAAAGGCAATCAGTAGCAGATTGGCGTCAAATAGGTCTTGGAATTATGGGTCTGGCCGATATGCTTATAAAAATGGAGCTTCCTTACGATTCAGAACAAGCCCGACAGTTATGTGAAGAAATTGGCTTGGTAATGGCCGACCAGGCTTTATATACTTCAGCTTTTCTTGCCGGACACGCCGGCTCTTATAACAATTATAAATCTTGTGTTCAAAAAAGCGAGTTCCTAAAAAATAATACTTGCGAAAGTACAAGAGAAGCGATAGAGGCTTATGGTCTTCGTAATAGTCAATTGCTGACAATCGCACCGACTGGCACTATTTCTACGATGTTAGGGATTAGTGGAGGAATTGAACCAATTTTTGCCAACTCCTATACTCGAAAGACTGAATCTCTTCATGGTCATGATGAGTATTATAAGGTATATACTCCAATTGTAAAAGAATATATGGATGAACATGGGATAAAAGATGAAACTGAACTTCCTAATTGGTTCTGTACTTCATCAACAATTTCTCCTCTAAATAGAGTCCTAATGCAAGGAGTATGGCAGAAACATATTGATGCCTCTATTAGTAGTACAGTAAACCTTCCAGAAGAAGCAACTATTGAGGATGTTGAAGAGATTTATCTAAACGCCTGGAAAGAAGGACTAAAAGGTATTACTGTTTTTAGAAATGGCTGTAAGCGACTTGGGATTCTAACAACTAACAACTCTCAAGAAAAAGAAGAGGAAAGAGGTTTATCTCGTGGAGAAATCATTAGCTGTTCTGATAATCTAATTGGGATGAAACGACGTCTAACTACTGGTTGTGGCTCTCTCCATTGCACTGCCTGGTTTGATCCGCATACTGGTGACTTGATGGAGATTTATCTAAATAAAGGAAGTACCGGAGGATGCGCCAACTTTATGGTTGGTCTTTCTCGAATGATTTCTCTAGCTTGTCGTGGCGGTGTAAAAATTGAAGATATTGCCGACCAGCTTCAAAGCACTGGTGCCTGTCCAAGTTATGCCTCTCGGACTGCCACAAAGCATGATACCTCAAAAGGCGCCTGTTGCCCTATGGCAGTAGGTAATGCTCTTATGGAAATGTGGAAGGAGATGAAAGAAAGAATTGAAAAAGGAAATTCAATTATTGCCTTGGCAAATTCCGATTCTCAAATACCAAGCTCTGAGAGCAGAACCTCATTCAATCCAGAGATTGATAATGGCGCTAAATGTCCAGAGTGCGGTTCTGACCTTATACAAGAGGGCGGATGCGTCATATGTAAATCTTGTGGTTGGAGCAAATGTGGATAAGGAGAATTAGTTATGGAAATGACAGTTTCAAAAGAACGATTCAAAAAAGTATCAGAAGTTATTGAAAATTTTGATGGTGAAGAAATTAGTTTTAGTTTTTTGATTGGTTCTCTTTTCCCCGATGCTTGGAAGAACATTCAACAAGCCCTAAAAGATGAACATATGAAAGGCTACCTAGAAGCAAAGGAGGAAGAAAATTGAGTTCTTTGGACCATATTGTTTATAATTATGTTGCCAACCACTCCCCAATAATAGCCAGTCTTATCAAGAAAGAAGCAGAGCGCCAACAAGAAAATATCGAACTCATCGCTAGTGAAAATTATCCTAGTGATGCAGTTCGAGCCACTATGGCCTCTTGTCTTACTGCCAAATATGCCGAAGGATATCCTGAATGCCCACGGTATTCTGGTCGTCAAGGACGCTATTATGGGGGATGCCAAGTAGTAGACCAATTAGAAGAATATTGTTGTGATAAGTGGAGAGAAGTTTTCAATACTGACTATCATGTAAATGTTCAGCCTCATAGTGGAACACAAGCTAATATTTCAGCATATATGGCAGTCCTAAAACCAGGAGATACAATTCTTTCCATGTCCTTGGCGAATGGAGGCCACCTCTCACATTGCTCTCCTGTCAATATTAGTGGTAAAATTTTCAACCATGTTGAGTATGGAGTAGATAAGAATGGATTTATTGATTATGAGGATTTTGAACAAAAAATCCGTTTTTATCATCCCCAGCTGGTCTTAGCTGGCGCGAGTGCTTATAGTCGCATTATTGATTTCAAAAGAATGAAGGAAATTATTGATGCGATTCAACTTGAAGGGATGATTGAAAGAAACGATAATTATCGACCATATTTTATGGTTGACATGGCACATATTGCAGGATTGATAGCCGGCGGATGTCATCCTTCTCCTTTTGGTTTGGCTGATATTATTACTACTACTGTTCATAAGACTCTGCGCGGACCTCGTGGAGGACTAATCTTTTGTAAACCAGAACTGGCAAAAAAGGTAGATGGTGCTGTCTTCCCTGGAAACCAAGGAGGACCTTTGATGCACGTCATTGCAGGAAAAGCAGTCTGCGCTGAAGAGGCCTTAACTCCTGAATTTAGAGATTATGCTAATCAAGTAGTTTGGAATTCTAAAGCAATGTGCAACGAATTTCATAGCCTTGGGTATAAAATTGTAAGTGGAGGAACAGATAATCACCTGTTCCTAATTGACCTCACTTATAACTATCCCAATCTTACAGGGCGCGAAGTTCAAGAAGAACTCGATAAGCACAACATTACTCTAAATAAAAACTGTATTCCTAATGAAAATAGAAGTCCAATGGAGACTTCTGGTTTGCGAATTGGAACGCCAGCTATGACTACAAAAGGATGGACACCAATTGAGTTTAGAGAGTGCGCTCGCCGAATAGACCAAATTATAAAAGAGTTGGATAAAAGGAAAAATTTGAAAAAAGAATAATTTTATGATATACTTATTATAGTAAAAAGAAAGGATGAGTTGATAGAATGACCCATAGAGAAAAAAGTTTTTTCAATATCGCTAAACAAATGTGCCGGCTTTCTAATTTTGATAGAGCAAGAGTTGGCGCGGTAGTTGTTAGTGGAAAAAGAATTTTATCTGCTTCTTGCAATTCTACAAAAACTCGTCCTCTTCAATTTTACTATAATAAGTATCGTAATTTTGAAGATTATAAAAATTCCAATTCTTGTGAACACGCGGAAATTTCTGCCCTATCTCCTCTGATTGGAAAAGAAATAGAATGGGGTAAAGTCTCCATTTTTACTTTTAGAGAACTAAAAACAGGAGAAAGAGCTTGTAGCAAACCTTGTCCTGCTTGTAGTAAGCTTATAAAAAATTTGGGAATCAAGAATGTTTATTATATAGATGAAGATGGAGATTTTGTAAAGGAGAGATATATTTGAAGATTGAAAACACAGAAATCTATGGCCTTGAACGAGCAATCAAGACTGCTAAATATCCAAAAGCTGTCAATATTGAAAAGTTGAATAGTGAACTTACTCCTGGTATCAAGGCATGTCTTACTTGTCCAACTGGACAAGGGCATGATAATGCTCTAAAAGGAATTATTGTTCAATTTGATTTGACAATTAGCCAAAATGCCTGGATGCAAATTGAGCGTTATCATTTTTGTGATTTTATCAGTTCTTGTTCAAAAATGCACAAAATTACTAAATTTTCTCTAAATAAACAATGCAATGTTTATGTTGATAGGAGAATTATTGATATTTGTCAAGAAAAGATTGATGAGTATAATAGACTATCTTCTTTAGAGGAAAAAACAGAAGAAACCCATAAACTTATGAATGAAAAGTATCTTGAAATTCTTTATAATATTCCAATGGGTTTTGAACTAACGGCAGGAATGACAACAAACTACCAACAACTAAAAACAATCTACCAACAACGGCGCCACCATCGCTTACCCGATTGGCAAATGATTTGCGATTGGATTGAGACGCTACCAAGATTTATGGAATTGACACAAAAGGAGAATTGATATGACAAAAATTAGAGTATTTCCTCATAATGAAAAGGGTAAGATAGAATTTACGAAAGAAGAGCTTCAAAAACTACTGAATGAAGTTTATAATGAAGGTAAAATAGATAGTTATACTATTTCTTATGGTTCCAATATTACAACCACACCTTACTCTTATTCTACAATTACTGCAAACAATTCATCAACATCAATTGATAAAAATAATCTTACTTCTCTAACTACTGATGTAAAAGACTAAGGAGAATATATGAGAACTTATAAAGAAACAATAGAAATTATTTGTTTTACTGAAGAGGAAGCCAAGCAAGTAATTGAAAACTATCGAAAGGATGCTCGTGAGAAAGGATTTACTATTTGTTCGGCAGGATATATCTATAAGACGAAAAAGGCCAAAGGCGAGGTTATCGGTGAGCTATTCCTAACGAAAATTTCACTAATTTATGGAGAGCTATGGGAGGAATTAGATGGCTGAGATATTTGATTTTTCTACTCAAGAGAAAGTTACTAAAGAGGATGTTCATCAACTGTCCTCTCTAATGGGAGAACTTTCTGGCAAAGAAGATACACTTGAAGCAATTGGTGGATTATTAGACCTCCCCGAAGATAAATTCACTTTGCTAGCTCCTGGAGTTTTGGATAGCTACTTACGAAGTTTGAATAATGCAAATACTCGTTTGTTCCTTGCCCAGGCTATAAATGCTAATGGAGCCACTGTTGAAGATATGATTCAAAATTTTGCTCAATTAGGTCAAAAGATTGATACATTAAAAGGTTTCTCTGCTCAAAAGAAAGACTTTCTGAAACAACTATCTAATGGGCTAGCTAATTGTATTAGTGAAACTCAAGGAGTTGCTAAAAAGTATATCCAAATTCCTTATGAAAAATGCCGAGAAGGGGCTCGGATGCCTGAATATGCGCATATAGATGATAGTGGAATGGACTTGTATGCACTAGAAGATTATACTATCCATCCAGGAGAGACAAAATTAATTCCTACTGGTTTGAAGTTTGCTATTCCTAATGGTTATGAATTACAGATTCGTCCTAAGAGTGGTCGTTGCCTAAAGACAAAATTAAGAGTCGCGAATACTCCCGCAACTATTGATGCTGGGTTCCGTGGAGAAGTCTGTGTAATTGTTGAGAATGTGGAAGCACCTATTCAAGATATTACTTATGAATTTGATAATAACGGTCATCCTATTATTACTTCTATCTTACATGGCTCGGACCATTATATTCATAAAGGTGAGAAGTTTGCCCAGCTAGTCCTCGCTGAAGTTCCTAAAGCTAGTTTTTATTTGGTAGATAAAGTTATGGAAGATACAGAAAGGGCTGATGGAGGCTTCGGTTCTACCGGACTAAAATAATAGGAAGTGGGTGAAATTGGCAAAAATTCAAATAGAAGATATAAAAGCAGAATTGTCTAAAGATGGGTGGAATTTAATTTCTACTGAGTATCATAATTTAGACGAAATTCTCGAATATACCTGTAATGAAGGACACCATGTTTTCGCTCCTTGGAAAAAAATTCGTACTCGGCGCGACTGCCCTTTATGTAAAGAAAATCCATTGACTTCTTCTGCATTGAGGGCTATTCCCAAAAAGAAAGATACCTTTAGAGTATTGGGGCTAGACCAAGCAACAAAAGTTTCGGGCTTTTCAATCTATGATGATAAAAAGCTCATCAAATATGGCATTTTTAATGCTTCCACTGATTTGGAAGAAATCGCTAGAGACCATCTCATAAAAGAATGGTTAATTTCAATTATAAAGACTTTTAATATAGATTTTGTTGGAATTGAAGGCATTCAGTATCAAGAGAAGATGGGTGTGACTACTTTTGAGACTCTAGCTCGTCTTCAAGGGATTCTGATGGAGACTTGTTTTGATTTAGGAGTTCCTTTCAAAATTGCGCCAACAAATACATGGCGCGCGCACTGTGGAGTAAAGGGGCGTTCGAGATCTGATAAAAAGCGCTCAATGCGTCAATTAGCAAAGGATTGGTTTGATGTAAGTCTTACCGAAGATGAAGCGGATGCTGTAGGAATTGGGAAATATATAAGTGAGACGTGTTACAAAAAAGTTGAAATTGTAAATTGGGAATAAAAAAGAGGAGAGCAATGAGGCTCTCCTCTCTTATAATTAGGAATATTTCTTTATTTTTCGTTCAATATCGTCATACCAATGCTGGAACATTTCATGTGTTTCATGCCACATACACTCTGAAACAGTTTCTTTATCTACATTCTTTTCTTTAGAAGCTTCATTTTCAAATAGTTTATGGAAATTCATGAAATGCTCTAGTCGGTATTGAGCATATTTTGCGATTTCATCTGCTAAAGCTTTATCTTCTTCATGTTTACTGATTTCACAAGCATAGTCAATCATCATTTCTGCATCTTTTAGGTCGTCGTTCATTCCCTTATATAGTGCTTTGAATTTTACCATAATTGTGCCTCCTTATGCTATTTTAGTTATTACAACATTTACATTAGTAAAAGTCGCGGCTAAACCAGCATTGTTGAAGGTTAGGTTAGTGGTATTATTTACGGCACAGCAAGAAGGTTTTACTTGGATGAGTTTAGAGAATGCTAAGCTACGTACATCAGTTGCTGAAGCAGAAGAAACGCTAGCGGTTGCTCCAGGAACCAAAGTTCCATTATTCAACATAGAGACAATTATCGTACCCGCAGTCGCTCCAGTAATAGCACCTGTTCCATTGAATGTTATAAAATAGAAACCAGGCTTATTTAGTGAGAAAGTAGTACTACCGGCGCTGTGAGTTGCGGTACATCCAGTTTGGATACTATTTATAGCAAAGGAGATATTGCCTCCAGCCACAACCTCTTGAGAAGTATTTGAATAGCTATCAATCATTTTTATTTACCTCCGATACGGATATGTACTCACGGTAAAAGAAAATTAGATACCGCATCCGCAATTATAGCTTGAACCACAAGTTCCGTTGACGGACTGATAAGGGGAACAAGTAATATATGCGGGCTGAGGGAATGGACGTAGAGTTCCGATTAGAGTAGCGTTCTGAGCTTGCTGAGATAGCTGAAACTGAACAGTTTGTAAGTCACGGTCACGCTCGGCTAGCTTATCGCGTAGTTCCTGCATAGTGTTGGAATTGATTAGAGCGCGAGTAGCTTCACCTTCAGCATGGATGGCGGTTGTGATTTCGCAGGTATTACGATAACCTTCGGCAGAAAGGTCCTTAATGCCATCCTTGATTTCACAGCAACAATTTTGCTGAGCAAAACGATTCTCAGCTAGCGCGCTCTGGATGCCGTAGAAACCATCTTTCAATCCATTATTGACAGCATAAAAACCATCACAGAGTCCATTTGTAATTCCACGGAGCTGGCTATTGATGTCTTGGTTATTAAATCCTTCAAACATATCTGAGCGAGTTAGCGCGCCCTGTAAGGCGTTGCTATCATCCCTACGACCAAAAAGACCTCCGTTTCCGCCAAGTAGGGCCAACCAAACAAGATAGATAAAGGGGTTGTTCTATGCATTACCCATTCCGTCTTGGTCGCGAGTTAGAGCTAGGATATCACCTGCTGATAATCCTTCATTCATCATTTTTATTCCTCCATTTATTTATTATAACTTATGCCCCGGACGCAAAAGTTATTTTAAACTTAGTATAAAGTTGAGACCTTGTTCGATTTGGTCTTCGGGTATTCCTTGCAAACGAGCCCGTTGAACTAATTGGACAAGGTTTTCTTTTGTCAAATTTGGTATCATTTGTTTCATCTTTTCTGGGTCAATTGGAGGAGTTATTTGAGTTGGATTTTGGGGTTGGTTGTGACCCATATTCATCAAAGCTGATAACATATTAGAGTTCATTCTTCAGTTTACCTCCTCCGCTTAGTAGTTTTTTGATTTCTTCGATTTGGCCTTCAAGTCTTTCCAGTCTTGAAGAAACTTCATCATTTTGTAAGTTTTGTTTTGTCTCACATGGAGTAATTGTATATACCATTAGGGACGGCGCGCCATTGACCATAGCTTTTATATACATAAGATTTTCACTTGGACAGATGCCAACTGAAATACCTCCGCTAACTGGTATATTAGCAATTTCCATTGAATTATTTAGAGTATAAACATTTCCTTGAGGTTGTGGGAACATTTGGGTTCCTTGGTATGAATTTGTAGCGTATGGATTATATCCTGCCATTTTTATCCCTCCTTTTTCTCCTCTATTTATAAGTGATGAGAAAATTCTTACTCAAAATAAAAGAACCCACTTCTGAAAAGTTCTAATAACTAATCAAAAGTGGGTTTAAGTTTTTATTCAATTTTCACAAATAAATGGTAGCAATACTGAAATTTCGTCAAGAGAAATCTTTACGGCTTCTAAACTATCTAAAGAAATGGAATAATCAGGGATTTCTATTTCTAAATTTTGAAGGTCAAGAATTTCTTGTTGACATTCATTTACTTTATCTTTTTGAATAGAAACATTTTCGTTCTCTAAAAAGATAAGGTTTCCATTTTCATCCTTTTCGCCGTATTGGGTTATAATTTCTTTGAGTTTCTGTTGATAGAATTCTAACTCCTCGCGCGCCCGTGCGAAGATTTTTGAGAGATTGTAGGCGGTACGAATCGGAAGTTTTTGGGTTAAAAGCTCTTTTTCAATATTTAGGGTGGAAATTAGTTGGTAAATTGTAATTTTCATAAATCTGCCTCCTTTTAATTTTATTATATAATAAAATTAGAAAGAAATCAAGTTTCTGATTATTTAATTTCACCACAATCAATATTAAAAATGAAACCAATAAGTCGTCCAGTTGCCAAATCTACATAGAGTTTTTCTGTGGAGTCTCCTTTTTTATTAAAAGTAATCAAATTTCGGTTTGAAGTAGGACTTATGGTCAAAATGTCACTTTCTCCCAGGGAGGCTGTATTTATTCCAAGACTATTTTTTCGATATGCTATTGTTGGTGCAATTCCATAAATTGTGTAGGTATTAGAAATTCCGATTTTAGATTTATTATAAGGATCAATATTTGACCCCGTATAAACAACTGTGGTTTTTAGATTTAAGTGTCCATTTTTAAAACTAGTTATTTTTAATTTATCTAAATTAAAAATTGCAGTGCCTTTTCCTTGACCATCTATTGAAGAGTTTGCGGTGTAAGAGGTTCCATCAATTTCTAAAGTTAAGGTTAAAGTTGTTGTAACTGTTCCATAACTACTCTCATTAGAAGTTATTGTCCCAATGTCAGATATATTATAGTCTACAGTGATTATCCCTTTTTCTGACTCTTCAGAATAAACAGCTTTATCAAAAGAGATAATGGGGGCTGTGTGTCTTAATCTCTTATATGAATTTCCTGTATTGTAGTCGTAAGTTTTTATAACAGAATTTCCGTCTAGAACTTTTGCTGAAAACCAACAATCCTTTGAATCTTTTATTTCAGGAATTATTTTGTTTATTGATAAAATAATGTCTCGAGGTTTATTGAATCCAGGAGGATTCTCAGCAACAATATCCTCCGTTTTTTTACTATCATAAACAATAATAGGCTCATCTTTCTTTTTAAGCAAAAGTTGAAAAGTAATAGCATTTGGTGAATAAGTTTTTATATTACAAGTTGTTGATATTGTATATCCTTCAAAAAGATAATTTTGCGAATTAATATCTGTAAAAGTTATTACAGATTCTTCATTAAAATTTAAAGTCGCTATTGAAGCTTGACCAGAAAATTCCTGTCCAAAACAATTTTTAATAGTATTTTTTAGGATTGCTGTTATTTCTCCTTTTCGATTAGGAATGGTTATTTTTTTTGCCACCTCATTAAAAAAAGATGAAGACCCTTTCGTAATTTCAAATTTTTTTATTGCATAGTCACCATTTGTTTCAAAAACAAGTCCTGGAATAAGAAATTTCGTTAAATCAATTATTTTTCCATCTACTATTAGCTCAGATTTCCACCAATTATTTTTTGTACTATCAATATTATAATAAGTATAAAATGTTTCGCTATTATAAGGCTTTTGTATTTTTAAATCCTGCTGATAAGTTCTTGTAGCTCCGCTTGTAAAAGGTTTAACTAAAAAAGATGACCCCGGTGCAGGAGTTGGGTTAAATGTTGGAACTCTTGTATATGATATAGTGTCAGAAGAAGTTTGTGAAAATAATTGCTTAATAAAAGAAAGGTAATAAGTCTTCCCTGGAGTTAGATTTCCAGAGGCAGTAAAATCGCATATAATATATGCAGGATTTTCATTATTATCTTTTTTTACCGTATAGCTTCCTTGTAAATAATCAGTTCCTTGATTTAATTTTACAGATCCTTTTTCTAAAAAATAAGAGTCATAAGAAAATCTAACACGAATTTTTTGATAAAAATTCCCACTTGTGGTATTAGAAATATTTGAATTATCAAACTGATTATAGGTATCAATACATAGCGGAAGTGAAGGATTTTTATACTTATAAGTTTTATTTTCTGAATCCGTCCATTCCTCTTTATAATCAGATTCTCCTCGTTCTAGGTCATCATAAGGAGTTATTGAAAATTTTAAATCACTATTTAATGGTAACCCTAACTCTCGAATTTTAAAAACTTTTGTTGTAATTTCTGACGTTGAAAGAATTCCTTTATTTACTAATGTAATAGTAGTACTCCCTCCACTTACTACTAAATCGTAGTAGCCTTGTTTATTTCCTTTAATTTTAAAATGAATCTCTTCTAAACAAGTAGGAATTTTATTATCCTTTCCTGGTTCAAACTTAGAATTATTTTTAATTGTTGACGTCTTATCCCAATAAAGCCACCAACTATTTATGACTGGTTTTGTATTTGCAATAACTTCTACAGTTGTATGGTCGCTACTATATTCCTGCCCATCATAGGTCCAGAAATAATAAGTTCCTTCTTCGGCGCCTGGTAATTGTCCATTAACTATTGCCGTCCTAGGTCCAGTAGTTGCCGTAGCATATCGAACTTCGCCAGTATGGCTACCAAAATTTAATTTTCCTGGAGAAATAGTTTTTATTGTTGTAGAAGTTTGGGTTGATTTATAAACAAAAGAACTCTTTGAAACTGATGGCTTGTTGGGTCGAACATTAACCATCAATTTATAATCATAACTTGACGATATTAAACTAGTTATATTATACTTACTTTTCGCTACAATTCCAACTCTTAAATAATTCCCCCGACGTTTATCAGTTATTGTAATTTCAAGTGATGAATCGGTTGTAGAGTATCGACCACTATAAACTGTAGTGGTTGGTCTAGTATTGTCACTAGAAAAATAATAATATACATCATAACCAGTAATAGGATTATTGGTCCCTGATTTCTGTCCCTTCCAAGTAACAACAACCTTATCTCCTGGAACAAGATAATACTCTTTATTTTTATCCACAGAAGTTTTATTTAATTTAAAAGTAATCTCTGTAGGACCAGTACAGTTTGTATAAAGAGTTAAGCTTGGAAGTTCAAAACTTTTTTCCGAAGACCATGTGTTTCCACTTTCATAAATCCATCCATAGAATGATGAAATGGTAAAAGTTTTTGTTCCATTTGAATCATGTTTGATAGTTAATGTTCCACTACTAAAAGTATGCTCCTTATAATCTGTAATATTAGAAAAAGTTCCACCAGTATATACTGTTTCTCCATTAATTTTGATTGGTCCCATTTTAAGAGCATTAGTATAATATTGATGCCCAGGATTAACTCCACAACTCCAATTAATAGTAGTAGAATTGGTACTGGATGAACTTTTTTGTACATTCCACCTTACCCAAAAATAAGTACCATCTAAAGTACTTGTATTTACCGCTCCACTTGTTGCCATAATTCCTCCTTTTACCGCAGTATTAAGAAATAGAAAGGCTCCTATTTTTATTACCTATATAAGAAAAATAGGAGCCTTAAACCTTATTTTATATAGAGGTTATATCCGATCTCTTTTTCTACTTCTTTTCCATTTTCTATTATTTTTCCTTTTACTGCCCGATATTCCATAGTTCTACCAAAAAAGATATCTTTTTGAGCTTCAAAAGCTTCATAACTACTAATTTTTTCATTGGAAATTAGTAATTTAGATTCTCCATTTATTTTATTGAGAATATCAGTTTGAGAAAAATAAATACCACTATACAGCAAAGACCAATTATTAGTATCATCTTTTCCTAAAAATTCCAATTTTTTATCTGCTAAAGAAAACTTTTCTTTTTCTGATTCTAATTCTTCATAATAAGTAGTTATATTTTCTTGATTAGGAACTTCTACAATAACATAAGACCCATCTTCATTTTTTTTGTAGTAAGTTTTTCCTTCAACTAAGGTAGTATCTTTTGTTTGTATTTTTATTTTAGGAAATATTTGATATTCATTTCCAGAAAAAACTATATTATTTTCTGATATTGAAATAAAGTCTTTGTTTGGTGTAGAAAATTTATTTCCATTAATTTGAAATAATACTTTTTCTTCTCCATTTATATCTTTTTCTGTTTTAAAAATAATCCCTTGAGAAGTATTATAAATACTTAGCCCGCCACTTTGATTCTGGTCTTTATTCCAACCATGGATACTAGCAGTATAAATATCTGCACCATAAATTTGACTACCAGTAATTGTACTATCAGTAAATACCGAATCCGTAAAAGTACCAGCTTTTGCATATAAGTTACCTTTGTCAGTTACTTGAAAAGGAGCTTCTCGAATTGCCTCAGCTTTATCAGAACTTGAGCCAGCCCAAAAAACAATTTTTTGAGTATCGTTATCACTTTTTTGGACTCCACTTAGTGTATTAACACCAGCGTAAGTTGGTAAACCCTCAGAAGGTACCTGAGTGGTTAAGGTGCCATTTAAATATACATTATCTCCATAAAGGCCATACCCACTTTTTCCTATTGCTGTTAAATCTCCTAAAAATAGATTGGGTATCTTTGGATAACTAGCCTTTCCCTCTGAAGATATTATAGGAGCAGTAACAGTTAAGCCGCTTCTAAATAAATGACAGTCTGTTGCTATAGAATTTATGCTGTTAGGCTCAATAGAACTAATTCCAATTAAAACTGAATCATCAAGAATTGTACGGATTTGCTTCTCATAATATTGCCCTTCACCAAAAGGTTCTCCTTCAGTAAATGAAACTTCGATATAATCATTTCCATTTAGTTTATAATAAATTTTTCCTAAAAGAGGAGTACTATCAGTGGTAAGAGTGTAGTTAATATTAGTCTTTGAACTATAAAGCTTAGTGATTGAACAAGTTTCTGAAAATTCTAACTTATCATTTGAAAAATCAATATAAACTTCCTTTTCAGACACAGAATTAATAATACCTTCAGTACCTTCTACCAAAATGTGATCGCCAGAAGTCAAAGACATTTCAGCATTGTCCTCAATAATAAAAGTATAAGTGGAAGTTATCTCATAAGTATTAGACGGAACCGGGGCTCCAACTTTTATTGTAGTTATTTCATAGGCACCACTTTCAGTTTTTGTAAAATACTGCTTTCCCTCTAAAACTATAGTGTCATTGGATAAAACATAAACTCTCGATTTAAAATGAGCAGTAAAAGAAGGTTTAAAAATCATCAATCCACCAGCAGATTGAACTGAAGAGTTTTTGAAAACGACATTTTCAATTGTGCCACCTTGAGCAATAACATTATTAAAAATGGCTTTATCTTTATCAATTGACCAAAGAGAAGAATGAATTGTTGGATTTTTATCATCGCCAGAAATTTTTATATCTCCAAATTCGAGAAGTCCACTTGTCTTTAATTTTAATTCTCCTGCACTAAGAACCACTCCATCATGAAGGATCGGATTTTGGAGATAGGCGACTGTTTCATCTGCTCCTTTGAATGAAATTTGATCTTTTACTTCTGCCCCATTACCTAAGGAGATGTTTTCTGCCATTATATTACCATTAGTGCCATCTAAGATAATATTTGTTTCTCCATTATCTTTTTTTGAAACTGATTCTAGTTTTTCTTCGGATATTATAAACCCACCAATGTGTCCCGAAGTTGCTGTTAAATCACCAGAAAAGCTACCACTAGCTCCAACAAGTTTCCCTGAAAATTGAGTTATAGTTTTTTCTTCATAAGTATTTGCAGGTAGAGGATCTCCTACTTTTAAAGAGGTATCTTCTTCATAGGCACCATCCTCATTAACTTTAAAGTATTTCTTATTTTCCTCTACTATCGTATCACTAGTTAAAACATAAGTTTTTGTATTAGCTTGAAAAACTGGAACTCCGGTACTATCAAAAATAGAAAGTCGCCCATCATTTTTAATAGTTATACCTTCAGGAGATAGAATTGCGCCACTTCCTTCTAAATATTCATCTTCTATTGTAAAACCGCCTATATTTCCCGATAACGCATTGATTTCTCCAGTAAAAGTTCCGCTAGTAGCATTAATTTCTCCTGTAAAACTACCACTAGTGGCGTTTATCTGTCCATTAAAAACTCCATTATTAGCAAAAATACTTCCATTTTCATAAACAATAAAATTATTATTAGAATTGAAAATTTGATTTGGCGAGTTCTCTGTTTTTTGTCCAAGATTTCCTATACTAACTCCGCTCGTAGCTAATTCAAAATAATTCGAAAGCTCTTCAGTTATTGGATTCTGAACTTCAGAAAAGGTTCCATTTTCATTTTTAATGTAATAAATTTTACCCTCTATAATCTTAGAATCTGAAGTTCCTACATATTTTGCTCCAGCAATTTGTAGCTTATCCCTCAGCCAAAGCTGGCCATTATCATCAGTTTCCATAGTAGTTATACCGGTATTATCTTTTAGTCGAAGGCCATAAATATCGTGAGAGATTTCTCCATCCTCAGTTATTTCTTTCTTACTATCAATTCTACCAATTTTGATACGTTCAACCTTATCTTTAGTAACACAAATATCATTGGTAGTTGAAATTTCAATTTGTTGATTATCAGTACCTTTGCTTTTTAGAAAAAATCCCTTCCAGGTCATTCCAAAAAGAGCGTCGTGCCAAATTCTATCTTCACCAACTATTGTTTTACCATCAACAACGACTTCTTTTTGAGGATTATAAGGGTCATCTGCTATTCCTTTTATTCCATACACACCATATTGGTCAAAACGAACAAAGTTATTAGTAACGATCCCTTTGAGAACTTCTTGATTAGTCGCTTCGTCTATCTCTCGAGTAGCATCATAAGCGTTTATACCATATTTGTCCCATCTGAATGAGGCGTGCGCGCCATCATAGATTGCGATGTTGTTGGTATTGATAGAACCCGAAGTTAGATATTGAGTTGCTACGCCTTCACCACGAACAGCATTCTTCCAAGTAACTCCACCGTCAGTAGATATGAAAAGTCCACCAGAAGTAAGCTTAGTTCGTTTTGAGGGATCTCGCTTATCAGTCAAAGTTAGACCAGTAGAATCCTGGAAGATTTCTTCATTTTGAGATTTGAAGACTAGTTCGTTATTTATATTGATACTATTCTGAAGAGTCTCGGTATTGATAACTCCTTTTCCTTCAACAATGTTTGAAGCACGATTATACTCGCCAGTAGAATACTGGAGGGATTGAGTCGTAGCGGTTATACGCTGAAATAAATCTTCAAATTGAGTTTTATAATTCTGAATTGTAAATATGTCCTTTTCAGGACTATCAAGCCAAGAAGTAGATTCACTTATCAGAACTTTTTCATGATAAGGAGTCTTCCAAGCATCTTCTCCTTTTATATATCCAAAGAATTCTTTATCTTCAATAAAGGAAATATCTCCAACATTAAACTTTTTACCCTTATATTCATCGAGAGCATTTAAACGAATCACAGAAATATTATAAGAAATTTTTGGACGTGAGCTCGTATAAGCAACACTACGGGCATCTAAATAGTAGAGATTTGGATCAATATAATCTTGAGAAGTCCATGAACCTTCTTGAATAAAACGAGAAAATTTTTGATAAAAGGCTTTTTCAAGAATTTCTTTATTCTTAATAATTTCTTTTAATTTCTCATCATACTCTTTAATTACAGTAGTTAAATTCTCTACACTTTTTTCTATTAGTTTTAAACTAGCTTGATTATTTTCTCGTTGATGTTGAGTGTTAATTAGACTAGAATAGGTATTAACTGCCTCGGTATTATCAGAATGTTTATTTAGATAATTGAGAATTTCTTTTTCTCTATAATTAGCAAAACCCGTCAATTGACACAAGTTATTTTTTAAAGTAGTAATCTCAGTTGCACTATTTGTTACATACTGATCATAAATAACTTGAAGAGACTTTTGTTTTGTTAATTCAGTTTTTTTTGCAGTAAGTTTTGAAATAATTTCAATATAATCATTATTTAATTTTTTTAATTGAATATAAAAACCTGATTTACCATTTTCTGGCTGATATAAATATTTATTAAGTTCTCCAGAATTTAAAAGTCCTTGAGAAATATAATACCCAAAATCTAGAATATAGTTTTCTCCATTTTCGTTCAAATCAGCGTCAGCAATCCGACAAATACCATTTTCGGCGTACTCGGTCGTATTTGGCGCGACCACTACTTTTGTTGTGAGTTGGTTACTGTCGATAGAACGAGAAATCGTTTTTAAGTCAATTCCATAAACAAAACCATATCCAAGGTCTTTGCCAACTTCCTCTTTGAAGTAGACTGTTTTTTTGGGAATTCCATTTTCATAGATAATCTTTCCAGTATTTTCATTATGGAAAATTTTGAATCTTATCCAACATTGAAAAGTTTCAGCTATACTTTGAAGAATATTAAAACGATTTGAGTTCTTTGCTGTAATACTTCTAATTTTTTCATAAAGAACATGAGTAGTATTATCATCCTTTTCTTTATAAATTTCAATTAGGTCTGTTTTTTTAGTAGTACCACAATAAAGATATTTAATATCTTCTTCTTTTTTATAACTGTCATTCGGAATAAAATATTTATAATAAGGAATTCCTATTGACTGAGTATCAAAATCTCCTATGTGAATTATTGCTCCATTATATCCTTCTACTCGTTGATAAAATTGAACTTCTTGTATCCAACTATTACCTGGCAAACTAATAAAAAGACCAGGACGAGCAGTAGAAATTTTAGTCTGTATATTTCCTTCACTATCTTTATAATGGTACTTTCCAAAATAGCCAGCAGTAATTTCTTTTCTAGGACGAGCTTTTTTTATTTCTATTTCAATTTGAAGACATTTTTTCTTTTCATATAAGGTTTGATTACCAGGAAAAGTATTGTTCTTATCAAAAATTCTTGTCTCATACTTACCAGTAGATGAATTTCGAATGTAATAAGTTGTTTCTTTGTTTTGCGTTGTATCAGGGGTTATAAAATAATAGTCCTCGGTGGTTGTTGCCACTATCGAGCAATAGCTATCATCTCGAAGAGTGTTGTGAACTGGTATAGTATTTTGAGTAGATAAAGCATTAAAATAATCTTGAATATCTACAGAAATTCCGTCAGTTATTGGAATTCCATTTTTGGGTTCTCCACTGTATCCAATAACTCTAAGATAATAATGTTGTCCTGGCTGAAGACCATTTTCAAGATATCCTGCACTATCATATAACCCATTATTAAAAACTACTACTTTATTTTTCCCAGTTTTTAAATAAGTGGTAGAAGTATATGTCTGTTCTAATTTATTTTTATTATAGAATAAAGGATAGAGTTGCCAGTTTAAGTCTCCCTGCCATCCATTTGTATTAATAAATTCCTTAGAGTTAGAAATTAAATTCAAAACAACAGTGGGGTCTTTATACTCAACAGTTGAATAACCTAAGACTTTGTTGTTGCTCTGGTCTTTATAGACATAACAATTTCTATTTAGCGCACTGTTGAATTCTTGAAGTTGTTTACGAACTAGGCGTTTTCCTCTATAATCAGAAAATACGATTCCCATATTTCCATCAAGGAGGGCTTCAAAAACGCTCCAATCCATTTCTACAGAGTAGCAATTATTTTCTTTTAGAAGCTGGCTATTGCTTTCTGTTTCATAGGAGGTATTATAAATAAATTGAATGTAGCTCTTTTTTTCTTGAACAACAGAGTAAAAGAGATAAATAACGCTTCCTCCAAGAATTTTCTTAGGCACATCGTTTTTATCTTTTACGTCCAAATCTTGAGTGAGAGTGGCACTATAAAGAGGCTCCTCAATAGTCTGTAAAATATGGTCACTATTATCAATATCAACAACCCAATCGGTTCCTTCAAGAACTTTTTTTGCCAATTCCTGCGCGGTTCCTTGATTGTTATTGAGTTTCTGGTCAAATTCTAAACTGAAACCTGTTTTACTTAGTTCATTGATATAAAGGTCTTCGCAAGTATAAGTAATTGTCTTCCCATTACTATCTTCTTGAATACCTTTGATAACGAAATCATACCAATGGTCTTCCCATTTACATTTTACCTTTCTTTCATTTACTAAAAGAGATATAAAAGGATTTTGAACTTTTTCACCAGTTTCATTGTCAATATAGGTATAATATAATTTAAAAGTTAATTTATTTGTCCCATTGACATTTCTCACAAGTTTCGGTTCAAGGACTCGCGCCTGTGATGTCATGGTATCTGAGCCAATTATACAAACTTTTTCTTCTTCGTAGTGTTCAGGAACTATACTTTGCCCTTCTCCAGTTTGAGGGACTAATCTATCTTCCCATAGGCTTATCTCATACTTATTTTTCTTCATAATAAGCCTCCTTAGTAGTAAATATAATCATACACAATTTCTGTAGGGGTCGCGCCAGTTATACTAATTTTTAATCCCTCTTCTTGAGGAGGAATTTTGAAGAAGTCTCCTTGAATAATATTTTCATTATAAAGAATTCCAGTAAGACCTTTTGTATTAAATCCTTCTATTAAATTTGTTTTGGTATTTATTTGGAATCCTGTATCAGTGCCCTTTAAACCAAAATTTTTTAGATTCAAAAATGCTTTTTTATCAGCAACATTTTGCTGACTTAATTCTATATTTATAGCATTACTAGGAGCGCCATTAAATTTTAGAATAAAATCAGCTTCACGGTCTCCAGCATTATATACTGAAATAGAATAGACTCCTCCTGTTGGATTTTTTGGGACTTTGTCTAATGTACCTTGTGCTTTCATACCAGATGCTTCAGCCCATTCCTCAATATTAGAATAAGTGCCTTGTAAGACATAAACTTCTTTTCCTTCTTTTTGAGTTTTCTCTAAAAATTTAAAAACGCTTTTCGCAAAAGGATAATAAGCGGTAAAAGTTAAAGTTCCTTCTCCTTTATAAATACGAGGTTCTCCCTCTTTCCCAAAACAAATATATTTCAATTGAGGATTCCCAGATTTTACCATATAATATTTATAAGGCCTTTCATCAAAAATTAGTTTTCCAAGTTCTTTTGTTCCAAAAACTTGTTGCAGTTTTCTGAATTGTGCTTCAGTTAATTCATCAAAAGCGATATTTATGCTAAATTGTCTTTGAGTATAATCACTCCCAAAATAATAAAAACCGTCCCCTCCAGGAACTTGAACAATTTTATCTTGACTAGTAGGAAGTAAATCTTCATCATACCTACTACCATCGCTAACCCGCACAATTCCTAATTCTTCGGAACGGTATCCATTAAAAGAAAAACCAATAAAATCTCCTTTTAACGCAATAGCCATAATGGTTTCCTCCTTTCCTCAAATTTCTCTAAGGATAAGTGAAGAAACCATTATGGCTTTATAATTATCTGATGAAATTTACCAAATTTACATTACGATACATCGCACTATCTGTTAGTTCTTGTTTAATTTTTTTACTTAGGTCTTCAACATCGTAGTCATTACTTAGTTCATCAACATTTATATCAATATTGAAATACATATCCCCAACAGATTGAGTATTATTTTGTAGACCTTTCCGGTCCATAATAGAACTTAAAATATCTTTTAGCGCAATGAAGTTCTCGGTATCGCGTGCATTCAAAATAAGTTCAGGATTAGATTTGGTTCCATCTAACCAGGCCGGGCCAGTAAAATCTGCGATACCACCAGTCTTATAAGCTGTTAAATCTTGCTTACGGAACCAACCCGTATATCCTGCTCCTAATTTATGATAACGAGTCAAATAATACCCATTATTTTCATCAATTACGGTGTATATTGGGTCATTAGCATAGTATTGACGCGCGCCACCACCGCCATAAGAGTCAGAATAAATAAGGCTATTAGAGTTTGCGCGGACTCTACTTCCAATAGAAATTTTCTTATTGGCTCTATTTGTTCCGCTAGAACTATTGGAAGAACCACTTCCATTTTTTGATGGAGCTTTGGTCATACCATTATAGGTAAAACCTCCAAGAGTAGAATCATAATCGACTCCTTTATAGATATTTCCCTTTGAATCTTTCCAATTCTTTCCATCATATTTGAGTTTTCTACCATTTTTAGTGGTTAATTTTTTATCTACTTTTTCAGCTTTATACATATTCCAATTAGCATAACCATTACTAGCAGAAAGGATAGCTTTTGAAATTTCTTGTTGCCAATTAAGTTTACCAAATTTACTCATTCCTTTCCAGCCTTCATCTTTCTTCAAAAGATTCCACAATTGAGAAGCTTGACTAAGTTTTCCATCTGCACTAAAACCAGTAGATAATAACTCATAAGTTTGATTCCAAAATTCACCATTTTTTGAGGCATAATCAAGCTGGGCTTGCATCAATTCAATTTGACGCTCCCGTGCTGTTTGTGCATCATCATTTTGCTGAGTTAAACGGTCTAGTTGTTGATCAATTAGACTATCTTCATAGTTTTGTCGGTCATCTCCTAGCTCTTCCTCAAGTTGCTTTATCTCCATAAGATTGCCATTTGAGATATCTTGACGTAGATAAGCTAGACGAGCCTCTTTTTCATTTAAATCTTCTTCAGTTTTGGTATTGTCTCTGATTTGACGCTGAAGGTCAATTGAACGTTGAATTGAATCTAGGATTTTGGAATTAGAATCATTTATTTTATCTGAAAGATTTTGGTAATCATCAATTAGTTGCTGTTGTTGATTTACGATTGCGTCATAAACCTTCTGCTCAAAATCGAGATAGTCCTGCATATCCTCCTTTTGGAGCTCAGTGACTTTATCTTGGAAGTCTTCGATTTGAGCGTCGATATCTTCAATTTGGCCTTCAAGTTCCTCTAGGCGACTAATGTAAGCTTCGATAGCCCCGCCCTTATTTTCATCTTTTACAGCATCAATAGCATTCCAATCAATTTTAAGTAAGCCAGTATTGGGGTCATAGCTACCATATCGAGTGACACCCCAATCTGCAAAGGACTTTATGAGTTCATTGCCATCGCTATCTTGGCCTTTGTAGGTCTCAGAAGATAGAGCATTTAATTGCGCGAGACGACCTGCACGTAATTGATTTTGAAGGGCGATTTCTTTTTGGAGGGATTGAAGTTGGGAATTATAGTTCTTGCGAAGTTCCCGAAATGTAGAGCCACGGCGTTCTAAAATGCGGTCATATTCTCTTTCGAGCTTTTCGCGCTGACGGAGGGATTCGTTTATTTTTTCGGTTAGGTTATAGAGCTTGTCGTAAGGATTCTCCCAGGTAGTTTCTTTCTTCTCAGATGAAGAGCTACCCGAACCAGATGACGATGACCCATTATCCCGCGAACCAGATGACGATGACCCATTATCCCGCGAACCTAAACGACCGCCTCCTAAAGAAGAAGATGTTGTATTAGAGGAATAGTTTAATGCCTTAATACCAGTAACTCTTGTCCAAGTAGACATACCATTCCCGCCACCTTGACGAATCCAGCCTCGAGCAGATAGCATTTCTTTATCCGCCTGTGAGTTACCAATAGTTTTTGTTTCATACTCATAATCAAGTTTAATTTTTGTTCCACTAATTTTTTCTAAAGCTTGAATAATAGGAAGCAATTCAGCGCTAGCGTCTTTGTTGGCATTTCTAAATTGTTCAGCCATAATATTTAGACCACTAACTAATCCAGAATTATCTAAAAGTGTTTTGACTTCTAAAGTTGGTTCTAGTTCTTCTATCCAATTTGCCAACTCGCCAACTTCTCCGCCAGCTTCTTTAATCAAATTTTGTAAATTAACAAGTTGAAGATTATTTAAAGCTTCTCGTAGATTGTTAAAAGCTTGAGTTCCAACTTCTCCACCCTCAGCCAAATTGTAAATATCCTGAGCATATTGTTTAATAAAATCATCACTTAATAAATTTTTATCAACATTGAATAAAGTACTCAAGTCTGTTTTTGCTGTAGCTAAAGCGTTATAATAGTCAGTGCCAGCACTCTCGCCTTGAACTAAAGCATCTTTATAGGTATCAATACTATCAGCAGTTTTATCATACTGTTTTTGAAGTTTAAAGAGTTGAACTGCTTCATCAGCCAATTTTAGATTAAAGTTATTACTAGTATCTCCTGCTTCAGCTTTTAGTTTTTCATAGTATTCCATTGCCCCATTATATTTATTTAATTGAGCAGTCATTATCGTTATTTGTTCATCGTCAGTTAAACTTCCGGTAAAAGTTCCAAAATTTCCTGTTAAATCATATTGTCTTGAGGCAGAATTGAGCTTTTCAGATTGAACGGCTTCTTTGTTACTGGCCAAATTATCTGCCATGTTAATAGCATCTATTAGCTTATTAGCGATGCCTTCAATTGAAAGATTTGTAGTATCAATTTTTAATTGTTCAGCCATTTCCCGGATACGATCATCAGACAAACTAACGCCCTCTAAGCCATTCTCTTTTAACAATTCTAAATCATCTTTCAATTCTTCATTTGCTTCAATTATTGGTTGATATTTTTCTCCAGCTACTACACTCTCTTGTAATCCTTCAACAATAGTCTCTCCAATCTGCGCGACTTTTTCATTTATCTGTCTCAATAAATCATTACTGTCTTTTCCAACATAAGTCCATTCATCAATCCCAGTCTGTAAGAAATCACTATCCGCGAAACCGGCACCTACTAGACTTTCCTTATCACTAGAACTAAAAGTCTTCTCGCCGTTTTCAACCAAACTCCGAACCTCGCCAAGCTTGGAAATTCTCTCATTCAAAGATTGAACCTGCTCCAAACTCGTAATATAAGGCTTAACAGCAGTATCAGCAGTAGCCCAGAACTTCTCGATTTGAGTCTCATCCATTCCAAGATTCTTCATGAATTCTTTTGCATCAAGAACTTGAACGGCATCAGAAAGGTCAATTGAGGAGAGATAATTTTCAAGACGTTTTTTCTCTTCTTTTTGGAGACCAGTATCATTAACTGCTTCGTTGAAAGCTTTTAGATATTCCTTTGCACCTTCAGTAGTCATCTCACCAATTTGCTTTCCTAAAGACTGAATTATAGAATATCCCAATCCATCTAACAAATTTGTGTCAAGATCCTTATCAGTAAAAGGTTTATATAAAGTAGTTATTCCATTAGTAATTTCATTTCTTGCAGTAGCCATCATAGCATCAATTTGTTCAGGAGTAACTCCAAGAGCTTCAGCTAGAGAACTTTTATCACCTTCGCTAAGGGTAGTTTGAAGTAATTCTTTCATTTTTTCAGGAAGTAAAGTATAGTCTCCAGAAAAAGCACTTATCAAAGCTTGATTATTACTACTTAATTTACTAATTTTCTCTGCCTGATTTCTGTATTTTTCCATAGCAGATTGATTTGCTAACGCTTCTTGGATTTCGGTATCTCCTTTTCCTTCTGCACTCCCAATTCCAAACAGCTCTTCATATCGAGCCTTTCTTTTACTTGCTGTATTATATTTCGTTACTGCCTCAGATTTTCCTTCTGATTTATACTTTTCTAAAATTGAATAATAACTACTGTCAGATTCTCTATATAGTTTGTCCTGTAATGCCAAATTAGCAAAATTAGAAACAGCTCGGTTATCTTTTCCTCCACCAAGAGCTTTTAATTGAGCGATATTACTTAATTCATAAGAGGCTCGTTTCTGAGCTTTTTGATTTTTTTTCTGCTCTTCTGTCAAATCTTTATTTGCATCTATTTCTTGATTATCAACTTCCAATTGACCTTTAGTTTGCTCCAAAGTTGCCATTATCAAATTATCTTGAGCGCTTTGTAGATATTCTTGTTGTTTTTTTAGTATGTCTTCCCAATTGCTTACTGACATTTTTCCAGTTGTTTCATCAATAGCAATTTCCAAATCTGGGAATTGAGATTTTAAATTGAGAATTTCATTATTGACCTCTAAAAGTGCCTTCTTCCACTCCAAACTTCCTTGAGTTAAACCTTCTAAACTAGAATTCAATTTATCAAGATTTTCTCTTTTACTTGCTAATTCATCGTATGCTTTTGATGCCTCATCTGCTGCCTCTTGAGCTTTTTTTGTAGTTTCTTTTAGCTTTTCTAATTTTTTTTCTGGGGAGTTAGCATTAACAGTGGCTAATAAGGCAATTAAGACACCAACCATTGCTACTATACCGGCTAAAACTGGGTGTGTGCTAGCTAAAGTCGTAATCGTGGTTAGTATTTTAGGGCCATATTGTGCAATAACAGGTATAATCTGTCCAATTGCTACTAAAACTCCACCAATTGTTGCCAATGTTGAAGCTACTTTTTCTCCTTCTTCTCCAAGCATCGAAAAAATACCGGCGAGTGCCATAAAAGCTCCACCCACTACGGTTACTGTAGTTCCGAGTTTTTTAGCATTTAGTTGAGTCTTTTCTTGAGCAGCAGAACATCTTTCAAGAAATTCAGTAGTATCTTGAACGGAAACTCCAAGTTTTTGAAGACTCTCGCTATATTCTTTATTTGTTATAACTCCTTTATAGAATTGAGAGTTTAGCTCCTGTATCTGTTGTGCCATTTTGTTTTGCCAATCTAAATCAGCGACAATATCAGAATTATTGAAAGAAATGGATTGAATAGCATCTTCAGTAATTTTATCTAATTCTTTTCCTAATTGATTTTTCTTTGTATCTATACCAAGAATATTTTCTAAAAAGAAACCACCTTTTCTATTAGAAGCTTTGAATGACTGAAAACCATCAGAGAAGCTTTTTGCCATTTCTTTTCCTTTTTGGACATAAGAAATCTTATCTTTATTTCCATTTCGAACAGTTTCAACAGTAGCCTTATCTCCTTCTTTCAATCGGACTTTTCTTTGAACAAACTCAGAAGCTAACACCTTATCCATTAGGTTCCCGCCAAGTTTGAGTCCGCCCCATACCGCGCCGAGTGTCATAACACTCTTGATGAGACCATGACCTCCAGATAGACCATCAATCAACTTATTTACAGCAGTTAACAAAACCGTCAAAGTGTCAACTGCCCCTTTGATAATTACATTATTAGTGAGACCCATAGCAAACTCGTCCCAGGCATTTTTCAACTTGGTTAATTTAGCTTCTAAACTCTCTAGGGTCTTTTCGAATTGACGTTGACCAGAACCAGCACTGTTATAAGCAGAATTGACAAACTCCGTTGTCTTGGCATAATTATCCATCATAGCAATAAAACGAGATTGCTGACGGCTACCAGATGCCATCGTCGCTATATAGCGCTGGGTGAGGACATTCAAGTCATTCCAACGGCTAGACAATCTTAGTAAAACTTGGTCGAGTCCTTCTTCACCTTTTAGAAAGGCATTCATTGAAATACCAGCAGAACGAAGAGCAGTTTGGACTTTGTTTACATCAATTGTTTCGCCCTCTTCATCTGTTCCACTTAGCTGACCTTTCGTATAGAGAGATTTTACTTCGGCAAATCTGGCGATAATAGTTTTGAGGGCTGTACCAATTGTCTCAGGGGCTTCACGAGTAGCTTCAATACCTTGAGTTAGGAATGAGGCAGTTGTTTCAAACTCCATATTGACGTTATGAGCCAAAGACGCTACCTTACTCATAGCAGTAGAAATTTCTTGAGTGTCAGCAGCCGAAATCGCGGCCAACTCAGAGTAAACATCGTTGACCTTTTGAGCAGATGTTTCACTCAATTCCATATTGAAACCACGAAGCGCACTCGTCATAGCATCTGTAGCGTCCTTAGCATCCATTCCAGCTACAGCGGCCATCTTTAAGGTTTCATTGGCCAGTTTTAGCGAATTATCGAGGTCTAGACCCTGTTGGACATAAAGAGTAGTCGCGCCATAGACATCTCTAATAGATTTTCCTAATTGATTAGCTTGCTCCGTAAATTTTGGGAGTTGTTTCCACATATCCCCAACAGAAAAATCAGAGACTACAGCGATTTCGGTCATCGCCTCATCTAATTCTTTTACTGTTTCAAAAGCACTCTGGACCGCTCGCCGGAAAAGTTGAATTGCTCCAGTTATAGTAAAGAAACTTAAAACCTGCGACTTCAAATTAGCAAATTCTTGAGCTCTTTGGGAAGCCAAATTGAATTCATTTCCAACTTGACCGACTTTATCAGAAATCTGTTCCAAAGAAGGGGTTGTACCTTTAATTTCAGTTTTTAATTGCTGTAAAGCAATATCAACAGCATTGACTCCATTTTTTTCTAATTGTTGGAGACGATTTGTAAGTGTTCCTACATCATCAACACTGACAATTCCTTCTAAACTAATCCCTAATTGTTGAGCGGTTTCTTTTAAAGTTTCAAAAGCTTTGCTCTTTTCTGCTAAATCTAGTCCTTTCCATTGAACAGTTAGGGCTTCAACGGCTTCATTTTGAGTTTTTAGTTTTTGATTAATTCCGTCTAATTTTTCTTGAGTTGTTAGATTGTTGAGGTCATTTGTTAGTTTTGTTTCTTCTTCTTTAAGCCTAATTACTTTTTCTGTAATATCTTTTAGAGCAACTTTTTGTCCATTGACATCTACTTTTGTGGAACTTTGATATTTTTTACCAGTGACTTCAGTTGACCATCTATTTTTCTCATAAACTTCAGCCGTTGCTTGTTTTAGTTTATCAGCTTCTTTTAGTTGCTTTTTTATATTTTCTAAATTAGTAGTTTTAGTTTCTATTACCGATTGTGAGGTCAAACTCTTTTTTTGTTCTTTGGATAATTCTTTTTGAATATTAGATAAATCTTTTTCAGCCTTTTTGAGCTCATTTGTTTTACTAATTGTTTTAGCAACAGTTTTTTCATATGCACTTAAAGCTGAATTTGCTTTATCTATTTTTTGCTTTTGGTCATTTGGTAGGAACTCCAGCTTTTTCTTGTTTGAGCTAGCCTGTAATTGTTCAATTTCTTTGAAGAGTCTTTCCACTGCTATCTGAATTGATGAAGTCTCTTTTTCTATTTTTGTAAAATCAGATTTTACAGTTAATGGCCTCTCAGCTAATTCTTGAAGTTTTTTTATTCTATTTTGTATATTATCAAAATCTGAAACTAGAGCTTGCCCGCTTAATCCACTCAATTGTACTTTATTTAGCTGTTGTTGCAACTGAGATACTTTTGATTGGACTTTTCCAAGCTCGGCATTAATATCAAGAGATATTCTAATTTTCTTATCCGCCATTCCTTTTCCTCCTAAAAAATAATCAGCATTAGCTAAAAACTAATGCTGACTACAGTTAGAAATCACTATCTATGTCATTGTTCAAAAAGTAAAACTCACTAACATATGAATTTCCTCTTGACCCCACTGGAACGCCAATTCCTTTGAAATTGACTACGACAGGTGTAGCTTGCGCGCCCAGCCTTATAGATAAGCCAGTCATCAATTTTAGCTTTGGGATTTTTATAAGTCCCGTAACTACCTGACCAGTAGTATCATCCTTTACTCTTGTTCTACCTTCCAATTCAACAAAACCATTGAAAAGTCTATTACCAACTTTTACGACCTTCGCGCCTCCTATGTAGTTATAAGTATAAGATACTATAACTTCTTTATAAGGCTCGTTAATTTCTATAACTTTTTCTTCTTTGGATAAAGGTAAAATTTTCTTTCCAGTTTCTTTTTCATAAATAAATAAATCTACTGGATTCTCCTTCAAATGAATTTTGTTCTCTTCATCACTTTCTAAAGTTTCCATTTTAGTTACTAAAACTGGTTTATCTTCCTCAATTTCAAAAAGTTTAGAATTCGTCATAAGCGCGAACTGGTCTTTTGAGAATACGCCTTGAGAAAAACTTAGGTCAATTTCTTTCGTAGTTTCCCAAAAAACATGGGGCCGGTTATCAAATCCGCCATTAGCGCTGACCCATCGCTTTATTTCATCAAGGCCAGCAATTTGAATTTTATCAAATTTTGCAAGGACTTCTTTTGTTTCAATGGTTCTATTTCCAATCTCTATTGGATAAGTAGCTTTTAGATAACACTGTTCCAATTCTTTGAAAGAAAACTCGTTCATATTTCCTCCTAAAAAGAAAACGGAGAAGGTCCTCCCTCCTCCGTTTCGATTTATTCAATTATTTGGTTAAAGAATACTTAATAAGTTTCATCATCTTGCCATCAGCAGGACGTAGAACCTTTAAGCTCATGCTGAAAGTAGAGGGATCGCCCTCGGCCTCCATGGTTAGAGTATTCTCAGAAGTTACCTTTGCCTTAGGAATTACTAGTTGGAAGAACTCATCTTCACCAGTATCCTCACTACGAGCATAGGTGTCACCAGTGCAATAATAAGTACCGGGGAAGGTTTCAACGGAAATAGTAATTTCAGCTACATCAGAAGCAGTGATCGTACCAGTCACATAAGCGTACTCAGTTGTTGTCCCATCAGTACCGTCAGCCTTATATACAGAAGCATTGGTCATAGGAACATCTTCATTACGAATCTTTACCTTACAAGTATATTGACCTTGAGTCTCACCGGCAACTGCTTCAGAAACCATGGACTTAGGAACAGTCTTAAGGATAGACTTATTAGTAGTACCAATTACAGGGTTACCATCTTTATCTACAGAACCAAACATGATAGCCATAGACTTAGCAGAGAACAAAGCATCTTCTAGAGTTACATTGATTTCCTTGCCATAGTCCCAAGTAATTAGTTCGGGGTTACCCTTGCCACCACGAGCAGAAGTATTTTCAGCAGTCTGCTCAGTAGTAGAGACTTTTAGAGTATCAAGATATAGAACGGGAGCGCCATGTCCAATGCTTCCATCTTCATTTTTTACAATCTTATAAAAGGTAAAATCGCAAACTTCCTTGATACCATATCTATCTAGGATAGAAGCCATATTTTATTTCCTCCTATTTTTTATCAGAATTATGTATCCAATATTTTGGTTTTACATCTTTACTACTCGCTCCAGCTAATAAGCTTCTTATATCAACTTCATATTTTTCCTTTTCTTGATATACGCTTATTAACTTAGAAAAAGTAGCATAACTCAACTCTCCAACTGTAAGTGGAGTAATTCCAATACCCATACAACAAATTGAAATGAGTAAAGTATCAAGTGTTAGTCCTTCTTTTTTTGCTTTTACTTTATCACGATACCGCGCTTTTGCCTTCATTTTTTTTATCTTTGGATGCTCATTAGGATTTGGAGGGTCGATACTGTCTTCTCCCACGCTATTTCTGATAAGATTTTGAAAGTCAAAAAAATTTTCACTGGTCAAAAAACGCAAATCGTCTAATGACTGCGCGCTCTCTAAGACTTTTTTCAAATCTCCAACTAAAATCTTTTTTTCTTCATAAATGAAAGAAACTGGTTCGTGAATAAAAAACTCAAAAGCTTTTATAGAAAGAGCTTCTACTTGTTTATTATTAAAAGAAGAATTCAAAAGATACTCTAATGGAGTTAGAACATTTGACAATTCCATTTCTTTCTCCATATACTCATCTTCAATTTCTTCTTGGGATAGGGTTAAAAGTTTTCGATAAACTAAAAAATTCTCTTCTGTAATAACCTGGCGAATGGTAGGAGAATAAATCTTACAAATATTTTGAAAATTCGCCGGTTCATTTATCACAAAATGGCAATCAATCATAAGCAGTCAAGTCAAAAGTCATTTCATAACAGGACATTTCATCAGTTAGGAAATTTATCTCAAAATCTCCTCCTTGAAGTTTACCTATTCCATCAATGACTTTCCCATTTAGACTTTTTTGAATTTCACCCATTATACTAAAAGGACGAAGATTTGTTCCCTTCATTTTCCATTGAGTCAAAGGAACAAAAATTTCAATAGCTAAAACTATTCTTTGAAATTCAATATTAGAAGAAAGACGCGCGCCATCAACGACTCGTAATGAAATAAGACTCTTTGCATCTTCCTTCGGCCCCATTCTAGGGACTATTTTTATAAGTTTATCAAAAACTTCATTTATAATTTGGTCTTGTGTAAGGTCTTTTTTCTCCAAAGGCGCCTTATCACTATAATACAATAACTTTAGTAAATTTTGATTAGTTGTTAATCTAACCATTATTTTCTGAAGAAAAGGTCCTAGCTCTTCAAGGTTTCTTACCATCAGCATTTCCTCCTTGTAGCCAGAAGTAATCTTCTTCGTTATCGTTTTCCTCCTTTTGAGGAGGAGGCGTCAAATCAAACTCATAAATCGGGTCAACAGTTACATATTCTACGCCAGGTGAAGATTGTATATCATAACCAGTTACTCGATAGAATTCTCGATATGGTTCTTTACCTATAATAAAGTAATCATCTTTTTTTAGATACTGTGTCAAAGGCATTATGAAGAAATTTTCTTTGAGATTCTCAGCATAAATAGTATCCATACGGCTACGAGACCTAATTTCATCTCTAAGCATATTATTTTCTTGACCATACATATATGCCCAACTTTCTTGTTCAGAACCATCACGAGAATGCCAAATTAGATAATGCGTCATACGAAGCATTACATAGCGATTATAGCCACTAGCTTTTATCTCCTCAAGATAGTAAACCATCCAAGGCTTGAGTTCATCGTTTTTATCCGGTATCATTAAAATTGTACCTGGCGCAAACTCAACATCAATTTTTACGAGCAAATAATGAAGAGTTTTGCTGTCGTCCTGTTTGTATCGTTCAAAACTTCCACTTATATACTTATTGTTATATTCAAAATCTACTCGATAAATACTTTTTTGAAGATAGAGGTCAAAATTCTGTTCGCGCTTACCTTGGATACGAGACTGGTAATCTAGTCCGTATCTATTTAAGCGTTTTTCATATATGTCAAAATAACTCATCTGATTTTCCTAATAAAGTCATACAGCTAAAAACTGTACTACGAAAATAATCATATCTGAGATAACGTAATGAAGAAATCTTATAATATAGAATATAGTAGTTGATAGTTCGAGAAGTTTCTGGAACTCCTAATAATTCTGTTAGAATGCTGTCCAGAAACTTCTCCCACTCACCTTTCTTTTCAAACTCACACAAAAGTCCGAAAAGTTTATTTTTCAATTTATTACTATATCCTTCAGTAAAATCAGACATCCTGATACTGCTCCGCGAGTAGTCTATATGAAAATGGCTTACGCTTTGGCGCGCGATAGTAAACTCCTTCTAAACGGTGAACTTTAGCTTCTTCCTTTCTTAGAAGTTCAGTAAATTTACTAATAAGATTAGCTTGGGAGAAATCTCTTTCCTCATATAAAGGCTTTACATTTTCCCAAGTTAGAATGGTTCGATTCAACCATTCACATTTCATATAGCAGGCAATAATTTGGATTTCTTCATTATCCAGTTCTTCAAAAAAGTACTGTTCGTCATGTTCAAGAGACTTGCGCGGGAACTTGAACCAAGGTAGCGCGCCGTCTAAGATAGTTAATAAGTCCTCTTCTACTTCTTCCTGTGTCCAGTTCAGCCATTCATCTTCGAGCATCTTAGACAGGAAGGCAGAATAAACTTTCTCTAAGGGGGTTCCCATTATTAGCCCTCCTTATCCTCTCTATTTAACTTAATAGCAGTTAGAATATCCTTCCCACAAGCCTTCTTTATAGCATCGCACTTACCGAAATCTCCTAGCTCATTCTTGATAGCGAAATCAGCCAAGGCTAGCATCTGTTCATAATTCAAAGTCTTTAGCTTAGCATCAAACTCAAACTGTGGCATAGCGGTCATCATCCGCTTCATATCATTATCACTCAAAACAATAATATTGACAGGCTCGGTAGCATCTTCGGGTTCAAGGCCTAGTTCCTTCTTTACCTCTAAATCTTCAATATAAAGCATCCCAGTATCAATCATATACTTGAAGCCGTTATCATACATCATTTCTTCCAGAGTTTCTCTTTCGATAGGAATGCTGGCACCCTTATTGGGCCACTCGCGCTTGAAATGTAAGTCTGGAATGTTCACGCTGATAGGACCTTGATGCTTACTAATTACTCTAATCTTCTCCATTTTAAATACTCCTTTTACTCCTAAAAATTTTTATATATAAATCGAGGGAGGGAGTTTGTCCCTCCCTCGAAGAGAATTAGAAACCATAAGGATTCTCAAAAGTTTGATTTATTGATGTATTCTGATAAATGCCCCAATTATGATGAGCTAGAATGGCGCAACCCATCTTTTTATAAGCATAAACTTCTAGAGAATTATCACGATTCTTGAAGTCATTGATTTGAGTATTGCCTTCTAGAACAACCTTTACTACCTTCTCTCCACCAGTAGGTAGAACATAAGCTAGCTGAGGATCAATCCAAGTCTTGGTATTGGTTTCATCAATAAAGGACTGAGGAATCTGAACAACAGGAGTTCCACGGAAAATATTGATGAATCCAGTATTGTGAATGGCATCAATATCCTGGGGATGATAAATACCATTAGTAGTATTAGCAATACCACTTACAATGGCGTCAGCACCCATAGCGCCAACAAACTCAGGAGAAGCAAAGATTACAGCACCATTGCCGTAAGCGCGAACAACATTAACTAGCTTTACCATCTTATCGGCTTCAAAGGTATTAGAAACTACCTTATTAGCATCAGGACGAGCAGAAGCATTTACGGCAGCGCGAAGAGCCTTATGAACCTCATAGAATACGGCGTCAGTTAGACCATCAGTTAGAACCTGCATAACCTCAGCCATTGTTTCGGCACCATCTAGCATACGCTCGAAGTCGATGGTGGCGCCTCCGCCGACGGCGTGGCCAGCTAGCTCAAAGGTGTCACTATCTAGACGGAAGGTCTCATACACACCAGATAGGCCAACCTGGGTTAGGAACTTCTTGGCGCGCATCTTGCCTAGACGACGCTTAAAGATAGCCTTCTGACCTTGAGGAACAGACTGAACCTCAGCGAACATACCGATAGCATCAATTACCTTCTTAGGCATAACCTCATCGGCAGTCTTGATTACGATATCATAAATATCATAGCGATTCTTCATAAACTGGTTTACGGAACCAGCTAGCTCCTTTAGACCATCTAGGAAAGCAGAATCCATATCTACATTCTGATTAGCATAGGTGGCAGGAACAGTACCCTTAGCGCAATGAAGGGCAATTTCTTGTAGTTCTTTAATAGTCATTATAATTTACCCTCCTTTTATTAGTCAGCTAGCACTTGTAGCTTGACGCCCTTTTGGCCATCAGGCATAGTGTCAAAAGCAACAACCTTTAGCTTGGGGCCAAAGGTGCCAGCAGTAGCAGATAGCTTGGTAGCACCAGAAGCATCAGCCATACCATATACAGGCGTGGTGGCACAAGCCTTTAGAGCGGTAATTAGAGCTTCCTCAGTGCTAAACTCGGTACTATCATAGCAAATGCAATTGGTACGATATTTATCGCCAACAGACAGGTAGCCTAAACGGGGGAAGAAGTCATCAGAACCATTTAGCTTGAAGTTCTTTAGACCAGGAGTCCGCTCATCATACATATGCTCAGTAGAATAAACTAAGCCAATAGGAAGAGAGCCATCTTTAGGTAGCTTTACGCAATGATTAGCATCATCAACAGCCAAAAGCATACCATTCTCAACAGGAATATTTGCGAAATCGGTAGCATTAGGAGCACACTGAGCCTCAATACGACCATCACGACGGAAGGCAACATTATTTAGCTCAACTTGACCATAGCCACTAATTACTAGTCTTTTTGTAGCCATTTTATTTCCTCCAATTACTTAACATATTTAGCTAAGACGGCATCTAGACCTTGTAGAGGCACGTCCTTAGGAATTAGACCTTGACGGTCGTTTTTAGAAAAAGCAGAAAAACCAGTCTTCTTCAACTCATAGGCCAGCTCTTTATCCAAATCAGATACAGAATAATTAGCGCTATTTTCACGATAAGTATTTAGAATTTCTTCACTTAGATGTCCTTCATACTCAGCGAATACAGCATCTTTCTGCTCTTTTTCAACCTGAGCTTTATACTCATTTAGAGAACTGTTTTCTTCTGTTAGTGTTTGGACCTGGGCCTGAGCCTCAGTATATTGAGCCTCAATACCAGCCTTCTCTGCTTGTAAAGTAGAAATCTCACTATTTAGTTCTTCAATTTTGGAACTAAAATTAGAATTTTCTTCTTTTAGAGTTTCAGCATTTGTCAAATCCTCATTTACAAGTTCATAGGTACCGCCATTCAATTGACGCAAAGTATCAACAGTCTGCTTTTCATTTTCGGTTACATCAATAATATAAACTTGGATACGTTCGCCTAGCTCAACACTATCAGTCTCATCATTCTTCGTATAATAAACTCGCTCATACTTACCACTCTCATAATTATAGGCTAGAGCATAGTCATCAAAAACTTCACAAATAGCATAGCTAACTGTCCAGTTTCCTTCCTCATTATACTCGGTGTTCAAGAGAGACCAAAGAGCATCATGCTTTTGGCCATCGGAAAGTTTGAAATTTATTTCCATAGTCTCTGTTCCTCCATTTTTAGTATAAATAGCTTCAATTTCTTGAATCTTCTTTATAACTTTATCAATACTAGTTTGAAGTTCGAAGAAGCTCGCGCCTTCAAAGCATGGCTCAACATCATCTCCTAAAACTTGGAGACCTAAAAAGCATCCTTCATCAAATACAATGAACTTTTGTCCATCGTAAATTGCCTGATGATATTTCAAAGATGGCTCATAAAGTTCCATTGATTGAGATTTCCCTACGATGTCTCCAGCTTCAGCATAAAGCGCAGTAAAAATTAGAACATCCGCACAAGCGTAAGTTCTTTCTACTCCGTCTTCATCAAGATGAGGTTCCCAGCTGATATTGGGATTTTCGGGAACAATTCCATAAATTCTTCCCTCGCTTCTTCGACTTCCATGGTCGGTGTAGTCATCATATTCATAGATGCCTTTGACCGGCGCATAAGGAAGAGTTTTTAGAAGTTTTTCCGCAAACTCATCCGTTATATAAGTACCGTTTCTATTACCATATTTATAGAAAATTCGGCACCGCGCCTTCGATAATACATCATTATATTTTTCTATATTGCCATAAACAGCGACTGGAAACTCAAATTTATTCATCTATATTTAAGCCTCCTTGTTTGTCTTTTGATGCTTCTTGTTCAATAGTAGTTTGTGCCTTTTCTTCCGTTTTCATTTCTGGACGTCCGGGTTCCCCAGAAGTTCCACTTTGAGTGTAAGCTGAATTTAGAGGCACTAACTTTTCTTGAAGTTTTTCAACTTCATTCTCAAGTTCCTTCATACTTAGAAGCTCTCGCTGATTCAAATCCATAACGGCGCCTGGTAAGAAGAAACTATATCCACTTTGAGCTAATTTAAAAGCATCGGTTAAATAATCACTTTGGTTATAAATAGAAACTGGTAGAATTTTATAAGTAAATTTTATATTAGAATTTCCAAAAAGTTTGGTTAGAAGCTCACTAATAAATTTTGAAATTTTATTAGTAATTGGCATCATAAAGCTTATATCATTTAGGATAGATGTAGATAAGGCTTGAGAACCAGTTGGCGCAAAGAGCTGGCCACTGACACTAGCTTCAGCATAAACATTTTGAAGCATCTTCTCTAAATTGTTCGAAACAGCATCAGATGAAGTTTTTGAGACAATACTATCTACATCAGCGTAAGTAGTTAAAACAGAAAGGTTTTTATTTCCTTTCATCATACCTACCGCGCCAGTGTGCATTTCAAGAGCTTCGTCTGGCTCAAAGAGAAGCGCGCCATCCTGTAAGTGAGGTATCTTCTGAATGAGAATTTTGCGAATTTCTTCCAAGTCTCTCTCTCTTTCGGTATCTACTGCTTCATCATATTGAATTGTAGCAGGAATAACGTTCAAGAAAGTTGGATTCCCCTCTTCAAGAATGCTAAAGTAAAGAGTAGTATCAGTAGATAATTTTATCCAAGAAGTTTTAGTTTTACCTTTTTGATATCGACGATAAAAACTTATAACTTCTTTAGGATAAATCTCTAGAACTTGATTTCTAGTATCTTCATCGGTAAAATGGTCAAAATAATTGACATTGAATTCAATAATATCTCTACCATAAATGTCTCTAAATCTAGATTGACAGTAAGAGGCTGGTAGGTCAATCAAGACAAAAGACTCCTTATCCAAAGATGAAATTAGTCCATAGTATGCGCCGTCAGTGAGGGCTCGCGTTGTAATTTTATTATATAAAATTGGGGGATTTATTTCATCTAAGTAATCCAAAGCTTTATAGTATCTTTTCTGAGTAGTCTTGTCAGAAAGCTTTTTCCCAAAACTTACTTTTGGAATCAAAAGGTTCGCGCACTTTAAAAGATTAGCATAATAGAGGATAATAGCACGATATAGGCCATCTTTTAGGAAATAATTCCTTGAAAGTTCTCTTTGCTCTGATAAAGAGCCTGAATTGATAATATTATCAATTTCTTCAGGTTTGTAATCTTTTAGAGTGCGGGACCGAGAGCGCCAAGAAAGATAATCGTAGTCTCCATAAACTTCATCATTTTTAGAAACCATTCCACTTGATGCTCTTTTGAAGGAGGCAAGGTCAAAATTTCTTTTGAACTCGGTATTTTGTTGTTCCAAATTATGCCCCTCCCGTAAAGAATATTAGATTGCGTTTTCCGGCGCCCCGTTTTCGTTGTTTTTTCATTTGTGCTTCTTCAATTTCCTTAATGCGCCATAGGCCATAGGCAAAAGCATAATAGCGGTCATCATGGAAACGTTTATTTATCGCTTCAAGGACTATATCCATACCTACATTTTTGACGCGAAGATTACCCATTTCTTCAAAAAGTTTTGTTGTCTGCTCATGAGGAAGTAATCGTTGGACTCGCTCGCGCATTGTCATTTTTTGACCAAGCTTTGTCCCAAGAAGAGCGTTGCGCGCTTCTTGCTCACTAATCAAAAACCGAACCAATCCACCATTCAAACGAGAATAAGCATTTCCATTGATTTTTGATTTCAAAGGTCCATTAGCTTTCATAGAATATAAAATAGGAATAGAGTCTTTAGGTTGAATTTTTTTGTAATCATCGTTATTGAAAAAGCCGTATGCAGGAAGCTCACGACCTCGCGCATCTGTATGAGTTTTTATCATCTCATCTGCGAGGCCTAACATTATTTTCCGTATAAGTCGTTAGTTTATACGCGTTCTCTTATGAACTGCTATATGTTTCCATATAGATAAGACTATATCTTTACTCTTTAAGAGTACCTTCCATTTCGGACCACTTGGTCCTACTCCCTTTCGGGATAGTCGTTGAGCGTTCAATCAATCTCTGATTGCTTCGTTGCTGATTGCCCTCGTCTTTACGTTAGGGGTTCCCAGCAGTTAAGAAGGTTTTACTTGAGCATAGGCGTCTACCCAAGCCGTTGCAGTCAATCAAAACTTCTCTAGGATTGTATCTCTCAATCAAAAGTTTCAAATCAATTGCCTGTTGTGTAAAAGTTTTTGTCTCTGCTTGTCTTCCAAGAACTTCAATATTGACGAGAGTTGAGTAGTATTTGTCATTCTTGATGTTTACTCGAAAGATACAAGCAATTGTTGAGTCTTGTAAGCGTCCTACGTCTACACTGATAAAGTAGAAACAATTCTGTTGGTTTCTAAATTTCTGAGTAAATTCTGGATTTTTCTTTGTTCGATACTTAGAAAGTTTCTCAAAATCAAACCAAGACTCTTCACTTCCTCCAGCCCAAGTTCCCATCGCTATCTTATTGCTCTTGCGGAGCACTCAGATTTTCATCTGAAGGCGAGACTATATCTTCAACATATCTCCATACAAAACCATTACTTGATTTTATTTTTCCTCGACAACATTCACTAATATGTTTAGAACTTCCACCAATGGCTCGAGAAGCCACCCCACAAGAAGGATAAGTCATAATATATTTTCCTTCTTTAGTATATTGATTTACTGCTTTTGCTTTTCCAGTATTTTTATAATTTTTTGTCTCTCCGAGCTCAGCCTCTTTTGACCAATAAAAACCTCCACTGAGAGTTTTCACCTTTTTATTGACTTCTTGAGAAATCATACTTATGCTCAAACCTGTAGCTTTTGAGGCTTCCTTGATTGTTTTGTATTTTGCAATCAACTTTTTGTCTGGAGTAAAACAATAAATAGGGGGAACAGTTCTTAATCCCGTATCAAAAGCGTGTTGTTTATTTTCACTAGAAGTTACCCATTCAAGATTTTCAACACAGTTGTTGAGTTTATTTCCATCAATATGATTTACTTCTGGCTTATTGTCAGGATTAGGAATATAAGCAATGGCAACCAAACGATGGGCAGGAATTCTTTTCATCTTTCCATTTGGCAAAGTAATATTATAAGAAAAATAGCCATGAAGATAATTTATTTGTCCTTTTAAGAACTTTCCTGTAATACTATTATAGCATTTCCCATCTTCAGTTATATAGTATGTGGTACTGATGTTATCAACAATAATTTGTTTCATAACAACAACCTCCTTTTTTATGTTGTATTGTGCTGGCTTTGCAATAAAGCCGTTAGTCGTTGAACCTTCCTCTTCTAGGGAAGAGGCTCGGCTGCTGATTGCCCAATCTAAATAATTTTCAAACTCTCACGAATAAGCTTACGCTTTGCGTTGTAGTTTATTTAGCTCTAAGGGGTTTCCAGCAATTCTCAATATTTTAAGAGTTCTAGTTTAGTTAAAACTCTGATGCGAATGTCATTTCATTATAGGCTGAAGACATCCTCAATTTCTCAACGTGTTTTTTATCAACCAAGCCATGCTGGGCAGGAATACGATAATCTAGGCCCATAACAAAAGCTCTTTTTGGGTCAATTATTGCTTGTATCATTGTTTCTATTAGAAGTGAATAAGCATAGGAAGACTTCATACCTGCTGAAGTTCCAGCAATAACTTGCTGATTACAAACTTCATAAGGATTTACTAGACCATTTGCATCACGCCGAGAAACGTTTAGTTGAGGAAGTATAACTTCGGAAATAATGTCGCCATCGGCATCGCGCACTTCGTCGAGGAATGTTGAGTGAAGTCTGAGACCGCGTGATGAGTCCGTAGCGCCCTCACAAGTAAATTTGGAGCCATTCTTGAAGTAAAGCTCGGCCACATCTTTTGAAAAGTTCATGTGAGGTTTCCCCATAAAAACTTCAAGCTCTTTTTCAAGTAGAGGCCATATCTTTAAAATTTCCTCTACCTTTTGGCGCATAATCTTAACGCCTTGGGTTTTTACGGGCGCGACTATTGAGCATTTATGATTGGGGATAAAAACGCATTGGAGATAGAGTCCGAGAACGCTTAGGAATGACTTTGAGGCCGCGCGGGTTGCGGTAATATAAATTTGATTATAACGCATGAGCGCGCGCAGAAATAAGCGCTGATAAGGAAACAGGTCAAACTGCGAGTCGGTTGGTTTTATCGTATCCAAATAAATATCAGGATAAACTGTATAGAGTTGAAGCTCCTCTTCCAGAAACTTCTCATTTCGCTCTAAGAAATCCTCAGTTATAACAACTCCTTTTTCTAATTCGACCCCCTCTCTAAAGAGACGATTTTGGGAGTTATAAATTGAAGTGGGGTCGCGCAAAGTAATTACAGCCATTAGAGCGTTCCTCCTGCATCAAACTCCTCACTTTCATCCTCTTTGAAAGCTTCAGCTTCATAGACATCCGCATCAAAGTTATCTGCTTGAAGGTCATAAAAGTTATCTGCTTGGGCAACATTCTGAAGAGCCTGAAGTCGCGCGGTGACCTCATCTCCAAGACCACCTTCGTTTACATATAAACGCTGATTCCAAGCTTCAATATTTTTCAAAGTCTCATCAATAACATCTCTAGTAGTATTATCATAGAATTTGTTTTGGTGTCCGCGCTTTTCGAGCCAGAACATTAACTCTCCAATGCTATCAAAATCGGTTGCGTTTTTAACTGATTTAGGAGTAAAATCTGCCGTCTTCACAATCTTATCATAAGATGAGAGGAATTTGTCGACATCTTTATCGCCGGCGCGAATTCGTTTGTCTATTTCTAATGAAAGCTTACAGAGTTTTTGAGCTTGGTCAATGGCTAGCGCGCCAGATACATTTTGAGAAAGAAGCAGGCCTTTATAGAGGTCCTCTAAGTAATAGAGTTCATCATCATCGTAGTTGCCTCCCCAGCGTCGGCGCAACTCCTCAAAATGTTTCTCCTTTACCAATGGAATCTCATCCTCAATAAGTCCAACCTTTTTTAGTTCGAGATATTGGGAGTTATAACTATCCCATCCCAAATTCTTATATTCTTCTGTTGCAAAAACTTTTGCATAAACGCCCCAAACAGTATCATCAGAATTCAAATCCCGTAATCTCTCAAACTCTTTTACGATAAAGGGGATGTCGGCCCATTGACAGACTTTATCGACCGCGCGCCAACTAAAATCATTCTGTTTGAGGTAATGAGTAATGCAATCATTACAAATGGGAAGTACTCCATCTGGGTAGAAAATCGAGTGGGTTTTTGTGAAATCTTCTTCTAATTGTTGTTGCTTACAACGCGGGCATTCTTTTGTGAGGAATGCCCGTTTTTGTTTGGGTATATTTGGTTGTAGTGGCATTACTACCAATCCTCCTTTTTATTTGTTGACTTTTTTGAGGATTTTTATGAGTTCGCGCTGACGAGGCCGAGATAGCTTCGAAAATTTTTGGAGTAAATCACTAAATAAGTCTGAAAAATCTCGGGCTTCGGATTTTTGGGGAGCTTCGTTATTGGGCGTAGTTGGCGCGGGCTCACCTTTTTCTTCGATGAGCCGAATACCTAAAAACTTACAAAGGCCCACGAACTCAATAGCCTCTAGTCCTACTAATAGCTCCATAAAAGTTTTTGTACGGTTATTTTTATCCATAGTTTTCTCCTTTAAATGAGAGGGGCTTCGCGCCCTTCTCTTTTATATCGTAATAGCCGGTCGCATTTCTTACACCGACAAGAATATCCATCACGAGAACTTTGTCTCTTCATAAAGTACTTGTTATCCAAAAGTAGAGTTCTCCCACAATCCTTACAGCGTTTGAAGTTTTCAGGGAAAAATAAGTTTTCGGCATGCTCACGATGTGCTGTGGCAGTCGCGCAAATTTTTAGGAGGGCTTTTTGGTGGAAAATAGTGGAGACATAGTTTGAGTTATAAGTTTTATTGTATTTTTTGTTGATGTATTCGACGATTGGTTGGTTTTGCTGGTGGGCCATTTTCAGTTGGAAAACGTCTTCTTCGAGGGGAGTCAAGTCAGCTAGGGACTTATACCATTCGAATGTTTCGAAGAGCGCGCGCAATGTACTTTCAAGAGGTAAGGAATCGAGTCCTTCTTCTAGGGTGTCCCAAATTTTTACCAAAGCTTGGAGATGCGCCAAGTCCTCAAAGTCAAAATAGCGAGAGGGGCGAGGAGCCCAGATTTGAGCTGAGAGGGCGCGCTGGTCTTTTTCGGTTTTTAGGTCTGAGGGAATTGGGAGACGCCCTTCTGGGAAAAGGGCTTGCGCTAAACTTGAAGAACCCTTGAGGCCGAGTGGGTAAATGGGGATATCAGCGTCGAAGGTTGGGGTTTCAAGTGGGTTATAGGTGTGGGGGATAAATCGTTGGAGTTTTGTTTGATAGAAGTCTTGAAGTGTAAATTGTTCGCGTCGTTTTTCGATTAGAAGGCGTTTTTGTTTTAGGTAGGAATAGGGATTTAGGAGTTTTGATTTTTCTTCGAGGTTTTGGAGTTCTTGTGGAGTGAATTTAGCGCGGAGGTCTTCGCGGACTTTTTCTTTTTTGCCGGTTCGAACTTCGTAGGTTGAGAGTTGGAAGTCGATTTCGTCGATTTCGCGCCAAAGAGGCTCTAATAGGGCGAGTATATGGGGTGGAGCATTTTTTCGAGCCAATTGCCTCGAAAATTTTTGTTTTGAAGTTTTGGTTGGGGTTTCACTTATGGGGCGGACTGAGTCTTCATTGAAGGCGGGGCTTTCGTATAGTTCGTCGAGAGAGATAATGGGTCGAGATGACCAGGTAGACTTTAGTTCGATATTTGCGCTTTTATCGGAGGAAAGGCCTTCGGAATTTTTGCCCCATAGTAGGTAGTCAGCGATTTTTTCGAGTTCAGAACTTGTGAGAGGTTTTTCTGCGTCGAAGTTTTGGACATATGTTTGGACGTATTCGGCGCGGGCTTCATCACTTGAAAGTGAGAAGTCGAGATTTAAACGATTCATTAGTATGCTCCTTATGTATAAGCCAAGGTGTAGTTGGCTCTTAGTTTCTATTTTTATTATATCATAGGAGAAAGGTTGGAGTCAAATTTTCGGGGAGAAAATAGGAGAAAATCTCGATGAGAATGAAATTTTTATCTCAGTGAGAAAATTATAAATTTTGTTTTTGATTTTTTATTTCGGTGAGAAAATGTTCCAGACCCGTTTTGGGAGGCGTTTGTCAAATTGCACAATTTTAGAAAATAACCCCCCTGCTATTTTTGTGCAGGTTTTTAGCTTAAAAATGTTGACTTGTGGCTTGGGATATGGTAACATAAGACCATGGAAAAGCGATCCGGCAACAAGCCGATGAACCTTGACAAGACAATAAAAAATTATCACATTGAGAGGAGTTTCTTATAATGAAAAAAAATTTGATTGAGTGCTATTATAGTCACGCCTTTACACATGACTATATTTTTGGTGTAGCTGTTCATGGCACGGTTTACATGGTAAAAAAAGCCTGTGATATGGCGGATATGGAACATTATTTAACTACACAGACCGCCAGCCGTGGGCAAGGGCAAGTACTAAAATTTGCCCCTACAACAGCTCAGAAAGTAGAGTTAATAGCCGACGGCGAAACAATTCCGCTGTGTTCTGTTGGATACCTTGAGGGGCTTGTAGCTAATAGCAAGTATAATCGCGGACAGATATTTGAAAAGCTGGTTACCGAATTCTACGGTCAGAAGTGGCAAGCTGACAACGTTCCATTTACGCAAGCTGGCGATATTGAAATAGCTGGCAAGCCCTATCAAATCAAGTATCAAAAAGCAAGTTTCCTGTCCGAGGGACAAATGTTCCGACTGATGAAAAAAGACAATAAGTAAAAAGAGCGCTGACCTAACGGCATGACGGGGAGAAAGGAAAACTATAATGATTAAATTAACGTTCTTTGTACACTGTTCCGGCTGGGCTGACGGCGGATATGAAAACACGATTTATTTTACGAGTACCACAGAAGCCCTTCACTGGTTAAGTCAAAAGCCACACTGTGAAATGATTAGTATTGAGGAAGTGACAGCAAAGGAATTTGCGGAGGATTACATTGGGGAGCTGTAAAGCTCCCCATAAAATAAAAAGAAATGAGGACACTAAAATGAAAGTTATTCCTTGCATGTATCATCAGAACGGCAACAATCTGTTGTATGCTATCTGCCACCCCATGAGTGCCGAAGCTACCGTAAAGGAAATGAATGAACTACTTCAGAATGGAGAAGGCAAGTACAACGGCCTTGACCTAAACGGCATTGACTACTTCTTTGCTGGTGAAGCCTATGACGAGGACTTCAGTCTATATGATTAAGAAAGGAGCTAAACACCATGAGCATTGAGAAGATGAGCGATGAAGTAATTCATAGATATGGTTATGAAGCAAAGCGAACCATTTCTTTCTTTAAAACAGTAGAAAAGGGAAACTATGAAAATATAGTTAAAGTCTACCAAAGAATCATGAAGTAAAAGAATAGGTAATCTTTACCTATTCTTTTTCTCTTTATCTTGCTAAAGACTGCCCGGGCACTTCATCACATTAAAGAGTTAAACTCCTGCCCGGGCACTGGCCTCGTCATTTTCTACAAAACTTTCTCAGAATTTTTTTCTTTTTTAGTTATTTTAACGATTGATTTTCCTATATTTTTTTGATATAATCTTTATAGAAAGTTAAGGAGGACGCCTAAATGAAGAAGAATTCTCAAGGTTGGTATACTTTCGCTGATGGTACTTGTACTTGGTTTTTTGGTCTAAGCGCGCAAGAGCTTAAGGTTGAAATTCGAAAGCATGGAAAGCTTGTTTGTTTTGAAGCTACAAAATAAAGGCTCGGTTTTTACTGCTTCCTTTTGGGTGAATTTGTTTTTTCTTTCACAAAGTTGCCCGGGCGCACTTTAACATAGTAAACTAATAAAGAAAAATTTTTCAGAAAAAATTAAAAAAAGACTTGACTTCTCTGAAAAAATATAGTATAATCTAATTACAGTAAAGAAGAAATGAGGTTTCTAAAATGATTGTTGTTGCTGTGCTGGGTATCCTATTTGCTGGATTTGCATGTGCTGGTATGTCCTTTGTGGGTGCGTGTTCGTTCGTAAAAAGCCACGATTGGCACCACGCTGCGGGAGCTGGGCTGTATGCACTGGGAGCTATGTTTTTTATCGGCTGGGTTTTTTCTATGGGCTGGTAAGGAAAGGGAATTTTTATGAGATTTTTTTATAATGAAGCTGTTTGTGAGGTTGTCACTGAGGATGAACTACTTTTAAATCTTTGCTCTAATTATTCGGGGGATGAATATATTGCTTGTTATCAAAAGATAAAAAGATACCTTGATGAAAATGGAGAATATTTTTCTTGGAAAGAATGTTTTCCCTCTCAAAACATCCGAAATCTTTTTGAAAGATAGCGCTTCGGCGCTATTTTTTCAGAAAAGAAAATTTAGACGAAGTTCGTCTAAAATAAAATTTCTATAAATTCTACTTGACAAATCTAATTAAATATGGTAATATGTAAATACAGTAAAGAAAGGAGAAATTTCTATGAATGCTATTGATTATAAATCCTATGAAACTCAATTTGGTGGGGTTCCCGAAGAAACCGAAATTGATAAACTTATCAAAATTCTTAACGCTCAAGGAGTCTGCTGTCCGATAGATTGGAAGGTTAAGGAATTATATGGCCGGCCACAGGTTATTTTCCTGAATCCGCAAAGTGAAGAACGAATTGGAGATGCCGTCTGCCACTTTGGGAGTTATGGACATGAAAGAGGTCTAATTGAAGTAATGGGTTTTCCATTCTGTGATGAAGAAGATGTCGTAGGCTTTTTAACAGCGGATGAAGTTATTCATCAAATAGAAATATGTTGTTAAAAGTTTTGAAAAGAAGGGAGGAAATTCTTCCTTCTTTTTCTCTTTATCTCGCTAAAGTGTGGCCCGGGCCGAGGATGACACGCACGGGGCAGTTGAATAAAAAAGAAAATAATACTTGACAAATAAAAAAATTTCTGTTATAATTTAGTTACAGTAAAGGAAAGGAAAAAGAGTTATGACTATTTATTTTGATATGGATGGCACGATTGCCGACCTCTATGGGGTAAATAATTGGTTGCATCGTATTCGTGCTTATGATGCTAAAATCTATGCGGAAGCTCGTCCCCTCTGTAATATGAACACGCTGGCGCGCAAGCTGAACAAAATTCAGCGAAAGGGTGTAAAGATTGGCGTGATTTCGTGGGGAAGCAAAGATAAAAACTCCGCTTTCCTTGAAGCCGTAAAGACTGAAAAAATGCGCTGGTTGCGCCAGCATTTGAAAAGCGTTTCCTTTGATGAAATTCATATTGTAGAATATGGTACGAAGAAAACGGATTTTCGTTCTTCTTCTGACGATATTCTGTTTGATGATGAAACAGGAAATCTAATTGACTGGGGAATGGGTGGTTTTCATCCTGACGCAATGGAAAATGTACTGAAAGTTTTAGCGAGATAAAAGAAAGGAGAATTTCTATGCGAGATTTCGAATGGAATGACGCTATTTGGGCGGTAGTAAGTGAAGATGGGACTTTCATTGGCGTTCCTTGTCTTTCTTACGAGGAAGCAAAAGAATTAGCGGTTCAACATGAAAATAGTCACATTTATGTGATGGATTGTTGGGGCACTCCTTGACTGGGCGCCGTTTCCTCTAAGGAAACAACGTGCCCGGGCCGTCGGCGATTTGCACAAAAACAAAACAGGAATAAGGCAAAACTTTGTGCATTTTGACACTTGATAATCTCCTAAAATCTGTTATAATAAATAACGTCAAGAGGGAACAGGAAGTTCCCCAAAAGGGCTTTCTGATTTGTTCGATAACTCGGTAACTAACAAATTTTCAAAGAAATTTGAAATTCCCTCTTGACAATCTCTAAAATCTATGATATAATAAGTATGTAATCAAGAGAGGAACCCCTCTTTTGAATATAAAAAATGGGTGGCGACCTATCCGCCGTATGAAAGGAGAAAATTATGACTAATCGTGAGTTCTTCAATGCTATCATCAACGCTAATGTGAGCGACGAGCTGACTGCTCACGCCACCGCTGAACTGGCAAAGCTGGACAAGCGGAACGCCCAGCGCAGTTCTAAGCCCAGCAAGATTCAGCTTGAGAATGAGCCTATCAAGGCACATCTGCTGGAAATCCTGGCCGTCAAGCCTATGACGGCAAACGAGATTCATAATACTGACCCCAATCTGTCCAGTAGCAAAATCTCTACTCTGTGTGGTCAGCTTGCCAAGGAGGGCAAGGTGTCTATTCAGGAAATCAAGGTTCCCAAGGTCGGTAAGCGTAATCAGTACAGTCTTGTGGCTGAATGAGAATTAGAGCGGCGAGAAATCGCCGCTCTTTTTTGTGACATACTTTAACACTTTACTTTGCTAAAGTCTGCCCGGGCGCCGATGCTTTATCACACTAAAGTAGTAAAGAAAATTTGAAATTCAAAAAAATTTTTGTTATAATAATTTTAGAAAATCAGAAAAAGGTATTGACAAAAAATGAAATCTGTGCTATACTTTAGGTACAATAAAGAAAGGAAGTGCTTTGAATGGCAAAGAAAAGTGAAGTCGTGAAAATGGATTTTATGCGTAAAGTCAAGGAATTTCTGGAAAATGAGGGCGAAACCGTTCTCCAGGTAAAGAGCGGAACTTTTTCGATTCCGTGGGCGCTGGATGGGGACGAGGGTTATCTGAACCTTACTTTCTCTATTCCTAAGGGTAGCCGTGAAGATGGGATTCCCTATGACGGCTACGATGAAGCGGAAAATTACCGCCTTGTTACCGAAGAAAAGGAAAAAGCAAAGGCAGAAAGAGAGGAGAAAAAGCGCAAGAAGATTGAAAAAGACAGGCTCGCAAGAGAAAAAGCAAAAGCAAAGAAATCTTCCCTTGTAGATACCAAGTCGAATGATACACGAATGTACGCAAGTGCAATTATTGGAAAGAAATTGGAAAAGGCGGAGTAAACCGCCTTTTCTTTTTTCAAAAAAACTTTAGCGCTTTAGCGTAGTAAAGAGCGCCCGGGCGCCGATGACACACACGGATGAGTTTGTGACTTTTTCAAAAAAACTATTGACATTTTGCCTTTTATATGTTATACTATGTATACAGTAAAGAAAGGAACTGATTTTGATGGACAAGTTTATTTTGATTCTCGACACTGAAACCACTAATTCTCTTGATGACCCTTTGGCGTATGATATTGGCTTTGGTGTCATTGACACTGAAACTGGCGAAGCTATGGAAACTCATTCTTATGTAGTGGCGGATATTTTTCTTGATAAGGAGCTGATGAGTTATGCCTATTTCAAGGAAAAAATTCCTCAGTATTGGGAAGATATTCAAGCTGGAAAGCGCAAGCTCCGCCGTTTGAAAACGATTCGTTTCATTCTCCATGACGTTTGTAAGCAGTACAATATAAAAATTATTTGCGCTCATAATATGCGATTTGACAATAGAAGTTGCAACCTTTCCCAGCGATATTTGACTTCTTCAAAGTATCGTTATTTTTTCCCTTATGGCGTTGTTCTTTGGGATAGTTTGAAAATGGCAAGAGAAATTTTTTCTCAAGATGAAAATTATGGCAAATTTTGTTATGATAACGATTATCTAACTAAAAGAGGTCAAAGACGATATACCGCAGAAATTCTTTATCGTTATCTATCTGGCGACAATTCTTTTGAAGAAGTTCATTGTGGTTTGGAAGATGTTCTAATTGAAAAGGAAATTTTCATGGAATGTTTGCATAGAATGCCAAATATTGATGGCACACTTTGGGGTTGACTTTTGTCGCCCCTTGTGGCCCGGGCAGAAGTTTCGTATAAATACAATCTAAACTTATTGACAAATAGGAAAGAGTGTGTTATACTTTAAGTACAATAAAAGAAAGAAAAAAGAGAATAAAAAGGAGGTCATATGAGAAAGAAAAAAATTTATTGTCCTGCAAATGGATGGGATTGTCCATACTACAAAAAAGGCGAATGTGGTATTGAGAATCCACTAAAAGAGTGCGACGATTTTGGCTATTTTTGGGACGCAGATGATGACTATATTTGTGAAGATGAAGAAAGGACGGCTTTTGAAAACGAATGAGATTTTATTATAATGCCGATATGAATGTGTGTGCCGAAGAAACTTGGGTCACAGATTATTTGTTTATGGGTGGGATGGTTGAGTCAAGAGAAGAGGCGCTTGAAGAATTAAGAACTAAACATGAAGTTTATGGATGGTTTGAGTGTGAAGTGTCGAATACTATTGCGGAAAAGTTTTTTTATTAAAAGGAGATTTAAAATGACAAGAAAAGAAAAATTTTTTGAAATTTTCCCTGAAGCAAGCCGATGTGATGATAATATTCCAAATGTTAGTCCCTGTCAGTTAGATAGAAATTTTGCAGGAAATTTCTGTGAAGATGAAACTTGCTACCTTTGTAGAAAAAAGTTTTGGAACCAAGAACTTGGTGAAAAGGATTCTTTCATGAACTTTTAAGCGACGGCGCAGAAATGCGCCGCCCCTTTTTTTACTTTAGCGAAGTAAAGAGTTGCCCGGGCCGCGTGTCAAATTTTATCCCATTATAATTATATCAAAAGAAAAGTCAAATTTCAATAGTCAAAATATACAAAAATTTTCTACGAAAATCTATTTTTTTCTACTCTCACTTTACCACGCTAAATCACTAAAGTCAAATTTCTATATATGTCAAATCTTACTCGGTGCCGGCCACTGTCAAATTCTACACCTTGTCAAATTTTATAAATAAGCTACAACCTATAAGCTGCAAACAAGCTGGTGTCAAATTTTACGAATAAGCTGGCGCGGCTCCACTTTTTAAAAACCTATTTTTCTTACTTATAAAATTTGAAAATTTCCTAATTCTACGCTATAATATATATAGAAAGTCAAGGAAGACTAAAAAAATAAAACGCTCCTAAGCTGGGAATAAGCTCCAAAAGAAAACGGCTACGGCGCATCAAGCTACTTGTCAAATTTTAGGCCGTAAATTCTTTTATCTTTATAAGGCAATGAGGAGCAGAAAGAGGTATTTTATGACTAATCGTGAGTTCTACACTGCTATTTCCAATGGCGAGATGAATGATGAGCTGATGGCTAAGGCTACTGAGCTTATCGAGAAGATGAATGAGACCAACGCAAAGCGCGCCCAGAAGGTTCTGGAGAAGAAGCAGGCTGCTGAGGATGAGAAGGCTCCCATCCGCAAGGCTCTGCTGGATGCGATGGGCGATGAGGGCATGACTGCTTCCCAGCTCATTGAGGCAGCTGGCCTTACCGATGAGGTAAAGGTTGCTTCTGTTCCTTCCCTCCTGAAGCCTTTCGTGCTGGATGGTACTGTGGAGAAGGTCGATGTAAAGGTCGAGGGCAAGAAGAGCGCTCAGCGGGGCTACGTCAAGGCCCACTAAGAAGAAAGAGGAGTAGGATTTATTCCTACTCCTCTCTTTTTTTTATTATTCTGAAAATTTGACAACGCTCTGAAAATTTGGTAGAATAGAATCAAAGAAAAATTTGACACCGCGCTAACTACGCTCTATAAGTACGCTCTATAAGTACGCATTATAAGTACGCATTTTACTTACATGAAAATATATATTTTATATATAAAATTTGCTTACTAATAAAATTTGGGCCAGGCACATAACTACTCTAATCTACCTCCAAAGACCTCTACCTATTCCTATATGTCGCCCTTGGATGTCCCTTGGCAATACAGTTTTTATGCAGATAGTCTCTTCCTATAACTACGAAAGACTTATACGCTCTATAAGTACACCTAATGTGTACGCATTATTCTTACTCATATTCGTACTTATATTTCTACGCCCCTTTTACTTACCCCCTCTTTTTTCCCCTCTATTTCCACCCTCTTTACTTATACGCTCTATTCGTACTTATATTTGTACGCCTCTATTCTTACTCCCTTTATTCCTACTCCCTCTCTTCCTACTCCCTACTACTCTCCCCCTCTATATGTACACATAATATGTACACCTTTTTTCGAAAAAATTTTCCCAAAAAAATAAGTACGCCTAAAGCGTACCCAAAAATTTTCCCAAAATTTTTACTTATTATAATTACTCCTCCCCTTTACTCTTCAATAGGAAAGTAAATTCCAGCTATTCTTTCTATAAAATTTTGAACACTAAATTTTGGAGGCTTTATGAAACAATCAAAACTAATGAAAAAAATTACTATGACTTTGGATGAACTAAAAATCCCCTACTCTCTGAATGTGTCCTATCGAGATTGCCTGTCTCCTTTGGGGTATCCATTACTGTGGAAGCTGAGGCTTACTTGGCGCGGGTCCGTCGTTTTAGTTGAAGAACGATACCATGATATTTCGCGTGTTCCTAACCCTCAACGCCTACGACAAGTCAACACCATAAAAGATAACTATGCCCTTTCCCATAAAATTCCTCTACTCCTAATCTGGGACACAGACTCCTCTCTTATATCTCCCAAATGGCTCTCGCGCCAACTAGACCTAATTATAACTCAAGACTTTTGAAAAAAAGACCTACCTCAATCTGAAGTAGGTCTTTTCTTATGAATACCAAATATGAGTCATACTGAACAGAATATCACATCCATCTTTATAACCCAAACTTTCAAGACATTCAACCATAAGACGATCCATCTCAATATGACCATCTTCTTCTGCCTGGCCTTCATTCTTTTCATAAATTTCCTGTGCCTTTTTAGCAAATTCTTCAGGCGTCATAATTACTCCTCCTTAAATCCCTTAGCAAGAACCTTTCCAATTCTTACTTAGCGCCAGCTCCTTCGCTTCTTCCAAGCTCCATAATAGCACGCGCTACTGCTTCAACTTCATCCGTAGAAACTATCCCAGTATTAGAAACAACATTACATAAAAATCCCAAAAGTACTATCGCACAATCAAGGTTTGTCATTCATCTACCCCCCTCCATTTAGCTTAATTTTCCTCCCACAGAACAATTTTTTTAGCACCACATTTTCTACACATATAACTTGCTCCTACTGAGGATAATTCAGTAATTTTCCACTCATGGTCAGATTCTGATTGACACATTTTATTAGTGAAAGCATCATCAATAGGATTACACTTTATTCTCTGCCCACGCTTTGGCGTCTTTTTATTACACTTCTTATCTGAAAAATCACCAAACGGTACCCTCCTAATCTTCTCTGGCTCCCCTGTCCAACTCCATCCGCAATTACAACACACCTTACGAGGAATCGGTGGATATGTGCAAATCATTTCATCCCGTAGATCGTGCCCACACTTAGGGCAAGTTTCAATAATAATCATATCTCCCTACCATCCCTTTCTTCAAATTCTTTATGGATTGCTTCCATCTTAGACTCCTCCCCACACAAAGATTTCCTCCTCAGCAATCCCATCCAACATCGGCTTTATTACTTCCTCGATTGCACGCCCGCAAGTTTTAATAGTCTTGAAAGAGGGTCCGAATCTTTGAGAAGCAGTATAAGAAACAAACCATCCGCGAGATGCTTTATCCAAAGTAGGATAGTAATCTCCGCTTCCGCCATTCTCCATAGAAAAACGCCACAAACACCGCTCAAGCTTTTCGTAGAGAGCGCGCCGTCGAAGAAGCTCTGCATCAGTACAATAATTAGCTACTTCATAAAGAGCCGGCCCACTACACATAAAGCCCTCTTTAGCTTTTCGGACGTCTCCATACTCGTCCAAAACATGAAACCATTCTCCCTCTTTGACCTTCTCAAAAGGATTCATCTTCTCCGCCGATGACTTCGACTTTAGAATAATATTCCCCTCATTATCAATTACAAAACTCTCGGGAGCAAAATCATAAATCTTCCCATCAATCTCAAACTTTATATTTGCCATTAGTACAAATCCTCCGAATATAATTCTCTTTCATGCTTTTCGCTCTTCCATTTCCAAACAGTCCTAGGTAGCTGATGATGCTCTACCGCATAATCATAAGCCTCAAAGCGGTCATAAAAATTGTTTGCTTCATCTACAAAACCTTCAATAACATCGCCCTTATGCCCCAGATTATAAAGCATCTCATAAATATCACTATGTCGAATACCAGGAAAAATAGCATTAGTCTTTCTATCTTTCAATGCAGCGCAGATAATCATTCAAAAAGCTCCTTTCCTATTTTCTATATATATTATACACTAAAATATAAAAAATTTCAAATCTAAAAAAGAAAACGACCATGCTTACTCGGCGCGGTCGCTCATCTTTTGTTTCAAATCCGTAATAATATCTTCAAGCCGAACCGGCGCGCAGTCGTGCGCGTCTACCTCACAATGGTAAATCATTCCAATTCCCCAATCTTCAAACGGGTCTTTTGTATGAGTATGCCCGCACAAATTCACCAAACATTTCTTCAACGGCTTCCCAACATCAGCGCGCGTTGTAATTGTCGGATAGTGGGACAAATAAAACTTATAATCGCCATAACGGAGATAGATGCTATTATTTGCCTCTACTACATTTGGAAGCCATAGATAAAAATTCCAACGAGTATCCGTATCGTGATTCCCTCTTACAAGATGAAGTCGTCCTTTCAATCTCCGAAGCATTTGAAGATTTGCCTCCGGCCCCATCACTAAGTCTCCCAGCACATATACATTATCCTCTTCATCCACTACCTCATTCCAATTACGAATAATAGTCTCATTCATATCTTCAACATTTTCAAAGCCTCTCGCGCCGTATATGAAGTCTTTCGAATGCCCGAGATGGAGGTCACTCACAATGAAAATAGCCATCTTATTCCTCCTTTTCTAATTTATAAATTCTAAACTCCTCTCTATTCTTCAATAAATTAGAGCTTTTGATTTCTCTTTCAGACTCTAATTGTTATCTTTCTTCTGAACATCTTATCTTTCTAAATTCTATCGAGGTTTCTCGTAAAGATTTTCCGATGGAATTAGAGCTCTTCCCGCTCGATACGATTCTTAAGGGCCTTTAGTGCGGTAAGATATACATTATCCAAACATAGGTTATCTAATTGTATTTGAAGAGCTTCCTTATCACCGCTTCTAAGACACCAAGTCTTTCTACTTTCGATATCATCCAGAACATCATCTATCTCTTTATTGATAAGGTCCTCCAGCCAACTCTTTACGGTTTTATTCATCTTAATTCCCTTCCACCAAAAAGCAATCAGCGGTAACTACTTCATCCTCAAAATTCTTCATAAGCTCTGCAAATTCAGCCCAAGCCGCAATCCTATTCGGAGCATCAACAAAAACACTATCAATAAAGCTGTTATCCGTCGCATAGTAAATCTCATAAGTATTCATTTAAAATTCCTCCTCATCCAACATTTCATCAAGTCTGTCTGCCATTTCTTCAAACAGAAATACCGGCTCATAACCCATTTCATTTGCAAGAGCAACAATTGCCTTCTTACTCATATCATCCTCGTGATTTTCTTTGTCCATTTTGTGCGCAAACTCATAAAGTTTTCCATTGACAAACACATCAGTATCAGTAATTTCGATTGTGAACTTTTTCATTTTACTTCAAATCCTCCAAGCCTTCAATACTTCTCAACGATTTACAAATGAGGTCCCAGGCCTCCTGATAGGTTTGCGCGCCGTTTGCGAATGGAGGATGAGGAACACTGGAATTAAACTTAGCATAGGAAGTGTCATAATGACGATTCGTAGTAGTAGGGAGCATTGCCAGCCGGTACTGGAGATACATAGCCTTCTTGATGTAATGATAACGAGTCATATTTTCTATCTTCCTTTCTCACTTTCTATATATAGTATACTATAAATACAGAAAAATTTCAAATTATAAAAATAGACTACGCAGACATCTGCGTAGTCGTTTCTTTTACTTATTTTTGGGGCTATTTAGACGATAACCTCGCTTCTTACACCGCGCGGTAGCCTCGTCAATCGTCTGACGATGGATAGAAGAAATTTTGGACAAGGCGCCGGACTTCAAAAACTGATTCAGATTCAAAGGAAGATAATCATGGCAATCAGCGCAGACGTTATAGTGGCACTCGTCATTTTTATGGGAACGCGCATGGATGTGACCATGTAAATTATAGGCCCAACCTGCGCAGTCGATAGGCTCATGAGACAACATAAGCTTTGGAGAAATCATTAAAGGGCCTTCGTATACTTCCGAAAACAAGCAATTATCTGCCTCAACTACCCATTCTTCAAAAGGATAACGAAAACTAACCTCTTTCCTAATTGTATACTTACAATTAGGATAAAGAATCTTCATCTTATTGAGTACTTCATTCTTCGTATATTCAGAGGCGGAATAGCGCGCTGTATATACTTTTCTTTCATATAAAGTTCTACCCGCATCGTGATTGCCCATAACCAAAACCTTATATCCCCTCAAGAAAGGAACATAAGAGAGCGCGCCAACATCGCCAAGACAAATAAGTGTATCGCACTTCCCAACTTTGGAGTTGATACGGCGCACCAACTCATCCGCAGAGGGCCGGTCATCATAGACATTTACGAGGTCTTCATCATCGAAATGAGGGTCGCTAAAAATCCAAATTGCACCCTTTTCACTCCACTTTTGGAATGGCTTATATAGACTTTCAATCATTAAACTAGTCCTCCATCCATTTTCGCGCCGCAATCCTCGCAATACTTTTTAGTAGGCTTATCCCAACTACCTTCAGTAGTAATAACAAAACCACACGCAGAGCAACACCACTCATCTCCACCAAGATGCATCCATTGTCCATGTACCATAGGTACAGCATCTACCGTTGGTTGGTTATTAATCAAATCAATAATATCTTGTCTATTCCTAAACGCATTACGTCCAATAGCGTCTAGGAGATTTGTGTTTTCCGCATCAATCAACCGCATCGTTTTCACCCTCATCGTCCTGAAGCTGTACAACCGCAACAACTTGCGTAACATCAAGATAGATTGGAACCTCTAAACCATCTTCATATTTGAACGAAGTTAGTTCCCCTGTAAAGGTGCTGTAGTTGCACCAAATCTTTTTAGCAACAACATCAAAACATTGTCCGGTTTTAAGATATACTTTCACCTTAACCATTATCTGACTAACCTCCATCCATTCTTTCTAATAATTCTCTCCATGTTTTCTCTTCCTACTGGATTCATAGTATGAAGATGGAAAAAATACCCAGTATCTACAATTCCTGCCTGTTCGAGCCAGTCCAAAACGCGAATGTAGTCCCCTCCATCTGCCCCAAAGTCGCCCGCATCATGGTCAAGACTAATATAGATAGTGTCAGTAGCAAAACTTCTCTCATAGGACTTGATAGCTGTAATGGCTTCGCTTACAGAGCGCGCCCACAGCCATTTATCACAAGGCGGAGTTCTAATATCATCAACCCAAAGCTTCATTCATCATTTACCTCTTCTTTAATAAGATTATACATCAGATTCCACTCTTTTCTGTCTCCCTTAAAGCTATTCCTATACTGAGGAGTATCCATAATATCTAAAGCATATTGATACATTTGTCTTCTATTAGGAGTTTTTTCCCCATAAAACTTTCCAATCTTTCGCCAAGGAGATTTCTTATGGGCCCTAAAAGCAACATAAATATATTTTCTATCCCTAAGTTTTCTTTTTTGGATAAAAAGAATTGGTTCATCTGGCACTATGTCATCAAGAGTAATAGTAAGCCAAGTAATTCCAAGAGAGGCAATAATAATAGTAAGGAGTATTTTTATTTTAGTAATCCTCCTTCCGCGCCGGCTTTGCAATTGCCTCAGCCTTCCATACATCAATAGAAAAGGTTCTATCTTTTATATCCTCATCTACACCAAAAAGATCAAGAAGCTTCTTCCAAGTCTTCTTATTAAAATTCTCTTTATCCAAATAAATGTCTTGAATCTCTTGAGTTACGACCATTAGAATTCTCCTTTCTTAGTTATCATCTCCACAAATATCTTGGCTAATATTTACCCAATTATCATAGGGAACAATAGGGTCCTCCTCAAGCGCATCCGGCGCGGACTCATAGATTTCACTAATATCGAAGACACCTCCACAGCATCCGCAGATAATCTCGTCCCGAAAGGCGATACCACCAAGATAATGCTCATCAAAATAGTCCCAAAACTTTACCTGGGTAGGAACCTCAAAATAGTCATACTTCATAATAAGTTCTCCTTTCTCAATACAGGTCAATTCCATCAACGATATCATCAGACTTCCAAAGATTTTCAAACTCCTCACAGGACTGAATAGCAGATGCATGAAGACTCATATTACTCAGAGTTTCAAACCACCCCGCGACTACATCACTCTCAATATCCTCAAAGTGAGCGGTCTTTACCTCATAATCAGAGAGATGACTTCTACAAAGTGAATTCAGGAAATACACAAGAGAGACACACTCATAGTTCTTCCCAAACTTTACCACTACATCTTTGGACTTATAACCATCATCGAGAATAATAGCCTTAATCATTTTGAAACTCCTTTCTCTCTCACTTTCTATATATATTATATAGCTTTTTTGGGAAAATTTCAAATTTATTTTTCCAGAGGAATAAGAGAAAGGGCAATTTTAGTTATCTTCGATTGTAGCCTTCATCAACTAAATTATAACAATCAATAATATTGCGTTCTAATCTATTTGCCTCTTCTAAAGTTAGGTTCTCTGCAATAATTGAATGTTCAATATTATCCCATCCATATTTTTCTATATCTTTATACATCGCTTCATTAGTCATATATCCACGACCACTATTCCATCGAGTTAGAGGATTCTTGCTTCGTCCGACATATCTTTTTCCATTAGGAAAAGTATGAACATAAACACTATATTTTTCATTGTTTTCAGGGATTAGAGAGGTATCCTTCCTCAAAAGCCCTTTGCTTTCTAATGCTTCTAATCCTCGACGAACACTGGTTCTACTATCAGTTGTTATATTATAATAATCCAAAATTGCCTGTGGAGACTTGTTATAATTACCCATCCAAAAGTAATATAAAATTCTTAGCTCCCATAATCCCAAGCTTCCAATTAGATTTTTTACTTTATCATCTTTCAAATTTATATTATAGAAATTATCCAAAATTTCTTTTTGGTTTTCATCAATCATTTGCTTTTCCTCCTTCTGGATTCATGTCCTGTCCAGTTTTGCCCACCGCGCAAACCGCTCTAAAAATAATAAAAACTAACTTTTACATTGGACCATTTGTCATAAAACGCAATTTGCGTTTTATCATTTCTTTATTCTATCTTCTTTCTTATTTCTTCTTTATTCTTTATTTACAAGCATATTCCGGAATATTCCGATAAGGAATAGAATATTCCGAATACTGGAATATTTTTGGAATATTATTCCTTCTTTTCATATTTGGTTCCTTTTAGTAAGTGAGGATACTGTTTTCTCATAATATTTATCCACTTACTCACAGTACTTTGAGCTACCATCATGTTCTGAGCGATTTGAGATTGTGTCAATCCCTCTTTTAGATAATTAGAAACTTCTTCAAATTTCAAAGAGTTATCAATCTCTGTTATTTCCTTTTTTATTTCATACCTCTCATGACTTTTATCTATCGCTGGACTTAAAAAAGTCATGCACATTCTTACTTCTGGAATATCAGCAAAACTATAAGTTCCCGTCAAAGAATATTCAATTGCTGAAATAGCCAACTGATTCGCCAGTTCTTCTCTTCCAGAATTATAGCAATCTCTTATTACTTCCAAGACTTTATTATAGACTTGTCCATAGACATATGGTATTTCACCTGTCAAAAGCTGTCTTTTCTCCATTATGTTTCTCCTGTTGAATGTAATTAGATTTATAAATTTGAATTTCTTTTTGAAGATTTTCATTATCTTCAAAAAAGTATACATCGAAAAAAGGCTTATTTCTATTTGGGGCTGTATTTATTATTCTAAAGCCTTTTTCTCGTAGGTAAAGGGCCATCTTTTTGTTATAAACAATATAAGCCATTGAACTCTCCTCTTTTATTTACTATGCTTCTCAAAAAACTCTTCCAGAGCTTCCCTCAAAATATCACTAACTTTCATACCATTTTCTTGCGCGAACTTTACTAATTTTTCCTTTTGCTCATCAGTCAAATAAGTCCGCGCCGGATTAGTATACATAGGTTTCATTCTTTCACCTCCCAATTATAAGTAAGCCTACTCAGCCGTTTATCCTAAAAAATGAGCTAAAAATGCTAAAAAGAAAAGACAGGACTCGCGCCCTGTCCTCTCCATCAAATACTACCTGTTACATCAATCCCATTGAAACTTACATACACCAAGTTCCCATAGCTATCACAAACACCCAAGATAGTATCCATTCCAACAGCATTCTTACAATTCAAACAAAGCTCATTATATCCCTCAGCCAGTCCCGTCGCATAGATAATCTTAGAAGTAATCCCATTCTCCATAATAGCGATATTATACTGACCATTCTTTACACTCGTTAGAACATTCTCGCCATAAGACTTCTTCAAAATCTTATCGCACTTCTGAATCATTGTGGCAGTTGTCTCTGTCTTGGTAGATGGCGCAATCGGCGCGACCTCAGTCGATTTCTTTGGTGCGCAACCCCAAAGCATCACAATCATCACAAATGCCATAGCCATACTAATAATCTTTTTCATCTTTTTATCCTTTCAAATATTTTTTAGTCCATAAATATCAATAAACTTTCCGTTTTTCATTTCGGTATACCAATACTGGTCGCTATGGTAGAAAATTCTAACTCTAATGGGCGTCCCATCACTATCAAAATGCTCCTTAGAGATTACCAGACGCCCATATCTCAAAAGGTCCCTTCCAGTCTCGTCCATTTTAGTCCTCCCTAAATGCACTTGCCTCCGTAAGCCCATCTACTGCTTTTAAAAGCGCGCCATTCATCTGTCGGTGATACTCAGTTGCCTTTAGAAGACTTCTAATAGTCGCCTGCTGGGTTCGTAGCTGGCGCGCTCCCTCAAGCAGAATAGTATTACACTCTTCCAATGAGCCACCGCAAGGACAATAAGCACATTCGTTTCTATTCGCACAATACTCCAAAGTATCACAAATCAACTTAATATTCATCTATCTTACTTCTCCTTATTTAACCAATAAACTGTTTTCCCATGCTCATTCTTTGAGGAACCTGCTTGACCTCTTGCAACCATCACGCGCATTACGCCTGAAACCTGGGCTGGAGTCATTTTGAATTGATACATCTGCATCGCCATTCCAGCAATTCGCTCTGCTGTCTGGCAACTAAGTCTCTCAAGAACTCCAATAATAGCTTCTTGTTTAGTCATTCCTATATACCGCCTTTGTAGCACGAATTTCCTGGTCAGCAATCTCATCAATAGAACCAGCACCAAGGTCATTGCAATAGTCTTCATAACTTTGGCAATACGAGTTCCAATTATCTACCCCACCCCGTTCAAGTGCGCGATAGCAATTAGCCTCAAACACAAGGGATTTGAAGTAATCAGTATCGAAAAATTCCTGAAGCGTCATCAAATATCCTCCTGGTCGCTACCAAAGCCTTCAAAGTACCCATCCTCAATCAATTCATCCTCATAATTCTCATAGAGCGCGATGGTCATATTCAGAATATCATTACCATAATACTTCTCAACGGTACGGGCGCCCTCTGCAAAAGTTGAACCATTTGCCCAGCCCTTATAAATACGCTCCTTCTTTTCATCATCATCCCAATAAACTACTTTATAACGAACCATTTGATTTCTCCTTTCTCAATAAACCATCTCAGCAGGCACATAGCCCTCTTTGAGAATTGTTCCCATCGCCTTATAATGCATAAGGCCCGACTTGCCCTTACTCTTCATCACAAGACCTTTATCAACTAACTCATTCAAAATTCGAGCCATCTTTTGGGGAGTCACTCCAGTAAGCTCCAAATCTCCTTGCTGAATTTCTTTACTTGTCATATCTCTCTGCGCTTCCGCTAGCACAATCATTGCTTTGGTGGTCCAACGCTGAGTTAGTTCTTTACTATATTTGGAACGAGTATAGGGCATTACTGGCGCGCCTCCTTTACTTCACAACAATAGAGTTCTACTGCTTCAGTATTCTTGAATTGAATAAATTCAGAAACTTCATCATTGATTTCCATTTCAGATAACCCATTGGCTTCGCCCATTTCAGTTATGAATGCTACTCCAGCATCTACTGCATCATCATAACTTTCAAAAGCCTCGACCGCATTCGGATACTTATACCGAAGTACATATATATGTCCCATACTCAAATCCCCTTTCTCATTTTCTATATATATTATAGCCTATATTTAGAAAATTTTCAAGTTTTATTCTGAAAATAGTGTTCAAAATCTTCCTTAGAAGCATCAGAGTAGTTTAGTGGGCAAGAATCTTTCCATCGAAATTCCTCCGAAGTTATAAGCTCACTTTCTTCTGCCCTAAAGAAAACTCCGCTTCGATTTTCTCTACCTGTCATTTGGGAAAACAGATGAAATGCGTTATCATAATAGTCGCTGGGGTCTACGGCATAAAAAGTCAACTTATACACCTTAGCCATTACTCAATATCCTCCCATATAAGTTCTTTCTTCGCCAGCGCGGGGTCTGCATAGTCAAACTCCAAACAATAAATACCAAGACCCTTTTCATCGCACCAAAACTTCATTACATACCCAGCGCGCGTCAAAATTTTTATTAGAGAGGTAATGTCCTCCCACATTTCTTTTTCGGATTCGTACTCGGTCTTATCAAAAGTTATCTCATTCATTTCCCATTCTCCTTAGTCCCAAAAATAATAAAAGTTTTCACAGAATAAATCGAAAAATTCTTTTTTTGCATTATTCATCATCGCGTATTGCTCCTCAAAACTTATATTATCATAAATCTTATTTTCTTCATCCATAAAATTGAGAAGTGTTAGCATTCGATTCATAATTCTGCGCCAATCTCGCCGGTTTTCTTCATAAGTTAGCTCCGCATTGAGAATAGGGTAGCCAAAACGATTGTCCCTATATTCTACTAAAATCTGTTTCATCATCTCAATAAAATAGCCATCGAATGACCATCGCGCCGTCATAGAAAAACCATGTTTAAAGAAATAATAGAGACGAGAAGGAATATATTTTAGGTCTCTAATTTTGAATCGAAGACAACCTTGAAAAAGTCCATAAAAGGGACTCGTTATTTTTTGCTTATTCATTACGTCCTCCACACTTTCCACAAACTTGGGTTCCTTCTGGAACAGGAGCCCCGCAAGCGACGCAGGTATCAATATTACTGGTTCGCTTCATCTCACAGCCAATGAAGTTAACTTTGCCATTCCAATAGCAATAGTCCTTTAACAAACAATCATCACAAATCATTATTATTCTCCTTTCTGCGATTGCTGATTTTCTCCAGTGTGCCGAACAAAGAACAAATACATCACTTGGTTCCAATATTTATCCGATGCCATTTGAGTTGAAACCAAAGAAAAACCTTCTTTCCCATAGAAATTCAAGGTGTCTTGCAATGCTTCTGTTGCGTAATTGCTCACAGTAACACAAACATTTTCAACCATATTTAATCATTCTCCTTCCGCTGGCTGGGGCATCATCTTTGCGCCACAATGCGGACAATAGTCCGAACGCAACTTGTTTTTTCTGTTACACCACGCATAATCTTCTTTGTAAACCTTTTTATTGCATATAGAACAATAAACTCCTGCATTTGCACAATCAGTTAACGATATCCAATATCCACACTTCTGCACCGTTACGCCGTTGGCGATTAGTTTTTCTGCTATATCACCATTACTGTACCAATCATCATAAACAAATCGGTCAAGCAGCGCAACCAGTTTTTCCCTAACATCCATCAGTCAGCACCTCCGTCCATCTTAGCACCACAGTTGGGGCAGAATTGCGTCATTAAAGATATCGGCTCTACACCATCGTATTGTGTACCACTCCGTCCACCGCATTCCGTGCAGACTGCATACTCCCCTTTATCAATCCACCGCCCATGCCGTACAGGTGCAACGTCGGCGGCTGGAATGTCCATAATGTTCTGACGAATCACCGGGAGCGGGACGCGTCCATTTTCATTCAAAACAGGATCATCCATTCTGTACAGTTCAAGCAGATCTTCCCGCTTTATGTATTCATCCATCAGTCAGCACCTTCTTTCCGTTCTCCGTAGGCACAGTAAAAGTCTCCCTTGTTCCATCCGCATCCTTCATGACAGTAATATTCGTCTGGAAAATCTGGGTCATCTATCTCCCCTTGCTTGCACTCCCGGCATCTGACCACTTCCACGGCGTCCACGGTTGGTGCTTCTCGCAATATAAGCGTTGCGTATCTTGTCAGGTGATGTGCGTTTGGATGCGCGATACCTTGATCACGAACAATTTCCAACGCTCTATCAGCGTCAATCAGTCTCATAATCATTCTCCTCTATTCTCATGTATGCTCCGCAATTAGGGCATCTATTAAACCACGCGTCGTACTGATGGGCAAAGCCACAGCATGAACATACCAACGCCTGGTCTGTACCAAGCGGCGAAGATTGAAACTCGATAAGTTTCCACTCGCCCTTCTCTCGCGCCACATAGCGGGAGCGATCAACAAAGTCAGAACATATAGGAAGGTCTGGCTTTATGTATGCACACACCTCAACGTGTAAGCAATCTTTACAAGTTGTCATCATTCACCCTCCTTCGGCTGTTTGCGGATAGCATAACTGTTTACCCCTTGTGCTCCCCAGCCATCCAGCATCAATATTCTTTTTGTGCATTCGTTGCACAAATCCAGCTTTTCTTTGGATATATATGGATTACAACTTTTGCCCTCGGTTTGGTCTGTGTGAAATATCACTGGGTAGTTTACCGTGATGGTCTTTTCCACTTCCTTTTTGCAAACATCACAAACACATTTTTCTATCATCAATCGCATCATCATTCTCCTTCCGGCGGATTGGGAAGTGGCATCCAGTGTGTGACAGAGTCAGTTGAAACATATCCATATTCGCTATCGTAGCGGTACCACACTTTTTTTCTCCAGCTAAGTCGTATTCATTAATCGTCTCGCCAGCTTTAGCAAAAGAACGGACATTGATACTTTGGTGATTACCAAAGTAATTGATGACTACGAGATAACCCCCGTCTTCTTCTGGCAACCTATCATCAACCGAAATCCACTTCGTCTTTTCAAGCGCAGAAATTGCCATTGCCAAAGCATCAAGACCTACTTCTTCGGCAGGATCACCCTTTCCACCGTGCGCCAAATATGTGGTATAACTCTCTGTCCGCTGTCGATGTTCTTCTTGCAGGACAAGAAGTGCGTCCTCAATAGGTAACTCCACCAACTTTTCCCTAACATCCATTATGATACCTAATTGATTATCAAATAATTTATTATTCATATTTTTCATAATTTATACATCCTGTCGCCACTCAAAAATATCATATTCATAAATTTTAAAACCTGTATCCTTTTCATAAAATGCTTCGTTATCGCTATCCCATATAGCTTTTACTATAGTCTCTTTACATATGTTTTCCCTGCCATAAAATTGTGTTATAAATACTAATTTAAGCGTAAATTCCTTGCCATGTTGGCCGTATGTATATATTGGATTCTCACGATAATTATGCCACATAGTCTATTTATCTCTCCTTTTTTTTCTATATATATTATACTAAAAATTTAAAAAAATTTCAAATAAAAAAATCCCATAGGGCGCGAACCCTATGGGACTTATTATTAACCTAAAAGTTGATTTACACGCTTCTGAACTTCAGAAGGATTATATCCAGCCTTTTTAAGTTTTAGTTTACGAGATAAGCCATTGCCCCATTTACCAGCAATAACTTCACGAGCAATCTCATCGACGCTCTTCTTCGTAGGAGCAGAAACTAATTTATTTACATAATTTTGTACTTCATCATAGTTATATCCAGCTTTTTCGAGCTTAGATTTACGTTCAGCGCCATTGCCCCACTTACCTTCAAGAACTTCCTTTGCCACTTCGGCAGTAGTTTTCTTAGCAGGTGCGGGTTGAGCTTTTGGATAAATCTTGTTGCCTTTACTATCAAATACACTATAACCAGACTTACAAGCCTTGATAGCGTTCTCTAAAATTGCAAAAGCACCAATCTGAGAAGCAGCATCTTTCCAAGTCTTACGAACACGATATAACTCACCAGATACGGGCTTTTCTGTAGGAGTAGATGCAGAGCCACCGGCCTTATATGTAATACCAAAATAATTACAAATACCCTTTGCAATCGTTTCTCCAATCAAGGTCGTATTCTCCACAATCCACTTGGCTGAAGTGGGGTTGTCGTGGAAATCTACTTCAATATAGGCAGTAGGCGCATTAGGCGTCCTAACTTCATAAAGGCTTGTATCCACCTTAATATTTTCACTTGTACCCGGCGTAATTGGCGCGAGCACATTAAAAATAGCCTTACAAGCTTTCATACCTTCACCACTTGCACTATAACAGAACATACGAGTTCCAGTTACAGAGCCATTGAAGGCATTAGTATGAATAGGTACATGAAGGTCGGCGCCGAATTCGTTAGATTTCTGGCACTTTTCTTGCATTGATTCGTCATGCTTTAGCATAACATCAATACCATTACGGACTAGTGCTATCTTACAAGCCTCAGCAATCTTACCGCACTGAACGCCTTCGGTTGTGTTGCCATAGGCGTAGCGGTTATCATATTGATTGCTGGGACTTAGAAATACTTTTTTAGACATTTTACTTTCCTCCTAATATTTAATACTTAACAAAACTGGTTCCATTATCTATATACGGTATGTATTCAACCCAGGTTGAACCATTATCTATATAACATCTATATTCAGAAAGAGAGCTTCCATTATCTATATAAATCCCTGTATTTGGAGTAAAAATGGGAATTATTACATTAGTACATCGTACTGTATTTAATCCACTTGAATGGCCTGAAGCTGTAGAAGTAACAGAAAATTCTGCCTTTAATGCTTCTGTTGCACCGTACACTCCTGCTGTTACTGTAGCAGTTTTTGTAGCTGTGTGTTCAGTCGTTCCATCCCAAACCGCAGTACTGGATTTTATAGGTATACTTATTACGTCCGTATCTTCAATTACAAGTTTTCCTGTAAGTGCATTTCCATTTCCAAGATGACTATCAGTTGCATATAAATGAGAGGTAACTTGAACTGTTAACTTAACTGATTCTTCTTTTCTCTCAGACGGTTGAACTTTCACGGTATATATACAATATGGGGAACCATAGGTTGATTCTTGTTTGCTTAGTATTGTTTGATAAGCCAAATTATCACTTCCTCTCAGTTATACCTTCTTAAAGAATATCCTACCCTTTTTGCCTGCAGCGGGAAGTGTAGTTCCGTACATTGCACTAGTAAGAATCAAACATCCGTCACTATCAACTATTATACTTTTTGCAGAGCCAAAGCCTATTGCCATTTTTTGGACAGATGCACCAGAAGGAGTATAAACTTGTACATATCCAGATGTTTTATCTCCTTGTTTTAGAGCAAGATATGGATTTTCAGCTCTGTTTATGGTTATACTGCCAGTAACTGTTCCTCCACCACTACTAAATGCGCCTAAATTATTTCTAGCATCAGCAGCTGTCGTTGCACCAGTTCCACCTTGGGCAATAGGAAGTGTTCCAAAGTCAGCAGGAACATTCGCCCCAGTAGAATAAAAAGCTCCAGACTTGGTAGATGTATAATATAATTGGTTATCTTTATCATCAGAAAGTTTTCTAATAATTGCACCATTTGGAGCGTCTTTTAGAGAAGAGCTAGAACCGGTTCCTCCCTGGGTAAGTGGTAGAATTCCAAATACAGGAGTCCCATTTTCTTCAGAAGCGTATAATGCTCCGCTTTTTGTTGCTGTATAATAAAGATAGTCATCAGAATCTCCTGCTTTCCTGACAATAGCATTTCTCGGCGCATTCACTAGTCCAGATGTAGAACCAGTTCCTCCTTGAGCTAGACCCAGAGTTCCACTAGTTATATCACTTACTTTATGAGTATGTGAGGAATTCGCCTTGCCTGATAAAGCAGTATTGATTACTTTGTTTTGAACTGGATTAGTTGATGTAGATGATAGCGTATTATCAATAGGAGTGACCATATCTTTCAAGTTCTTAATTTGAGTAGTTCCATCTCCTGCGCGCAGATTAGGAGGATTGGTTCCATCTCTAACAATTAGAAGTTCTCCGTCTTTTAGAACTTCCGTACTACTATCAGCTGTTGTTTTGGTGGTTCGCTTTGATTGAATTGAACTATTCACAGTTAAAATTTCTTCGTAAGCCATTTCTACCTCCATAAGTAGTATTTTCCATTACTACTATTATAGATAATGGAAGTTTGTTTTGTTATAGAGATTGACCCCACGGTCAACACAATAGCTGCATTGACTGTAAGTTCTATTTTTTTTGGTTGAAAGTATTTTTAGTTAGGTTGTTTATGTGGAGGTTACCTCGGTTACAACAGTGCAATTAACTCCCAAATGCACTCAAATTTAAATTCCATTTATCAGCAAGTGCCGGTTCGACAGCAAAAACAATTTTATTGTTGCCGCCGTCTTCATGGGTGTGCTCTATTAATAACCCAAACGCCGCTACGCCCCCCGCCCATGCCGGAGGGATACCAAATGAAGCGGCTTCTTCTGCCATAATGCCAGCCGCGAATGTTACTACACACCAAACAGGACCATTAGCCGATGCCTGTTGCATTTCTGCCGGCGTTTTATCAGCGGTAAATGTCGCCTTCATCGTTTCCATGTTTACGGCTGTGACGTTGATATGCAGCGTAGTCACGCCACCGCTACCGCCAGACCCGCCACCGCTTGGCATATCCACCGCCTCCCATGCGGTAGGCTTTCCGCTGTCGTCAACGGCGGTGATTTTTGCGATTTGACCAACAGCCGCAGAAGTGATGTTAAGCGGGTTGGATACTGAATTATCAACATACTCCGTAGTAGCTAAAGCTTTAGACGCAGAATCAGATATATTAGTTGCAGAAACGTTGTAATCGTCGTCTACGGTGATACGAAATTTCTTGGTGCTGTTGGCGGTGGACGATTTGAGTAATAAACCGGTAATGTAAGAACTTCCAGTTAATACTCGCAGAGTAAACTCTCCTGTTCCCGCAGTCTGGTCTGAATTGTTCTTCTTATACCGTGCATAAAGTCCAGCAGATGGGGCGGTGAATCCCATTGTGACCGGTTTTCCGTGTAGGTCATTAAATGTGATGGAGCAATTGCCGGCGACCGCAACAACGATAAAAAACCCATATTTCATGCAGTTATTTCCTATATTAATTATGGAAAAATCGTCCCCGTTTTCTTTCGTCCCTTTGAACGAAATAACATTCTCTGGGGCAGGATTAAAGTCGCTTATTTTATAGTAATGAAAAGCATTGAACACAAATGTATCTCTTCCAGAAGTTTGCTTATCAAACGTAAATGTGGCAACCGAACTAAACATATTCGAAATCATTTCTTTATTACTATCTGCAGTAGTCTGTGCTGTCTCTGCAGTAGTCTGTGCTGTCTCTGCAGTAGTCT